GACGAAGATGCAGACGATGGTTGGAATCTGACTGACCCATCTAGCGGAGAGATACGCGAGACAGTATCTGCCAAAGCACTGTGGCAGAAGATACTTGAGTTGCGTATGGAAACGGGCGAACCGTACCTCCACTACATTGATACGAGCAACCGAGCGATGCCGCAGTTTCAAAAAGACTTGGGTTTGAAGATCCACCAGTCAAACTTATGCTCCGAAATTATTCTCCCAACGAACGAAGAACGCACCGCAGTCTGTTGCTTATCGTCAGTCAATTTGGAATACTACGATTCATGGAGCAAGAACCAAGTTTTTCTTCGGGACATGGCAGAAATGCTGGACAATGTATTACAATACTTCATCGACAATGCTCCTGATAGTGTTAAGAGAGCAAAGTTCTCCGCCATGAGAGAACGATCTATTGGTGTTGGTGCACTTGGGTGGCACGCATACCTCCAGAAGAAATCAATGCCCTTTGAGTGTGCAATGGCGAAGGTTTGGAACAATCGCATATTTTCGCACATAGAAAATAAGTTGATGGAAGCAAGTCTGCAACTGGGAGCAGAACGCGGAGAAGCACCTGACGCTGCGGGTACAGGGCAAAGGTTCAGTCATACTATGGCAATTGCGCCCAATGCATCCAGCAGCATCATCATGGGTAACACCTCGCCGAGCATCGAACCCTATCGCGCGAATGCGTATAGGCAAGACACTCTCTCGGGAGCGTTTCTCAATAAGAACAAATATCTTGATGAACTGATAAAGAAAAAGATTGAACTTGGCGGAACAAAGCAGGACTACGACGAAATCTGGTCAAGCATTATCGCGAACGATGGTTCTGTTCAGCACCTACGCTTCTTGCAACCGGAGGAAAAGGATGTTTTCAAAACTGCTATGGAGATAGACCAGAGGTGGGTTATCGAACACGCAGCGGACAGACAGGGTCACGTTGACCAAGCACAATCGCTCAACGTATTCTTTCGACCAGACGCAAACATCCTGTACATCCACACCGTACACTTCCTCGCATGGAAGCGCGGAGTGAAGACTATGTACTATTGTCGTTCTGAAAAACTGGGCAAAGCAGACCGAGTTTCAAAGCGTATTGAAAGAGAAGTCATTAAGGAAATCGACCTCGGTGCCGTTATAGATGAAGAAACTTGTTTAGCGTGCGAAGGGTAACTGTGAGGGAAGGCGAAGAATGAAATTAAAGTTGACAGACGAAGGTTGATTTAGTGTCCACCAGTGGTTACATAAAAGAAAGGATCTTGTCAGAAAAAGAACTACAGGAGGCGAAGGATTATGCTGAACGCAGCGATTGGATCGACGTATTTCAGATGTATAATATCTTCCACCTAAAGCGGTCAGACATAGGTTACGATAAGGGAAAGGGTCTTGGGTTTGCCAATACCCTTCTCAAGTATTCGAGAAAGGATGCATGTATTGGATTTTATTTTCTAAAATATATAAAAGGATCCTTCACCAGAATGCACCATGACGATAAATCGACTATGACTATCGTCACTCTCTTGGATGACAAGGATCTGGTTGGAGGGCAATCAATCGTAAGTGCTAGATATGAGGAACGGGCAAGGCCAGTAAAAGAAATCTGCTCGAGGCATAAAGGTGAAAGGGAGAATCCGCCATATGGAGAAGAAATTGTCCCCGATGTTATCCCCATAGGACCAGGAGAAAGTTTGGTGTATGGTCCGGATTTAAAACACGGGGTTTCGAAAGTTTACGGAGGAGAGCGATTAGTTCTAGTTGCTTGGTTTAAGGATAAAGGAGAAGGCGAAGAATGAAATTAAAGTTGACAGACGAAAGAGAATACTTCAAACCATTCAACTATCCATGGGCATATGATGCTTGGTTGAAGCACGAGCAGTCCCATTGGTTGCACACAGAAGTTCCTATGGCAGAAGATATAAAGGACTGGCAACACAAGGTTACTCCTGAAGAGAAGGGATTCTTAACAAACATCTTTCGGTTCTTCACCCAAGGCGATATTGACGTTGCGGGTGGTTATGTCAACAACTATCTTCCGTACTTTCCCCAACCAGAAGTACGAATGATGCTTATGGGTTTCGCTGCGCGCGAAGCACTACACGTTGCTGCATATTCTCACCTAATCGAAACACTCGGTATGCCAGAGTCCACATACAACGAGTTCTTTGAATATGAAGCGATGAGGGAAAAGCACGACTACTTCATGGATCTTTCTGCGGACAACGGGACACCGGAGTCAGTGGCGACTAACATCGCAGCATTCTCTGCATTCACCGAGGGTATGCAATTGTTCTCGTCGTTCATTATGTTGCTGAACTTTCCGCGCCATGGCAAGATGAAGGGTATGGGGCAGATTGTCACTTGGTCTATCGTCGACGAGACAATGCATGCCGAGTCTATGATCAAGTTGTTTCGGACATATGTTGAGGAGAACCTCGGCATTTGGAATGACGAACTTAAAGGAAGGATATATACTATTGCAGAAAAAATGGTCGAACTTGAGGATAAGTTTATCGACCTCGCCTTTGCAATGGGTCCAATGGAGGGGTTGTCTTCGGAAGAAGTCAAGAAGTACATCCGCTACATAGCAGACCGCAGACTTATTAGTCTCGGGATGAAAGGCATTTTCAGGGTGAAGAAGAACCCGTTGCCTTGGGTTGAAGAAATGATAAATGCACCAACGCACACCAACTTCTTTGAGAACAGAAGCACAGATTATGCTCGTGGAGCAACGAGCGGCGACTGGAAAGATGTTTGGGGCGCAGTTAAGTAGTTTGGAGAAAATATGGACAACCATTACACGGTAGAATGCGACCTCTGTGAATCTGTAACCGAAGTGATTATAGATTCCTCAGAAGGTTCAGAACCTGAGTTCTGCCCCATGTGCGGCACCCCGACCCTACCTTCATGAGTTGGTTGTATGAGGGAAAACAATTCGACCCAGGATATGAGTTTCTAGAAGACTGGGTCGGATTCGTTTACGTCATAACAGAGAAAAATACTGGCATGAAATATGTCGGTAAAAAGTTCTTCCACAGAAAGAAAACACTGCCAATCACGAAAACGCGCAAACGCAGAAAGCACACAAGGGTGGAGTCTGATTGGAAAGACTACTTCGGTAGTTCGGTCAAGGTCCAAGAATTGAGGGAAGAGTTTGGCGCGGATGCATTCGAAAGAGAAATTATCCGTCTGTGCAAAACCAAGGGTGATTGCGCGTACTATGAAACGAAAGAGCAGTTCGACAGAGAAGTGTTGTTAAAAGAAGAATACTACAACGGAATAATCAATTGTAGAATTAGTCGAAAACACCTCTCGCAAAATAAGAAGTGAGTCTGGAATGTTAAACGGGTAAGTATAACCACTTAATCCAATTGTGTCTCCGAACCATTTCTTTCCTATATAAAAGTGTAAGGAGTTATTTTATGATAACTGAAAAGCAACAAGGAAGGGTCAAGCGCATAGAATTGCACCAGATCCTCGAAAACATTTCTCAAGCAAAACCAGCAGAGCGAGTCGACCTTATCCGAAGGTACTTGGAGCAGTATGCTTCTTTCTCAGACTACGTTCGATGCCTATTCGACAAAAGAATTCAGTTTCTTCTCCCCGACAGTAGACCCCCATTTACACCAGCGGAAGAAAACTCGTTCCCATCAAGTTGGAATAAGCAAAACGTCAAACTTCAATACTTCGTTAAGGGTGGCAAAGCAGACAAAATGCAACCTATGCGAAGAGAGTCAATTTTTATTGGAGTCTTAGAATCTGTCCACCCCAAGGACGCAGAACTCTTGGTAGATATGATCTGCAAGAAGAATACGACCAAGGGGTTGACCGTAAAAAACGTGAAGGAGGCAATGCCTAATTTGTTATGATTCGTCCTTAAACTTACTTTAAAGACCGGAGTCGCCTATGGTAACACAAAATCAACTAGAACGTTTAAGAAAGGACAGCACAGAATTGTCCCATTACGTTCATAAACTAACAAGAAAGGGCAAGGAGGAACTTGCCCATAAAGTTGAAAGAAAGCGAATGTTCCTTGATGACCACATCAATGAACTTGAACTCCAATCAAATAAAGTAAGCAATTAGGAGGTGATCATATCTCGCACCTCACTCGAAAGGGTGAGGTGTCGTCACCTCTATAAGTTTTTTCGAAAGTTGTTGTCTTCTGAATCTATATCTGTATAATAAAGAACATCGTCTGCCCGCTACTACATTCTATTCTTTTTCTTCTGTTTCTAATTATACTATCTACTCTTGTACCTTTATTTTATTGGAGTTTGTAATGCCATTGTATGATGTTCGAGTTTTGAAAACAGGGGAAGAAAAAGAATTGATGTGCACATATTCTTCTCTCAAGGAAAGGGTCGACGCAGGAGAAATTGAGATCGTTCATAAGTCTGCTGCTATGACTGTCACGGGAGTTGGAGGCACTTTGAGTAAAACTTCTGATGGTTGGAAGGACTTACTCAAATCAATAAAGAAAGGTTCAGGAAGAGACAACACAATCCACAATTAAGGTTTTGTTATGCAGTCAGTTAAAAGAAAAAGAAACGACGCACCACGCAAACTAAGAATAGATGACCTCGGAGTATTTGACCCGCTGACAGACAACCAGATGGTTGCTCGCGAGTCATGGAAGGAAGGGGACAACCTCGTTCTCAGTGGTTCTGCCGGCACAGGAAAGACGTTCACCGCATTATACCTTGCTCTACAAGATGTGATGGACAAGTCTACTCCATACGAGAAAATTCACCTCATACGCTCTGTCGTACCAACAAGAGAAGTTGGGTTTCTCCCTGGGACAGCAGAAGAAAAATTACTTCCGTTCATAACACCATACATGGCAATAACCAACGATCTGTTCTCCCAAGCGGGATCCTACGACCAATTGGTTGAGCAAGGCATTATCGAGTTTCATTCAACCTCCTTTATAAGGGGAACTACCTTCGACAATTCAATCATAGTTGTCGACGAGATGCAGAACTTAACATTCCATGAACTTGATTCTGTCATCACGCGGGTTGGTATCGAATCAAGGATTATGTTTTCTGGCGACTACTATCAGTCGGACTTTGTAAAGGCAGGAGATCGAAACGGGGTGCACAAATTCTTAGAGATAATTGAGGTTCTTAAGAACTTCTCAATCGTAGAATTTGGTTGGCAGGATATTATACGGTCAGACTTTGTAAGAGATTACATCATGACCAAAGAAATGATTCAGAGGGAAGAGAAATGATGGACGAACGAAGACTGAAGATGGATATCACGCGAGACGAAGGAAGGGTTGACGAGATCTACAGTTGTAGTCTGGGTCATAAGACTTTTGGCATAGGTCACCTTGTTCTTGAGACAGACCAAGAATACGGACTGCCCGAAGGAACGCCAGTCAGCGATGCGAGAATCGAGAGTTGCTTCGAAGAAGATCTAGACGCAGCAATCATCGATGCCGTGGTGCTGTACGGAGAAGATCTTTGGTGGACACTTCCTGGCGATATCCAAGAAATACTTGTCAACATGTCATTCAATCTGGGTCGCACTCGACTGAGCAAGTTCAAGAAGATGAACAAGGCAATTGCCGAAGGCGACTGGAAAGAGGCAGCAAAGGAAGGTCGAGACAGCCGTTGGTACAAGCAAGTCGGCAATCGCGCAGAGCGACTCATGACTCGCATGGAGGAATTCCGTGGATGAAAATAAAATAATAGAAGGCGATGTTGAGGTAAAACTCGACACATTCATGCAAATTGTCGAAGAGAACTCAAAACTTAAAGACGAAATTCGAGAACTCAAGAGCAAGTCTGAACACAACCCGCACCAGTACTGGGTGCACATCGCAAGAACTGTTGACGCTTGGAGGATATTTCCTCGAGCATTCATCACCGTGTACATGTTTCTCTTGTACTACTGTACTATGTGGTTTATGGATTTAGACGAACCAGAACTGTCTCAAGCAGGACTTATAAGTACTGTTATCGGAGCAGGTGCTGCATGGTTTGGATTGTACACCCGCTCAAATGGAGACGGTGGTGATAAGTGAACATACAGATGATAGGCATATCAAATTGCCCTAAATCGCAGTACTATTCTTCCCTTTGCATACCCTCATGGGAATCGCTTGGATATAACATAAATTGGTTCGAAGCATCAACCCCAGAAACTCTACGGAAGGATTACGGGGACGTTAGAAATGGCGAACTCAAATTCGGCAATCTATACTCTGCTAGTTCGCCAGAAGGTAGGGAATTCTCGGATACAGAGATTGCCGTTTGGTATAGTCACTACAGACTCTGGAAGCATTGCGTTGAGATAGACTCCCCCATACACATAATCGAGCACGATTCATATTCGCACAGAAATATTCCAGATTTTTCACATATGCGCAGTGCTTTTTTCGGGTTTTTTCCACACTCTAAAGAAAGCGGTCAAACCGGATACCTTGCTGTTGCTTGCGGTTACTATATAACTCCAGAGTTTGCAAGGGTGCTCCTAAACCCACCGCCAACTAAAACCGACCCAAAACTTTGGCCAAAAACATTTACTCCCCGCGTGGTCGACGTTAATTGCGAGATTACAATTAACGTCGACGGTTATCTCTTCTACTATGGAGTTGTAGACTACATTGAAAGCGGGCATTGTGGAGCAGGGTGCCACGAATCAAATGATGTTCGAACCTGGTATAAAGACCATTTTCAAATGTTCTGTAAATCGAACGCATGTTGTTTTCAATTATATTCTAAAGATATAGGCACCACTATAACGCATTACGAATAGGTTATATTATGAACATAAAATTTCGAATGATATATCAGGTCGCAGTTGGACCAAAGTCTAAACTCTACGAACATTGCATAGATTCCGTTGCCAAGTACTGCAAGAAGTATGGTATTGAACACATCGTGCAGCGCGAACCTATCCTCCGGATATGCCCCGACATATTCGCTACGAACAGGTCTACTGAATCCTACAAGAAACACGGTGGGTTTCTTCCCATCTACGAAAAAGAAAATGCATTTGATTACTTTGATCGGTTTAACGACATTGCTATAATCGACGCAGACATCTACATTCGCCCAGACGCGCCAAATATCTTTGAACACTTTGATAGTTCTGCCTATGATTTTGGTGCTGCTGTCGAAAGAGATATGCCGATTACTCCTGAGTACGCGCAGAAGATACAGAACTACTCTCGGATGCAGTACAGCAATTTGAAAGATGTCGAGTGGCACTGGAATAGTCTGGGCGCGAAGTTCTATAACATGGGCATGATTGTCATGAACGAGTCTATCGTCAAACACTTCAAGGGTCAGAATGCTCGAGAGTTTCTGAACCGAGTCGAGTTCAAACGATTTATAGACGGTGACGGTGCGTGGAAATGGTCGACCGACCAGACCCTGCTCAACTGGTGGGTGAAGAAAGTCCCATTGCAGCTGCAGGAGATGGAGTGGAAATTCAACGCACTATATAAAGGTGTGACGGACGAAAGCATAGTCGACGCTTATTTCGTGCACTTCTTCCTCAAAGATAAACTGCCTGATCAGGGTGAAGACGTCGACACATTAATGAGTCAAATATAGGAATTACCATGGCAGCACCATTAGATTATTCAAAGTGCAAGACCCTCGAAGATTGCTTCGAAGTTAGACTACAACACTGTATGTCCCACAACGTACACGAAAACGATCGAGACAAAATGCTCGCAGAGTATGCAACTGGTTGTGCTGTTGTAAAAGAGTTGGGTGTATGGCAAGGTGGCACATTCGCCATGTTCCTCACACTTGATGGTGTAGAAGAAGTTGTTGGTGTTGACATTGACTATAATAAGTATCGCCAATCTATGCAGAAGTTGGTCGACGATTATGCAGAGTCTTCTGGTAAGACGGTCACGCTACTTGAGATGAGTTCAACAGATACCGCTTCCGTTACTCCCTGCGACTTTCTGCACATCGACAGTCTACATGATCCAGTTTATCTGATGAACGAACTCATGCTTCACGCCAGCAGTGTTTCAAAAAGGATTGCATTCCATGATGTGAACCAAAAGGGCAGGGAACTGTTCATGGTTGTGACCCAGTTTATCGAAAAGGTGCAACCCAACACATGGAAGGTTGTTGCTGATCTTCCTCTCGGAAAGTGTGGATGTACTGTCATCGAGAGAATTGCATGAAAGCGACTCGACTCGAGTACATGCGGGTTGTTGGGTCGTTTCTTGAAAACAACCAATACCCGACCAACTCCGTCCTCGAGATCAGCGGTCAGACCAAAGAATGGTTGTCCAAGTTTGATAAGGTTACTATCTCGCAATTCCCTGAAGTCAGCGCAGATGATCTTCCGTACGAAGACGAGTCTTTCGATTGCGTTATAATGAATCAGGTTCTCGAGCACTGCAAGAAACCATGGTTGTGTGTAGAAGAAGCATACCGAGTTCTTAACAAAGGTGGCATGCTCATCGCGTCATCCCCTTTCATGTATCAGGTTCATGACTGGCCAGGAGACTTCTTCAGGTTTACCCCAGAAGGACTTCTCTGTCTGACTGAAAATGCTGGGTTCGAAGAAGTCCTATTGAAGCATAGATCTGGAAACGCAGACATGGTGAAGCATGCCATAGATCACCCAAAGGATAGAGGCAGTTCTCAGTTCCTGTCTATGGCGCAGCAGGTTGGTGTCGATAAGTCTTTGTATTTCATGAAGTCCACTGTGGTGGTACGAAAGTGAAAGGTCGTATCATATACATCGAAGGTCACGCAGAATCTACACAGCAAGCAAATGACTCGCTGAAGAGTTTTATTTCTCACGGTTGGGACGTTGAACTCCACGCAGGTGTGACACCGAAGACAGTTTCCCAAAGCGAACATTATAACAAACCTCTCGTCCCCAATGGTAGACTGGATGGTTTTAAGAAACAAGACAAAGCAATATTCGATACCAAGATGAGTTGCTTCACCAACCACATCAACTTCTGGGAAGAAGTCGCTGCTGGTAATAAGAGGATGTGTTTCTTCGAACACGATTCTATATGCGTGTCCCCTCCACCCAAAATTAAATTCTCTGAATATCTTCTGCTAAACTGCGACCACGTGTTCAAAGCACCAAGTCCACTCGCGCTGAGTCAATTCTTGGGATATGAATTTCCTGAAGGTGCAGGAAGGTTCCCGATATCGTACCCACTAAAATATTACAAAGAAAATGTTTTCAAATTTAGTGACATGGCACCTGGAACTGCTGCATATGCGCTCACACCGAAAGGTGCCGGAAGGTTGTTGTATGCATTAGAAACTCACGGACTCGACCAGTCTGATTTCTTCATAAATAGTATGAACGTGGATATGGATTATATTTCTCCTGCTCCCGTGAAGTTTAATAGCAAGAACCTGAAGACATCCCACGGATTCTGAAATGATAAATGCTTACATCATAACAATGTCGGACAACGAAACTTCCTTCCAAGGTAGTCACACGACTCGATACAAAGCACACCGTTGGATAAGGCAGGTCAACGACACTCTGCGGTTCCAAACGTTTGAAGCAACACAACCAATAGACATATATCCCCACATACAAGAAGTCTTTGGTAAACAGGTTGCTTGGACTTGGCCGACTCGAACAGTAGATGATGGATACTGCTTGTACACTGGGTTGTATAAAAGGACTTACCAAGCAGCAGACCAGAACAAGGTCGTGGCGTGTGCGCTGAGTCATTACCGTCTATGGAAATTATGTGCGGAATCCAACGAACCGATTATGGTACTTGAGCACGATGCAGAATTCTTTCGAGACTTTGACATATCTTCTATTATGCTAGATCCTAAATGGGGTGCTGTTGGGTTAAATGACCCGAGAGGAAATACTCGCAAGGGGCAGACGTTCCATGCAAAAGTCGCACAGTGTGGGGAAGGTATTCACCGAGTACCCATCATCGACGAACCGACAGACTTACCTCTACCAATGGGACTTGCTGGCAACAGCGCATATCTTATCAGACCCGCATTCGCGAAGAAACTTCTTGATGAAGTTCAACGCATAGGGATGTGGCCAAACGATGCTGTTATGTGCCGCCAGTTATTTCCCGAACTGAAAGTTTTGTATCCGTATGCAACAAAGGTTAGAAGGATGGGTTCGACCACTACATCATGAAAGGATATGTGATAACTATCAGCGATGTCCCGCAATCTGAGCAGGTGGCAAAGCGTTGCATCAAATCAGCGCAGAGAGTTGGTTTTGAAGTCCAACCGTTCTGGGCGACTTCTCCTCGCCATGGCGTCGAACAGTTTGCTGCATCAGAAGGGATACCCACCGAAGGTTTTAAAGAAGTTTATTCTCGATACATAAATTGCCTCGCCGCTTTTTGTTCTCACTACAGGTTGTGGCAAAAGTCGTATGAAGAAAACGAAACTTTGATGGTGCTTGAACACGATGCATATTTCGTCGACGAGATTCCTTCCAATGCTTTCGGCGGAATTATGTCTTTCGGCAAACCAAGTTATGGAAAGTATGTCACCCCACAATTGATTGGTCGAAACAAACTCATCTCGAAACAATACCTTCCTGGCGCACATGCATATGCAGTCACTCCATATGGCGCAGGAAAATTAATCGCCAAAGCAAAGGAGTGTGCTGGACCAACCGACATTTTTATCAGCAATAAGAATTTTGAATGTATTGAGGAATACTACCCCTGGCCGGTTGAAGCGAGGGACTCTTTCTCCACAATACAGCAGCAGCAGGGTTGTCTCGCCAAACACAATTATAATGAGACCTACGAATTGATATGAAAGAAGTATTCTTGACAGGTTGTGATAAGAACACTGAGTGGCAATTGCCGTGGTTCATAGACAACTATAAGAAGCACTGCAAACTCCCGCTGGTTATCGCAGACTTTGGTATGTCTGAGGATATGCTCACGAACATTTCTTCATTCGCAGAAGCATCGTTCCCAACTGCTCGCGCGGGTTGGTTCTCGAAGATAGAAGCAATTCTGCGCGCCAGCAGAAAGTATGATAAGGTCTGTTGGTTAGACACGGATTGTCAGGTAACGTCGGATCCGACGGGAATCTTTCGGTACACTGAGAAGAATAAACTGACAATGGTCGTTGACCACCCTTGGTCTACGCGCAGACCCCAACTCGGCGAGTGGTACAACTCTGGCGTGGTTGCTGTGGAAGGAACCCCCATAGTCTTACCCCAGTGGTTAGAACGTTCGCGAGACGGCAACTACAGAGGCGACCAAGAGGCATTACACGACTACATCGGAGGTTGCCCGATTAAACGTATAAGTACAATCTCTGTCGCTCCGCACAAGTACAACGTACTGAGACTTGACGTGGTCGACAACAACGTGCCAGAGGGTGGAGTTATCATGCACTGGACTGGCGAGAAAGGAAACCAAGAAATACGGAAACAGATAGGACTATGACGAAGAAGTTATATATTCTGGGCAACGGGGACATGGCACAAATGATGCCAGAATCCATTCGGCAAGGTGACCGAGAAGGAAAACTTATAATCTGCAACCAACCGCCATTTGCGGTGCGTAACCCATATACCACCTGCATCGTCGATTTCAAGATGTGCTTTGCCCTTGCCGAGGGTTCTATTTCTCTTGACTCATACCACTGGGTTTGCGGTACAAGACCAAAAACCTTCATGGAAGCAAACGCATCGTTCCATATGAAACACTCTCATCAAATACGCGAGTTCTATACCACTGTCCCCAAATATGCGGGAGATGGACCCCAAGGCGCAACAAACTTCAACTGCGGTCACTTGGCAACCCACTATGCCGCCACAAGGCACCAACCGGAAGAAATTCACATGTTTGGGTTTGATTCAATATTTGACCACAACATGCGCTCCTACACTGACGTCGTACTCAATAGCGACCGAAGTGGAGGAAACAACTTTCGCCTTCTCGATATTTGGCGTCCTATCTGGAATGGGATATTCAATGAGTTCACCCAAGTAGAATTTGTCCTATACCATAAACACGCCAACCCCAAAATACAGACTCCTCCCAATGTGCGGTTTGTGACCTCCTCGTAAGTTATTGATTTTATTCAGGTTTCTCGATATTGTCTTTGGACCCTATTTGCTCCATAATAGGTGTTCTGATTGAGGAGAATGATGTGACTATTCAAGAACTGCAGACCGAAATACGCCAGTTTTATCGTATGCTGGATTCTCTGCCCATGAACAAGACCGTTTCGCTCGAGGAGTGCCAGCGGTTGGACGAACTCAAGGCAGAACTGAAGAAGCGAGGAGTATAGTGGTGAATAAACAACGAAGCGAATTTTGGCGAATGACCACCCATGACCGCAACGACCCCGAGTTGTTAAAAATCAAGGCGCACATAAAGTGGGTCAACGCGACTCACAAACGGATGGGAATTCCCGAACGCAAACGTGTATTGGTTCGAGGACGAGTACCCATCAAAGGTTCGAAGTATGATTGGTGTGGTAACATTGTGGGTGGTCTGGATTGCGCCACGCGGTTTGATGTTTATGTTTATGAGAGATACAACCGATGACAACAACCCACATTGAGACCCCGAAGAGGGGATTCGACTGGTACTTGAAATGGGTATCAACCTTTCTTGTGCTCGCGAGTGTAGCGTTCCGCGCTGCTGGCGCGGAGTATAGGGAATTCGATCTGGTGTTAGGATTCAGTGCCAGCATTGGTTGGTTGGTTGTTTCCATTATCTGGAAAGACCGCGCACTAATTCTACTCAATGCTGTCATGGCGTGTATCCTCGCGTCATCCATTATACCATTGGTGTTGTGATATGAAAGAAGAAAAGAATGAATTGTTTTATGTTGGTTATGTTTGCATAATCGTGTGGATGTGTTTGGAGTTGAATATATGAGTAAAATTACGTTGTACAAGAACCACGGTAAGTCCATTGGTTCGTGGGAAGGTTGGACAGAAGGCGCAGTTGTCTATAGTTCTTCTGTAACCAAACTTGGCGGGAAGTGGGTCACTACTAAGTACACTGCTGTCGGAAAGAACATCGGGCGGTCGAATGAGACCACACCCGAAGAACAGGCAGTTCTCGAGAACATCAGCAAGTCAAAGCGAAAGATCGACAAAGGGTATGTCAAGACGAAGAAGGCAGCGGAAGCACCCGCAACTAATGCGCTTGGTCTGAAGAAACCCATGCTGGCGACCTCTCTGGATAAGGTCAAACCAGAAAGCATTGAGTGGGAAACTGCATACGTCCAACCCAAGTTGGACGGGCACCGTGCATTGTTTGTCGATGGTGTTCTGTATTCTCGCTCGGGCAAGGTTATTAACCTGCCCCACATCGTTGATGCTATCAATGAATCAGGGTGTCAGGGTCTACACCTCGACGGTGAGTTGTACCTGCATGGCAAGACGCTACAGGAACTGGGATCTCTCATCAAGAAGTTGACTCCGGAGTCCGAGCAGGTCGAATACCACATCTATGATGTTGTAGACGAGAACGCAACTTTCTCCGAGAGGACTGAGGACTTTGAGGAAGGAAGTGGATTCGAGTTCCATCCGAAGATTGTTGTCAATCCAACATTCTCTGTCGATTGCATGGAAGAAGTTATGGGGCACCATAAGCAATGGCGCGAAGAAGGTTACGAAGGCACCATGTTGCGCTTTGGCGAAGATGGTTACGGGACTGACAAACGGTCACGCAAACTACTCAAGGTCAAAGAGTTTCATGACGCAGAGTTCAAGGTCATCGGATATGAAGAAGGCAAACCATACATTCGCGGTAACAAGAAATATCGTGTCCCTGTCTGGATCTGTGAGACCGAGTCCGGTGGGACATTCAATGTCACAGCAGCAGGGAACATGCATGAGAAAGCAGTTGAGTGGGAAAACCGAGACGAGTGCGTTGGTAATATGCTGACAGTCAAGTTCCACAATATGTCGAAGGACAATATACCGCAATTGCCGATAGCATTGCAGTGGCGAGATGACCTGTAGTTGCCTTTTCAATCCGGTTGACGATAATAGATGTATGATTAAGGAGAAAGTGCATGAGTGAAGAGAAATTAACTTTAGCGAACACGCCCACGAAGGAAGTGGTTGTGGGACAAATGAAGCGTGGAGTGGTAAACTTCAAGTTTGAGAAGGCGAACGGGGAGTTGCGAGAGATGAACGCTACTCTACAGAACACGGCGATTGACCCGAAACAACACAAAGAGACATCACCCAACCCTCCAACAAATTCGCCCGACCTCGTTGTTTGTTGGGACGTTGATGCTGGCGGATGGCGTTCGTTCAAACTCAGCACCCTCACCGAATATAATGGAGCATTGTAATGAGTGATTTAGATCACCTTCTGACCCCCGCGCAAAAACGCGCACGAAAGAAAGAAGAAAAGAAAAACGCGATGCTCGAAGAAATGGGCGTTGCCCCTCGGGAGAAGACCAAGGTCAAGCGAACTCGTAAACCGATGTCTCCTGAGCAGAAAGCAGCAGCGGTTGAACGTTTGGCAGCAGCAAGAGCGAAGAAGAACGAAGGCAAGGCACCAAACTGCCACCCTGACGTTGCTGTCCTTGACGACTCCCACCCTTTGAATTATGCGAAGACCAAGCAAATCTTGAAGGACTGGAGAGATAAGTTGCGCGCAATGCGTCACCAAAAGGATTCGAAAGAGTCTGCTGCGCGAGCAGAATACCAGATCGCACAGGCGTATGTTAAGAACCTTTCTACTTACATCAAAGACGGTGTTTATCTGGACCACAAATATGGTGCAGACCGAGAAGGGGTTATGAACACCATCTGTTTGGTTCCCGCAAAGAACCCAGACGGTACAATTAAGAGAACCATCGGAACTTACTATTCGGATATCGATGAAGTTTGGACCCATGAACTCGCAAAGGAGTATGCATGACAGAAGAACGAGAGGAACTGGTAGGGTTATCCCGCGCAACATTCGATTGGATTATTACCTATCTCAGAGAAAGACCATATGGGGAAGTAAGAACTCTTATGGATGAACTCGAGCAGAATACTCGAATTATCCGTGTTGACGTTCCGGAGGAGACCCCCGATGAGTGACGAACCGAACCAACTCGAATTCCTCACCAAGTCCAAGTTCAGCAAACTTGTTGAGTCCGCAGTACAACAACACCGACTGTCCTACATGGATGCTGTTCTGTATTGTTGCGAAGAAAATAAGATAGAACTCGAGGACGCCAAGAAGTATGTTTCGACTGTGGTTAAATCCAAGTTGGAAGCAGAGGCGATGAGTCTCAATTTCCTCGAGAAGTCTGCACAACTGCCTGTTGAATAGGCAGTTGTTGACATCTCAATCCCATTGCTGTACTATATACTAATGGCGCATACTGCCATATAAACTTTTAATACTTCAGTTATACAAGGAAACAAACATGGATTTATCACAATTAAAATCACGTCGTTCTGACATCAGCAAACTGGTTACTGCCGCGCAAGAAGCGGGTGGTGGCGAAAAAACTAACCGAGACAACCCCGATATCTGGAAACCTACTGTGGACAAAGCACAGAATGGTTATGCTGTTATCCGTTTTCTCCCCTCCGAAAGCGAAGTGCCTTGGGTTCGATACTGGGACCACGGTTTCAAAGGTCCAACCGGAAAGTGGTACATCGAGAAGTCTCTGACCTCCCTCGGTGAACAAGACCCTCTGGGCGAGCACAACACCAAGTTGTGGAACTCCGGTAACGAGGAAGACCGAGAGACAGTTCGTAAGCAGAAGCGTCGACTTCACTACGTCTGCAACATCTTGGTCATCTCTGACCCTTCTGCCCCCGAAAACGAAGGCAAGGTATTCATGTACCAGTTCGGTAAGAAGATCTTTGATAAGATTAACGACATGATGTCTCCCCAGTTCCCTGGAGAAACTCCTGTTGACCCGTTCAACCTGTGGGAAGGTGCCGACTTCCAGTTGAAGATTCGTCAGGTCGAAGGTTATCGCAACTATGACCGTTCTGAGTTTAAGCAACCCTCGCAGTTGCTTGACGGAGACGAGACTAAACTGCAGACCGTCTTGAACGGACTCCACGACATTAACCAGTTTGTTGATCCAGCAAACTACAAGTCGTATGATGCGCTGCAAGCAAAACTGTCGGAAGTTCTGGGCGTTTCTGCTCCCTCGACTATCGCCAGTGAAGTTGCTGCGGACATCAAGGTAGAGGAAGCACCTGCTGCTCCCGCTGCTCCCGCTCCCGAGGTTGCTGTCAGTGCTGCTGCTGCAACTGCTGAGGAAGCAGGGGATGGCGGTGACGAGGATGCGTTCTCCTACTTCCAGAAGTTGGCAAACGCTGACGACTAAACCCCGATGGGTTCAAACTTTAAGCACCCTGCGGGGTGCTTTTTTTATTCTCGAAAAACATCCTCGTCGCTGTATAAATAAACATATGGACGAGAACCTATTCAAAGTATACAAAGATCAACTCGAGGCAGAGGGTCTTGACGCCAACACAAAGGCATCCCGCGATTGGTTCTTCGACAAGATGGACGAGATTGGCGGACTGACTGTCAATAGGAACAGAACAAAATCCCAGTTGCCCGTCACGGGAACATATTTTATCGGAAGGATGTATATGTTCTTCTATAAACCACTCAACATCTTAGACATGAAATACTATGACAGGTTTCCACTTGTCATCATACTAGATAGATACAAGAAGGGTTTCTTGGGTTTGAACCTGCACTATCTACCAATAGACCTGAGGCAGAAACTGTATTACAATCTGCTTCGAAGAGTAAGCAACACAAAGTTCGACAGAACAACGAGACTCAAAATAGACTACGAATACCTGCTTGGCAAAACCTTTCTCCGTGAACACCGTCCCTGCGTCAAGAGATACCTCTACTCGCAGATAGTGGGCAAGGTTGCTAACGTCCCTGGGAATGAATGGGAGGTTGCTGTGCACCTACCGACAGCATACTTCAGAAAGGCGACCGAGACTAAGGTACATAAAGAAACGCGGATACAAGCAAGGAAACCGCTATGAGCATAGACTACGGTCCAAACGATTACAGAAGGTTCAGCACAAATAACCTGCGGAGTCTTATAGAGGATCAAGGCGGAATTGCATCAAGCAACCGTTATCGCGTCCTGCTCCCGAACCTTGCTGGCACCCAAAAACCAGATGGGTCGAGAGCAGAAGACACATTGGGGAGAAGTGAATTAACAGATCTTTGCACCTCTGCTAGAATCCCTGGGAAGAACCTTTCTGTTGCTGATAGGAATATCGGCATGGAACAAATCAAAGTCGCCAATGGTTATGCCCTTGGTGATATTAACTTGACTTTCTACCTGACTAATAGATACACTGCAAGAAAATACTTCCAAGAGTGGATGGATTGTATCATATCGCCCACGCCACCATTCACGGCAGGATTTCACGGCAACTATGCAAAGAGCGTTACAATACACCAACTTGATAAGTTGGGCAATATTGCGTATGCTGCAGAGTTGGTGAAAGCATACCCAACATCCTTGGCAGAGATCGACCTAAATAACCAAGCACAGACTGCTGCGCTAGAGTTTACAGTATCATTGACATACTCGAACTACCTTATTAAATAATTGAACTGGAGTCTATTATAATGGCATTACCCAAGATTAACGAAACCCTAAATTTTTCTGTGACAATCCCTTCAACGGGACAGCGCGTCAAATACCGACCATACCTGGTCAAAGAAGAAAAGATTCTGCTACAGGCGTTTGAGTCCAAAGACATGCAAATGTGTTTGTCTGCTATGAGCGACACCCTGAATGCGTGCATAGACCCGAAGTCAAACATCTCTGTGGAAAAACTCGCCACCTTTGATATTGAGTACCTGTTTACTCAGGTTCGGGCAAAGTCTGTCGGCGAAACTTCTACTATTCTCATCAAATGTAATTCCTGCGAAGAGCAAAACGAATACACCGTTGACCTCGACTCCCTGAATGTTGATGTACCGAAGGGTTCGAATATTGTGCAGTTGACCGATACTATATCTGTCGAGATGAAGTACCCGACATATGATTCACTTTCCGGCATGCATTCCGCGGATGAGGGAGACATGGGTGCTGCATTGGAAACCATTGTCGCTTGCATAGCATCTGTAATGACAACAGAAGAACGTATCGATGCCGCGAGTCAAACCAAAGAGGAACTTCTAGAATTCGTAGAATCTATGACCGCTGATCAGTTATCTGGTTTGACGAAATTTCTGGAAAATGTCCCCGCCTTAAAACAAGATATTAAATTCAACTGCAAAGAATGCGGTGCAGAGAATTCTCTGCAACTGAAAGGGTTATCTGATTTTTTCTAGTAACCCTGTCCCATGATAACCTTGTAAACCATTACAAGACCAACTTCTCTTTGATGCAGCATCATAACTATAGTTTAACGGAGTTGGATAATATGTTACCTTGGGAGAGGGCAGTCTATGTTGCACTTCTTATAGAATACATCAAAGAAGAAAACGAAAAGATCGAACAAAGAAATGCCATGCGGTAGTATAAATAGACTCCGACAGCATAGGATAATAATATGTCGACATTAACTGCCATCGTAGAAGAACTACAGATCTCTAATGAACTTGTTGCTATAGAACAAGACCAGAGTAGCATTCTATATGATATTCTACAGGAATTGGGTCGCATAAACTATACGCTAAACGCTATGTTCGATGAAGCGAAGAAGAACGCTTTATTGGCGAGTCGGACAACACCTCAATTAGGAAAATCTAGTGGGGCAAAAAAGGATATAGTTATAGATGACCCCGATTTGGTGGTAGACGACCCAGCAAAGATGTCTGGTATGTTGCTCGGTGCTCTGTCGGGACTTGCAGCGGGTGTTATCGCCGGAGTATCTGCTTCGATTGCCACGGTCATAGCAAAGTTTATGCCCGAGAACGTAAAAAAACTTGCATCCCAACTCAGAAACTCTGTAAAATCCTACTTTGGTGCCATAGCAAATACTATAAAAGCAGTGCCAGAAATGATCGGAAAGCAAGTCTCGAAAATCGCTAAATCCATCAAACAGGCATTCACAAAGAATAAGTTTATTAAGAAGTTAGGTACAGTACTCGATGAATTCAAAAACCTCGGAAAATCAATCTCTCCATTTATAGAGTCGATAAAAAGTAGTTCTAAGGGAATATTCGCTCCATTAAAACTGGTCACCAGCTTGTTTGGTACCATTTTCGAATTTGCACAAACGTTCTTTAAGATATTTTTCCAAATAGGGAAGGGACTGGGTAGATTTGTGCCTTTCCTAGGAGTGTTTCTTGTCGCATGGGATACCATTACCGGCGCAATTGATGGATTCATGAACGACAGCGGAAACCTCTTTTCGAAAATCATTGCCGGAATGGCGGGCGCAATCAAAGGTATCGGTAAAATCATCACAATTCCTATGGATCTGGTGAAGAGTGCCATCTCTTGGTTGGCAGGAAAGATGGGGTTTGATCAGGTTGAGACACTACTCGATAGTTTTAGTTTCACAGAGTTGTTTGCTAAAATTGTCGACGGTATTGAAGACCTCATTCGGGGATTGATTACTGGCGCATTTTCTTTGTTCGGAATAGATGACATCCTAGGTAAGGCAAAGATCAAAGAGTTATCTGAAGAAGATCTTACAGAATTGAGCGGAATGGAACAGGCGAAGAAGAGTAATCTGTATGATAAAACCTGGCTGCCTCGTGTAAACAGCAGCTTGAATGAGGAAGGATTGGAAACTGCCACAGCAGAACAACTGCAGGCAATAATCGAAGACGACGATCTTTCTGATGAAGATATGCGAACAGTCAAAACGCAATACCAAAAAATTACCCAAACTGGCGTGTATGCACCCGCAGGTGATACCAGACACCCAGACGATCCGCTATATGAACCACCACCTCTGACCGCCCATGAACTAGAACTGCTCCACAGGGTGCACCCAGATATGTCTCCCGCAGAAGCAGCAGCTGCTGCGGTTAGGGAGTCCAATCAGACTCCATCTAACCCTAGACGCAGAGCAAAGACGGGTACAATCAAAACCGCTATCGGTCGTGACCCCGCAACTGGGATGCCCATGGCGCAACACTCCAACCAAATGGATCCTACCAGCGGAGAAATTATAACATATAATGACTTCGCAGCATCGCCTATTTCTGGATTCGGAAATGCTGCCATGGCATCACAGCAAATGGCGACCGGAACGACCAAGATGAATGACGGTAACGCGAGACTCGCACAAGGTAACTCGGGAGGAACGGTCGCCATCAACGCACCATCGACAAGCAATGTTTCGAATAATACAACTGTGAACTCTGGTGCACCTTCTGCTGTTGATAAGAGTGACCGGACTTCGTCTCGAACTGGGCGGCGTTAGGTTTTCTTTTTCTTTTTGAATGGTGGATGCGGTTTTAGTTTCTTGATTTTCCCTGGAGACTTCTTGAGTATTCCCATCTCGGTCAACTCAATCTCGGTCCAGATAACGAAACCATAACCGTTATCTTTCGCTACCTTCTCTGCTGCTTCCCACTTGTTGCGGTTCTTGATATAAGCAAATGCTTCATTCAGACCTCGCTTCGAACGAGGGTTCTTTGACTTTGGTGGTCTTGTTTGTTTCTCGGGTTTAACTTCGACCAGGAGAACAGTTCCATTAGTGAACTTTATCCAGAAGTCCATGTGGTAGTTGTGATATTTTTTATCTACATCATAGAAGTATTTTATTATGAAGTCTTCGCTATTCCACTCGGAGACACTAGCGTGGTCGTCAAGGTAGGACATAACATCTCTTTCCCAACTGCTTCTGTAGACCACGTTTGATGTGTCACCCTTGTACTTGCTGGGGTTCTTGACTTTGTATTTGCCTTTATAAGTCTTGTTCATGGAGTATAAATAGAGTCAAAGATAAACATATTTAGGTCAAAGGCATGCCAGAAGAATTAGGAGAAATAACAGTATCCGCGAAGAGGCGAGGGACTACCCTAACCTTCCCGCAAGACACCTTGTCATATAAGGGGCAGTTGAGATTCACATTGGTCAACGAGTTCGACACTCCATTAGGTGGCCAGGTAAACCTGTTCCTGCCCCAAGGCGTTCAGTATGCAGATAAAGTTGAATATGAAAACGCCGAACTGGGCGCGGCTGGCGCAGGATTTGTAGATTATAAAGACGAAAGCCTTGCCCTTCCTTCGGACTCCCTTAAAAATAAAGAGGTTCAGAATTCCGTAATAAGCAGCGTAACAGCAAAACTCAACGAAACAGCAGGTACCACGGCGCGAGCAAGATCCAGAACATCCCCGAATCCAAACACAAGGGCACTGTTCAAGCAGGTTGGACTGAGGTCGTTTGCGTTCCAATTTAAACTGATACCAGTCAATGAAGATGAAGCAAATTTAATCGCTTCTATCATAAAGTTATTTCGTACCGAGTTATATCCCGAGGAGATACCCTTCGATGTTGGAGATCTTTCCCTGAAATTGGGTTATAAGTTCCCGAACAGGTTCAAGATAGAACAAATTTATGATGGCGAATTGTCTACAGCACAGAAGATAGAACCAGCATACCTAGACTCTTTCACCACAAACTACAATACTACAGCGCAATCATTTTTTAGGGGAAAGGACGGTAAACCGTACCACTCTGAGATAGATATTGCGATGACCTTTATAGAATCTAAGACCTTGAATAGAGAAAGCATAGGGAAGGGATACTAATGTCAGGCACTAAATTTTTCCAAAACTTCCCGTCAGTTCCCTACAGGTTCGGCGACCAAGAATTGCCGGTAAATTTTCAAAACCTGTCTGTTTACATCGACATCTTTGACCAAATCAGGGAGGAACAGGTTTTCTATCAATCGTATTATATACAAAACAACCAAAGACCTGACCAACTCTCATACGAGGTTTATGGCACGACTGACCACTATTGGACCCTGTTTCTGAACAACGAACACCTGAGAATAAATGGTTGGCCTCTGGATAATTCAGAACTGTATGCCAAGGCGCAGAAGTATTATCCAAACAAAGTCATTACCACCAACGGAGTTTCTTTGGATGTAGGATTCGGAACAAGACCAATTTCCACGAGTCCCAACTTCGAAGTTGGTTCTTGGATACACATACCTGCAGGCGGCATTGTTGCGAAAATACTGAAGGTCGACCAAAATCTCTTCGCCCTACACCTAGACAGCGAAACGATAACAACGGTCGGTACAACTGGCAGTTATTCCACGGGGGATGTAGTCAATAGCATTTCTGCTTCCGAAGTATCTTCCTTGATTGCAGACCCATCATACACCCCTGCGGTTATCGACCAAACATTTATTCAGAGCGTGTATAATGGTTGGGATGCAATACACCACTACGAGAATTCTTCCGGCGACTGGGTATACCCCACCTACCAATCAACCACCCCATACCCCGTTGATTGGACTAGCGTCAACACCGTTCAATCGGTATCATACTACCAGAGAATGGTCGAATTGAATGACGAAATGCGAACAATATCTATTATTCGCCCAGAAAATGTCATAAAACTGGTTTCTGATTATAATGCATTGTTGAAGCAGAGACTGTAATGACGGGCAGACAAACACAAAACCTCGGGCAAGAGTATAAGATCGACGAAGCCTCTATCTTCGCCGACAGATTTGCGGAAGAGGAAGAATATAACATAACCAACTACATCAAAGAGTTGTCTTTTTTTGAGGACATAGAAAAACCTTATGTTACTGCGCAACTGGTTTGCATGGACGATATTGGGTTGTTCGAAGAAATAAAAATCCTCGGTTCTGAAAAAATTAGGTTCACTATATCGAGCGTAGAGAGTTCTGTCGGCAATCTAAGTTTCACCCTTGAGTTGAGTATCGTTTCTATCGTACAAACCAACAAAGTTGGGGATCGCTCTGAGGTGTATCACATAAACCTGATATCCCCTCATGCATACAGGGATGCTAATACCAAGGTCTCTAGGTCATACACCGGAAAACTTGAGTTAATATCGGAAGCGATATTAAAAAACCACCTTGACGTTGACGTGGATATTTCTTACACCGGAGGGTTTCCTTCCGTACAAGAACCAGTGAAGGTTCTCATACCATATATAAGTCCCCTTGAGTCTGTTGAGTGGTTGCTTGATCGAGCAACAACGAGAATTGGTGCCCCATTTTATGTTTGGCAAACAATATTCGATCAGGCAGAAGGTCGGGACAAACTCCGCTTCGGTAGTTTGGAATATATGATGACCGCGCCAACGTTTAATGAACTTCTGCCCCTCACATACTCTGCAGCATCAGCGCAGAGCGTAGCGAGCAAAGACCTATCATACCAAGGCGTTTCTGTGAAAACAATTGTGGCAGAAAATATACAAGACACGTTGAAGATGATGCATGAAGGCGCGATTGGTTCTGAACTTGGTAGTGTTGACACATACACGAGTCAAGAGTTTACAAAACACTATTCTATAAAAGATAACATAGAAAATTTAGAAAGACTCAAAGTCATACCAGATTATGCTAATCAAAATGTGTACGATGATAAACAAGAATTAACCTTTGCGGGCGAAACTAAGTCTCCCCACGAATGGAACTCAAGGCACTTCAGTATCCTCACTTCTTATGGTACATATGGTTCAATAAACAGTTACCACGATGCGCAAGACGCTTCTGAGGCATTGAATAAGGTTCGTTCTAATTCCGTGAAAAGCATGTTCAATAAAAATATGATTGACATCGTTATTCCTGGCATAACATTTTTCCAAGCAATGGCGGAAGGTAATTCGGGTGTCTCTGTGGGAGATACTGTTATGATCGATTTCTTGAATTCTAATGTAGACGAAGATGCGGGAGGTGCTTACAACTCAGAGTTGTCTGGTAAGTATTTGATACATAAGTGTAGGAATGTGTTCATCGACACCAAACACGAGATTGTTGTGAGTATTTCGAAGATAGCATCAAAGGGTGCCACTATATGAGCGTTTTCAATCATGAGTATTATGGGGACGATTTTCGTTGGTTCGTTGCTACAGTAATAGATAATTCCCCGCCGTATGGATTGGAAGGCAGAATACAAGTTCGCGTTCACGGCATACACTCGAGAGACGTCAACGACATCCCCCAAGTCGACCTCCCTTGGGCGCAGGTTATGACGCCAAGCGACACCTTTGGTGGTTCTGGTTTCGGTACACATTGCCAAATACTTCCTGGAACCCTTGTGTTCGGGATGTTCCTTGATGGAAAACATTCTCAACTTCCGATGGTACTTGGTTCCCTGCCGAGAGTGGAATACCCATCCTCCGTGCAAGCTTCTGGGAGAACAGACATAGCAGCAAACCCATTTTCTTACGAGTTTCAACAATCAAATTCTCAGATGCAAGATCCTGTTTTTAATCAGGGACAAGAACCAGAAAACTCTGAACCACTTGGGGCATATGATGTCGCTGCTTTCTTTATAGATAATGGGTTGTCTGCGAAAGAAGCTTCTTCTGTGACTGGGGTATTGGAAACCATAAGCGGGTTGCGCTCGAATCAAACCGAAAATGGTTTCGGTCTTGCTGGTTGGCCGAATAATTCTCCGAGATTCGCCAGATTCACTGCATATATTCAGAGGTTATCGCCTTCGCGCACAGTGGAAGATTTTTCTGGGCAACTAATGTATATACTGCAAGAGATAAAGACCAGTAATTCTGTCGCCTACTCTAAGATGACGAGGTGTCGTTCTATAAAGGGTACAGAATATGGCCAGGTGGTCGACGGCATAGAACAAAATGGCAATGGCCAAGTGGCCATCCTCGTTAAGAATTTTGTCCACCCAAACACTGTTTGCGATCAAGCAACCGCAGAATCTAAAGCGGAAAGTATATTCAAGTCCCTTGGTGGTAGGTAATGGCAAAGATAAGATTATCAGAAGTAAATTCATACGTTAGAAGCATATACGACCAAGTCGACCTCAGTGGTCTGGTCAACACCCATGCGGCGACAATACGTGCTTGGTTTATCGCCAATATGTCGAAGATTGGCAGGTATTCGAACAGGGACTTCGAGAGATTCGGAAACTTCTACTCCACTTCTGGTGACCCAGAGCAACAGGGTAGACAAGACGGTTGGGTTTCTGTCACAGAAGAAGTCACTGACATAGACAATGTCACCTATGGCACTGGCATTGTTTATATTCACGGAGAGATGGAGGTTCCTGGACAAGGTAACCTCATCAAGAACAGCGGTTTTTCCTCGCATGACGCCAATGGCGGTGAAAAATTCGAGAGCGTGGTTGGCGCAAGAGACGGTGCGCTTTTATTCTCCGATGCCGGACCACTTTTTGGCATTGAATGGGAATTCGAGCAAACGTCGACGGCAACTTATTCATACACCCAGATAGTTGAGAGCGTTTCTGGCATCAATGTTCAACCTTCTACTTCTACGCCTTCTGCTTCTGCAACAACGCCTAGTGAATTTAACGATTCTTCTCTGTACCACCTTGATAACGAGAGAAACAATTATCCTATGATCATAATAAATTCTGCTGCTCCAGAGAGTATTAACAGGTTACTGCGAGATAATATCGACGGACAGACTGGTATGTATGATGGTTCCACCCCCTCGGTTTCTATGTCATCCTTCGGTCCAAAGAAAGGCATGACAGTATCAGAGGACGATAGAAAAAAGATACTCGACTACATATCCCCGACAAATGGTAATTCTTAATATGGCAATTCCTTTTCAATCAGAATTTAACAACATCGTTGCAACAGGGATTCAAAGTGCTACCGGTGCCGTGGAAGACCTCTCTATTTTGTCGGGCGGCACTATGCCCGAACCTATTCGAAACGAGATAGTAAACACCATAAGCGAATATCTTTCTGACATCGATACAGACATTCCAGGGAATATCCCTACCGAGGTGTATGATATAGTTGCAGGAATAATGCTTCCCTTCACCCCTTCTTTGTCGTTAGATTCTTTGACATCTGTTTTAAAATCCAACAGCGTGTTTGGTAACATTTCTTCGGGCACTTTCGATGTCGGTTCTGTTATAGACGACCAACTGAATATGTTTATAAATCAGTATGAGAGAAAACTGTTAGAAATGACCGGAGGGTTTGATGCTGTTCTCGGTAAGTTCGGTATCGGAGACAACCTTGCTGGGATGGTTAGTCAACTAACAGGAAACGTTAAGGCGGTTGTAGATGCTTCTTTGGGTTCTGTTCTTTCTCAATCCGAACTGTCAAACGTATCTCCGGATTTAGTTGCCACATTCCTTCAAGGAAGCGGGACATTTAATATCGCAGAAGATCTTCCTCAAATTTCTTCTGTTTCCGAAAACCCTCTGGTTAGGAGTCTCGTTGACTCCACTGCAGATGAGTTTGGTAATGTTGAACTGGACTCCTTGTCCGAACAACAAAGAGACACATACGCAGCTGCTTACATTAAAGGCGCGAGCGAAACCGAAGTTTCTATGAATTCCTTGACCAAAACTTCTGGGCAGATTCGTGGGACCATAGCGGGAACTATAGAGCAGACAGAAGAACTTCCTTCTCCCAACGCATTTCTCATAGACGCAGACACCATAAATCCCGAAGGAAGTTTCATATCTTCTGTAGAGGAACTTGAGGCAGAAATGTCGAGTATCACCAGAGAAGTCTCTGAGATAATTGTTCATTGGTCAGAAACCTATACTAACGCAAACCTGAGTGCTGCGCAACTAACCGAACTCACGGGAGCGGGAGATAATGCTTACCACTTTATAATTCGACGTGATGGTTCCGTAGAGAGAGGACTGCCCTTAAATGCGCAAGGAAATCACTGCAACACCCTCGGACACAATAGGTATTCCATCGGGGTTTGCTTTGTTGGCGGATTGAATACGTCAAGTGGTTCTGAGAACCTATATGAAGTTGCTTCTTCTCGTTCTATAACTCTTTCTCAATATAATTCTTTCTATCAAATAATGAGAACTTTCTTTCAACAATTTCCTGGCGGACAAGCACTTGGACACATGGACATCGACCCCAATCAAGAGGATCCTGGGTTCGACGTCAGAGACTATGTGTTCAACAACTTCAACAAAAGTAGTCTCTACACGAACCCGTATAAACAAACGGCGTTTTCCCCAACAGAAGTAATAAAAAGACTGGAGGAACCCCAGGTATCCAGAAAAGGTGTAATCTTGTCAACTCCTTCTGCTCTAAATAAAGAAACTGATGTTTTGGAGAAAACCTTTTGACCACAATTGATAATAAAATTGAAAATCGCCTTGCCAAGGAAGACGGCATTGCGAAAGAATCTACATTGGGTATTTCTCGTGACGGCATGGCAGACCCGACCGGAGAATACCCTTATAGAGAAAACTGGTTCTCATCTAGCATCAGCAGTACTGCTCGGGGTGTTACTATAAACGAACTCTGGGTTGGTGGTTCTTCCATAGGCGTTAGTTTTGATGTGCCCTTTCCGACTTCTTCGATTTATCCGTTCAACCAGTCAAACACTACCCCAACCGGACATTCCTTCGAGATAGATGACACCCCAGGAAACGAAAGGGTTCTGATAAAGCATCGCACCGGAGCAGGGGTTGAGTTAAAGCAAGACGGTTCTGTTGTTGTTGCCTCTCGAGCAAACCAAGTTCGCGTGGTTGGCGCAGATGATGAACTGGTCGTCACAGGGCAAGGCAACTTAACTTATGACGGTGACCTGAACCTGACTGTCAACGGAGACTATAACGTCGATGTCGGTGGCACCTATAACCTGCGCGTTGGTTCAAACTTCAACCACTCTGTCAATGGTTCCCACATAACAGAAGTTGGTGACATACACAGCACCTTGGTTCGTGGAAACAAAGACGTGCGCGTCTGGGGTGATGCTTTCGAGTTCTATTCCTCCGAGTTGAAGGTTGTCGCCAAGAAAGACGTTCGTACAATTGTCGCTAAAGACTTCATCGTCAACGCGGGAAGAAATAATCGTCTGACAGCACAGGATACTTTCAGCACTTCCTCTGGACAGAACGCAGTCATTTCAGGTAAGGATGTCGTTGTCACAGGAGCAACTGGTAAGATAGGCGGCGAAGGTTGGCACCACATAGGTTCGTTGTTCACTGGCGGTGGCGAGGGCGGCGATAATGGAAAGGACACCACCTTCCAAGGAAACCTTATAGGTCGTGCGCTTGAATCATGGACTTGCAAGTATGCAAAGTTTTCCGAGGAAGCACATGTTTCGAAATATGCAGAATATGCATCAGAAGCATTCGCTGCGAACGAGACCTCGGTGGATATCCAGGCGTTTACCCCTACATTACTCACAACAAAACCAGACTACGTGTTTGACGAAGCAGATGGTGGTTGGGGTTGGAACCCTCGACCAGCATGGAACCAATCCAAAAATAGATTGCCTGACAATCTCGCCGGAAAATATTCTACATCCGCAGACTGGTGGGAGGTTTATAATAAAGTCTCCCCATATGCAGTGAGAACGGTCATTGTTGACCCAGATGGAACAATCGAGTCAAAGATATCCAAGTTTGACACATACACCAATTACTTTCATTGGACTCCTTCAACTCCAGAGATTCGTTCCAAACTAAGAACCATGGACGGGGCAGATGATTTATCCACTTCTCCAGAGAGGCAGACCGATGGTGCCCTTTGTATAAAGAACCTCGTCGCGGAAAATCGTGTTCATGCTTCTTACTCGCAACCCCTGCCAACTGGGCAGTATAAGGTGACAAGGACAGGGCAAGCAGAACCAACACCTCGCTTTGGGTACACCTTACTGGGCAACCCACTTGAAAGGTTGTCGAAGAAGTTCACTCCAAAGAACAGAGGGAGCGACAAGAGAACTATCCTCGCTGATCCAGTCTATAACCCAGACAGACATAGCGCACCCATAACAAGTTCAACCAAGTTGTCAAAGTCTACGACAATTTCGAAGTTCCTTGGTTGTCCTGGTTCAAGATGCTCTTTGGATTCAATCCCTCTCATAAATGTTCGCCAAGATCTGGCAAGGCAATGGTACCTGCACGCATGGTTGATGGAAGGAGTATCTTCTCTTAAAGAATTTTCCTCATACAGGTTGCAGGTAACTGAAGGTTATTATAAACCATCTAATGGAATCAGGGAAGCATATACTCCCGAAGAACCTGTCGAAAGTCGTTTGTGGAGAGAACCATATAAAGCAACAGACGGCAATTGTAAAAGTCAACGCTCAATAGTTTCTGGTCGCCCAACAATAAACGAATTGAAGAACGAAGGTCGTGCAGTAGTTTACACGCTATACAACAAGGCAGGAAAGGTTGACTACAGTGCAACATTTGACCTTGCTTTGTATATCCGAGACACCTTCTTCTTCGACCAACTCAGTCTGGATTACGATATGACGAGACCGGACGGAACTCTTTCGCAGCAATTGATTGTTGTTATGCCGAAGGTGACCAGTTCATTCGAAGCAACCTTTGAGATGAAAGTATGTTCTTACTACAACAGAAGGATGTTCGGCGGATATGATCTTGTTGAAATAGTTGGTTGATCTGCGTATAAATAGATACAGCAGATTAACTGGAGCGCAAGATGGCACTGCAAAGAGTAACTCCTGGACTTTCGAAAGGAACCAAGGTAACGGCAAAGAAGAAATTCTATTCCGATATAGACCTCTCCTTTACGCCCAAAGTCGGTAGTCCGGACACAGAAGGAAATTTCAGCGGTGACATTTATAAGAAATTGGATTACCGCGCAGTACAACAATCGGTCGAGAATCTTTTGCTCACGAATACTCTCGAGAAACCATTCGAACCTTCTTTTGGTGCAAATCTTCGTGAGATGTTGTTCGAACATTCAGCGGAATATTCTGTATCATACCTTAAAGACAGGATAGAGACTTCGGTCAAGCGTTGGGAACCGAGAGCAGTTATAACTGACGTTAAGTTCTATTCCGGCGAAGAATTGATCTCTGCTGGTATTGCGAATATAGGATCCTATGTCAACAACAACGTCCGGATAGTGGTTGAATTCGAAATAAATAATAAAGGATTTAAGACATCCGTAAACATGAATAGGTTTAGGTAAACATATGTCCACAACAATTCGGTCAACTGAACTAGACTTCCAAACGATTAAAGAAAACCTCAAGACATACTTAAAGGGTACTGGGGAATTCAATGATTACGACTTCGAAGCATCTGGTATCTCTAACATACTGGACGTTTTGGCGTACAACACCCACTACAATGCTCTTGAGGCAAACTTTGCCCTGAACGAATCTTTTCTCGTGACAGCACAGTTACGTCCATCTGTTATATCTCTCGCAGAGTCCCTTGGTTATGTGCCAGACTCTAAGAAGTCTTCCGAGATTCCTATAAGTTTCTCGGCGAATTTGATCGGGGTTCCTGGGACGCTAGAAAATTACACCCTGCAGCCAGGCGAGTTAGTTCTGCGCGGAGAAAGGGACGATAGAGACTACACCTTCACAAACAGGGTTGCGCTAAAGGCAAACAGGTCTGACGGGATATACACTTTCTTCCCTTCCGCTTCTCCTGATGAACCCGTAATTGTATACGAGGGGGAAAAAAGAAAGAGTCAGTTTATCGTAGGCAATTCTTCTGATGATGTTTATGTTATCCCTGACACAGATATTGACACCTCAACAGCAATTGTCAAAGTTTATGAGAACCAAGGTTCGGCAATAACAGAAAATGCTGAGTTTTCTGTTTATACGAATCTACTCAATGCCAGCAACATTAGTTCTTTATCAAGACTCTATGTGTTACGAGAGTCGCCCAACGGTTTTTATGAGTTGTCTTTCGGAAACGGAACCTCCTTGGGCATTTCGCCTGATGCAGGTAATGTTGTTGAGGTTGAATATCTTCGAGCGAATGGAGAAATCGCAAACGGAATTTCTACGCTGACTCTCACTTCTTCGATATCCCTCAACGGCATAGAGGTTGATCCTGACAACGTAACAATTTCTTCTTCGGCAAGGTCTTCGGGTGGCGGTGAAAAGGAGGGTATCGAATCAATTCGCAAGAATGCGCCATTCCAATTCGCAGCGCAAAATAGAATGGTTACTGCCGATGACTACTCCACCCTGATTCTAAAGAAGTATTCTGCATTCATAGAAGATATACAATCTTGGGGCGGGGAAGATAATCCCGAACCAGACTTCGGGACAGTTTTCACCTCCATTGTTTGGCAAGAAGACCTGCCGTCAACAACAATATCAAACACGAGACAGGGTATACTTTCCCTATCAGACCAGTTCCAAATTGCCTCGTTTTCCCTCACGTTTGTAGATCCTGTCGTGACATATATATCGACAGAAGTTTTCTTTCAGTTCAACCCTGCTTTGTCTGGTTTATCTGCTGCTACAATTAGGGAATCTGTCGAGAACTCAGTGAACAATTATTTCGAAGAGAATACTGGTAAGTTTTCTCAGGTGTTTCGCCAATCAAACATGTTGACTGCCGTCGATGCGACAGATCCTTCTGTTCTTTCTTCCCGAGCAAATGTTATACTTAGTAGGAGAATTGTTCCGCAACTTGGTACCACTAAGGATTATGATGTCTATTTCCCATCAAACATTCGCGACCCGGAAGTTTCTTCTGACAAAACTGTCTACACTTCCTCTTTTAATTATGAGAACGAAGAAGCGTATATAAGAAATAAACTAAACCAAAGAGTCATAATATCTGAAGAAGGAGCAAGTCCGGTTGTGTTTGAGGAAGTGCCAACGACAACCTTGGAGATGGTTCGGTCTTCTGATGGCGAGGTTATTATAGATAATATAGGTTCTTATGATACTTCCACGGGAAGGGTTACGATAAATTCCCTGAGTGTACAATCTATTCCCTCATCGATCAACTATATCAAAGTTTTTGCGGTTCCCGCAAACCAGTCAGTGATAGATTCCGTCAGAAACAATATAATCCGATATGACGCAGAAGAGTCATTTAACCAAGAAATTCTTGTAGACACTAGGTAATCACATGTCTCTTGACAAAACTATAACAGATACTTATCGCCGCGACCTCAAACTCGATCGTTATGAAGTTTATGGTGCTCTGCCCGAACACTTTGATGATAAGTATACGAAATTAGTAAACTTTCTGGAAAAATACTACGAGAGTCTAGAAGAACCAAGTAACCCAGTTTCTAATATACGCGATGTAATGTCTGTAAGAGACATAACCCAGACAAAAGAAGAGTTTCTTTCGTTCATATCAAACGAACTACTTTTAGGAAAACCATATTTCGAAGCATTTGATGATAAGCGTTCCGCCCTCCAGTTCTCGAGTTTGTTATATCGTTCTAAGGGTACGGAGTTTTCTATCAAACAATTTTTTCGTACATTCTTCTCTGTTGATGTAGAAGTGACATACGGAGACGATGCGACTTTTTCAATCGGTAGACCGAGCGAAGAAAATCTCGAGTATACTGGTTCGGGTCAAGAAGAAAGTTACTTTGATTTCACTTTCGCGAACGGGGTGGTCGATGTTCTATTCGGTGACGACCTGCAACCTATGACACAAGGCACACACTATGATGTTTTGTATGACTCAAAGCAGGTTGTTCTCCTCGAACACAACGATGCAGATTTTAATACTCAAAGCGGTTTCTTGCCAGAAGGTAATAAGATTCGTGTTGTGACATCTGTTCCTGGGTCGAGCGCAATCGGTTCGGATGTTACTGACAGGAAAATAACCGATAATGGATTTTACCAACGCTATGGCATAGAGATAAATACTCCCATCTCGGTTAATCTCTGGCGCGAAGCGTACAAAACTTTCGTGCACCCAGCTGGGATGTTTCTTTCTGGTCAAGTGGGTCTTTCTTCTGTATATGGATTTGGCGACCAGACACCGCTGCCTTCTTGGTGGGTTAGTTCAAAACTGGGTTCTATGCCCGACGCGACTATACAACCACCACCTCCTGTTCTTCTCGAAGCTTCTGCTCCTGTTATGTTGGCGCAGGGTGGCATGGGACTACACACTACTTCGTATGCAGAAATTGGTCCTGGTCCCAATGGTTATAAAGTCCTTTCTAGAATCAATGATCAAGTTAGACCGCAGACAGTGGAAAACTGGCACACGCAATACGGTTCCATGTCTGATGCTGACGACATAAACTCCAGAACATTAGACGATACATACGCTGATATGTCAAACACCATTAACCTTATTGACGAAGACGTTTGGCATTATGACTATCTACATCCAGTGGATTCAGACGGTGCCGGTAATAGAACACCAATATACGGATATAACGACTGAGATCTGTTATAAATAAAGATACAATTTGCGAGGAATAAACAAACAATGAGTGCCACGATAACAGACCAATTTAAGAGAGACCTCCTTCTCTCTGTCTTTAATAGGACGCAAAATATAGGAACACCTGTTGGGGACTCTGATAGGCACTACATTGCTATCGGGCGTTCTCAGGAGTGGGATGATGAAGCAACTCCGCCCATTCCCTATTCTGGCATTGATGATGAGTTGACCTTTCGTTCTTCTGTCCAGTCAATGAAACTTGTCCCAGATGTCTCATACGTTGTCCCAAGATTCCCTTGGGTTGCTGGCAATTCTTACAGTGCTTGGGACAGCAAATATGGTTCCAACACAGAGGTTGTTTCTGGCGTTACTTCTTCTGGCGCAGCATCCCCTGACCCATATTACGTTTTAACGGACGACAACAACGTCTTCATTTGTGTCGCTCAGGGTAAGACATCTGCAGGCGCACCAAAGTCTTCTCTCTTCAAACCAAATAACACCACTGGTGAGGTTTTTACTGGCGGTGATGATTATTACTGGCAATTCCTTTACAATGTTGGTACAGCAGAAGCGCGGAAGTTTCTCACGTCAACATATATGCCCGTCGAAAGAATTATCGATGTATCAGCGGGTGGACCAGCAGATGACCAACTTTCTGTTTCCCGATTACAACAGAGGTCAATACAGAACGCATCTGTTCCAGGACAAATTCTTGGCATCGCAATTGACAACGCAGGGAGTTCGTACACTTCTGCTCCGACCATAACTATCACGGGTGTTCCGCTTGGTTCGAACACTATTGTATCTGCTTCTGCTTCTGCTAAAGTTTCCGGAGGCGTCATAACTGATGTTATCATGAAAGCAGATTCTACAGACCCCGACTTCGAGTTCGGACAAAACTACCGAGATGCTTCTATAAGTGTTTCGGGCAACGCAAAACTTCGCGCAATTCTTTCGGGGGATTCCGGTGTTGCTGGTAACCCAGTTTTGTCTTTGAACTCTTCTGCCATGATGTTCAACGTACTCCTTGACGGCACGGAGAATGGCGATTTCCAAGTGACGAATGATTTTCGTCAAATAGGAATTTATCGAAACCCTCATAAAGATTCTGCCACTCTACCTGGTTTCCCTGGAACGCCAGAAGCGACAGAAGCAACACTTTCTGCTCTCAAGAAATTATATGTGACCACTGGAAGTTTGTCCCCAGAAAATATCACAGGAGATCAAATAGTTTCCCAGTCCACTGGAGGAAATGCCAAAGCTGTTGTCGACTACTATGATGGAAATGGTATCTTGTATGTCCATCAAACAAGAGAAACTGGGTTTGACGAATTCGGAGATATAGATGGGATCAATATCTCAGGTGGTGGTGGTACTGCAACTCTTCTGGCTCCACCTACTGGTATCCCTTCACTGCGCCCCGCCGAGGTTGATGTCCACACCGGAGATGTCATATACATAGACAATAGAGCAGCAGTTTCAAGAGACAACGATCAAACAGAAGACATTAAGGTCGTAATCGATCTATAAAGGATATTAAGAATGCCTAATCAGTTTACAGGGACTACATTTTCGGGTGTATATAAAGACGACTATAGTGACAGTGATGGTTACCATAAAGTCTTGTTCAACTCTGGTAGATATCTCCAAGGAAGGGAACTCAACCAGTTGCAGACTATTCTGCAGAAACAAATTACCCGAATGGCAAACAACATCTTTCAAGATGGTGCTGCTGTAACGCCGAAATCTTCTGGCGCAGGAACAGACATTGTCGACTACGTCATTGTAGAATCGCTTAACCTCACGTCTGGTTTAACTGCTTCCGATTTCATCGGCAAAACTTTCTACGGAACGGCCAAAACAGGAACTTCTGGACTCAAGTTCCAAGTATCGTATGTTGTTGACGCATCTGGTTCTGACTACCCCACCCTGTACGGTAAGTATGTTTCTTCTGAGCAGTCTTCCAGTTCTACGGACGTTCAAACATCTACTCCGGTCTTTTCGGAGGCAGAAGACCTGACGGAAGTTGACGGCAATCTTCCTGCGCTTGTCGTTAGAACCCAACCAATTGGTTCCTCGATAACTTCCACCGGAAAGGGCGTTCTCTTTTCTATGCAGAGTGCCGAGTTCTATGTGCAGGGACACTTTGTCTATGCACCCAAGCAAACCATTGTTATAGGAAAGTATATCGACAACGTAGACGCCGAGGTGGGTTTCCTTGTTGTGCAAGACATAGTGACAACGGCAGATACTGAAGACCTTTATGACAACCAAGGCAGTCGACCAAACCTTTCTTCCCCAGGAGCAGACCGATATCGAATACAGATGTTTTTGTCGACCAGGGATCAGGTTGCAGACCCCGAAGACTTCGTTACATTTGCTTCCGTTCGTGCCTCAAAGATTGTACAGATAAAGGGCGGAACCGATAATTTCAACCAATTAGAAAAACGAATGGCGACACGCCACTCTGATACACACGGCAACTTCATCGTAAATGATTTTGATGTACAGTTTTTCGAAGGCGACGACTCCGCCAACATGGTTTATGAGATACCTGCTAACCAATTGGGTTCTAATCCCATCGCATACCTCGATGGTTATCGTCTTGAGCATCAAGTTCCTGTACAGTTCAATTCTGCTAAACCTAAATCTTTCACTTCTATTTCGAATCAAACTCTGCAAACTGGATACAAGAACTATGTTTCTTTTGCGGGAGAAGATCAAGCAGCAAAGGACAATTCCCTCGGTTCTTTAAAGTTAACGAATGGACTGGCAACTCAGAAGAAATTGAACCTCATCAATACTGGCGGCGATATAATCGGTAGTGCCAGAATGAAGTCCATTGTCAACAGGAATACTGCCGATAGTGATTCATATCGGGTACACCTTTATGATGTTAAGATGGATGGTTCCAATAATTTTAGGGACACGAGAACAATTAGGGCATACGACGAAGTCTCTGGCGGGATTGTACCTGTTCTAGAAGACGGCAACCTCTACCTCACCGATCCCACGGTGAACACCTCCTTGTTCGAGATCCCAGGAGGAAGGGTTAAACAAATCGTTCCTACAGAGGTTACTGTCCAAAGGTATTTGGCAATCAACGCAATAGGTAACGAAATAACTATCACATGTGGATCTGACGAAGACCTGATCAACGAGGGTCAATGGTTGTTCATAAACCAGGCAACCAATTCTGTGGACGACATCCCGACCGGCAATATCTCTATTGTCGGAAAAACCGCAACAGTAACCACTAGTGGCATCAACGGCAATACTTATCGAGTTTTCTATCTTGTCCAGAAAAATGCCCCTGCCGTTAGGAGTAAAATTTACCGAGAAGATTACTTCACCGCAACAAGGACATTCGATTCTTCCGGCGAACACTTTGCCTTTACCTCGCTGTATGACGGAGTTGAACTCCTAGAAGCGAAAGATAGTGCTAATGGATCTGAAGACTATGGAGACGCTTTAGAATTTGATGGTGGCGCACGCGACAACTATTATGCTCCGACAGTTCTCCGTCCAGACGGAATAAGTTCTTCGGTGAATACAGTCTACTGCAAAGTTGGTTACTTCGAACACGGTACATCGGGAGATTACTTTTCTGTCAATTCCTATCAATTGGATTCAGACTTTTTCTCTTATGGAGATATTCCTTCTTATACTTCTAAGGCAACTGGAGAAGTACTGGAACTGCATAACTGCTTAGACTTTCGTCCTACGCTAGATCCATTGAGCGACACCTCAAATTCCGCTCAAAGGTTTGAAATGCCTCTGGATGGATCCAACATCAATTATAATGTCGATTTTTATAACAATCGAATAGACCACATTGCTGTGACTTACGACGAAAACTTGAAGGCACTTGTTGTAGTTAATTCAGGAGAAGAGGCACTACAACCAACCGCACCTTCTGAGAAGGTGAACGAGATGGTTCTGTTTGATGTATTGATGCGCGGTAACACCAAGGGTGTCACCGACATCGGGTTCAATCGCAGGACTTATCGTTCTTACAAAATGACAGACATTAACGAGATTAGCAAACGTGTTTCGCAATTGGAAGAAACTGTTTCGTTATCCACGCTCGAAAATGAAGCGGCCAACCTTGTTGAGTTGAATTCCTCTGGAGAAATTCGAAGTAAGACTGGTTTCTTTGTCGACGACTTTTCAAAAGGAGTTGCATTCACTGCTTCCACGATTGAAAACGAATTCATTGACGATGCTTCCTTCGCAACTTCTTCTCTCGACGAGGGCAATTTTACTATGCATAGTAAACTCGCCCAAGAAAACGTAGGGTTTGTATTAGACAAGAACGGCATAACACAATCTTCCCGAAGACCTGTTACTGCAGAAAACACCAAGGTTGCCGGCGACAACGTAATGCTAGACTATGTCAGCGTTCTCGACCCAACGATGAAACAGGAGATGATCTCTTGGAAAGGTCCAGGTGCCGACTACGAAGAAAGTGGTTACTATAACGTAAACCCATTCAACGTGTTTATGGGAGAAGGTGTTCTTCGACTGAACCCTGCTCGAGACATATGGTTCGACAACAGAAGGTTGCCCGACAAACAAACAAATGCTGAGTTGATTTTCCGTAGAGTCGGCGAACCTGTCATCCCACGTACAACAACATTTTCCAGAACTTCTTCGCGTACAAGAAACGCTGGTGGTGGTCGGTGGAGTGGACGCTGGTTCCAACAGAGAAGGGTAACTACGACAACCACCTCGGTTGTTCGATTGACCCAAAGGGTACGAAACGAGTTGGTTTCCGATACCTCTGCCACAACGGTTGTCGGCGACAAGAGAGTTGCTATTCTTTCTGTTCCGTTTATGCGCCAAAGACGTGTATATGCCATGGCAGAAGGTTTGCGACCAAACACTCGCTACTGGGCATTCATGGACGGTGTTGCTATGCAGCAGTGGACGAAGGTTCGAACCAAGACTGCATGGCAGCAAGATATAGACAACGGGCAACACAGGAAAGAATATTCTCCTTCCAATGTGAACATTGTACGCCACCCATTTTATGTTGATGCTGCTTCCCAGAAACTCATTACCGATGAACGGGGCGAGTTATACTTTGAGTTGTGGATACCCAATAACGCTGCTGTACCTGTGCCAAAATCTTCTCGGTTCAATTCTGTTAAAGAGTGGGAACAATGGCAGAAGAACAGTAGAAGGAATGCGAAAGAATACGGTTCTGTGAAGTCTGTCAATGCTTTGAACGCGACCGGTTGGAAGTTTCGATGCGGAACACTGCCTGTTAAACTTTTAGATGTTTCTATCGACAAGGAAGGGAATGCCCTTTCTATGGCGCGTTCCACATACACCGCTCAGGGTAATGTTAATGTGAGGCAACGGGAACTCAAGACAACCAGAACAATCGCCTTCAGGAGCACTCTGGAATCGAGAAGCGATACTATTTCTACGAGTACGACAAACACTGTCAACTGGGGTATGTGGCAACCAAGGGATCCCCTTGCCCAGACATTTACTGTAGATGGAGGTTCTGGGGTTCCTGGCGTCTTTGTAACGGAAATTGATATTTTCTTACACAAAACGCCAATAACATCAAACAAAGGCGGTACTGACCTCGCGATACCTCTTCAACTCCAGATTAGGAGCGTTGATAATGGTGTTCCTGACAGAGACGCTATTAGCGAACAGCACTCAGTCTTTATCAGCGCGGATTCCGCATATGATGCAACCTTTGCTGCTGGGTACGACCTCGATCGCAGAAGCAAAGTTCTGGAACGCCCTGTTAAAATGAAGTTCAAAGAACCAGTGTATCTGCGCTCCGGCGACGAGTATGCATTTGTTCTTCTCGCAGAGACAGACAACTATGAAGCATACGTTGCTTCTACATATGATTTGAGTTTGGGTTCAACGGGCAGAAGGATCAACAAACAACCCTCGAAGGGTTCCTTGTTTCTCTCGCAGAACGGTTCCACCTGGACCCCGAAACAGAATCAAGATTTGACGTACCGTATCTACACCGCTAAATTTAAACAACTTGGCGGAGCGAATTTCTATAACAATCCTCTAGAGAAATACATGCACAACTACAGTACTTCTTTGAGCGTAGATTCTGACGACCCCACCCGATTCAGGGTCGAGCACCCCAATCATGGACTAGGCGTGGGCGACCTCGTTTCGATGGAAGGTCTTCCTTCAGGAACTTACAAAGGAATTACTTCTTCTGTTATCTCCGATGCATCCAATGAGGTTGTTGACCCTGATGTGAACGGTTACTATGTTGCACTTTCTTCTGGGAGTTTTGACAGTTCTGGGTCATTTGGTTCCAGCGCAATTGAGACCAACAGGGCAATGCCTTTAGATAACGCCACGTTGCTCTTTCAAGACATGCAATTCGAACGTTGCGGAATCAAATATTCCGGTTCATTCGTTAGCGGAGTGAATCATTCTCAAATCTCTTCAACTGGAGTTAGTGACCCCAGGTTTGACATTGATAACCAAACAACTTCCCTTGAAAATGGCGGGACACACTACTTTGAAACTCCGAAGTATGTCGGCAACGCCGAGCAAGAGTACTCTGAAATAGCGAACCTGAATGATTCAGCGCCCTCGATAATCATCGGAGCAGAATTGTTCTCCGATCAAATATCGTCTTTCGGCGGAACCCTGGCTGCATCTGCTGCTGGTAATGGATATGTTTCTGACGTTTCGCCTGTCATCGATACACAGTCTCTTGGCATGATTGTCATGAATAACGTTATCGATAACCAAGTTGATTCTGCGGGAGAAGCAGCAACCCTCGTTAAGAACAAGCCAGCAAACTTTGTGGCGGAGACGCACCCAACTCTGGGAACCAGTCCTTCTAAGCACATAACGAAGGTTGTTCAGTTGCAACAAGCAGCGTCTGGTCTTAAAGTTCTTTGCGATATGTATGTTCCCCCAAGTGCAGATTTCGACCTGTATTATAGGACTGGCGCTGAGGCAGACGAAAACCTTTACCAGAAAGATTGGGTACTTGTTACTCCGCAAAACGACCCCGCGAAGTCTGTCTGGGTTAATAATGAAGATGATCTGACTTTCAGTGAATATCGTTACCTCATTGGCGGAGAAAACGGAGACCTTCCGGACTTTGTTTCCTTTCAAGTGAAGTTGGTTTTGAAATCATCCAACACTTGTCAGTCTCCTGTTATCGAATCTATTAGGGCAATTGCTCTGATATGATTCGGGATTACCTAAAGGTTGATGGTGGTTCTGGATTATATAAGAACCCAGAAACGGGGACTGTTATAAATACGAACGAAGAAGAGATTCTCCTTGCTCGAAAGCGCAAGGAGAATCGTATTCTTGAGGAAGCGCGAAAGGAAAGTATCGAGGCAGAAGTCTCTAATCTCAAATCAGAAATAACAGAACTAAAAGAACTGATAAAAGAACTCGTAGGAAGATAACATGACTATCGAATGGCAACCAAAAGCGCAACCAATATATCAGAACACGGACACTTTCCAGCAACTGGTAGATAAACTCAACCTTGGAAGAACTCAGTTAGACTCTGACCTTGCATACCTCGATTCTGCATTTGGACCCCTCTCCGGTTCTTCTTTCGAACTTTCTGGTTTGACGACCACAGGCAAATCTTTGGTCGACGCCATCAATGAACTTGATGGCGACATAGGTGTTCTGTCATCCCTGGCCACCACCGATAAGTCCAGCTTGGTTGCTGCTGTCAATGAAATAGAAACAGTGTTTGATGCCAGTGCCAACAGAATCAATGCCTCTGGAACTTTCCAGATTATCACCCCAAACGATATCGTCCTTGATGCAACAGGCAATGACATCGTACTACGAGATAATGGGGTCAACTTTGGACAACTCTCCACCAACGCGTCAGGTCAATTAAGGATTCGGTCAGGCGCAAGCGGTACGAATGCCCTCAGATTCACTGACGCCAACGCGGAGTTCTATGGTTCGGTCACTCTGCCATCTTCGGGCACTGGTAGTATAACCAGCACTGAAATATCTGCCAACACGGTACATGGCGCAATTGATGAGGTAAACGCCCGTATACCTAATATATATGATGCATCTGGCACGTTGTTAAACCCATAAGGTTTTAAATGAGAACTGATTCTGATACACCTCTGGCGATATCGACCACACTTAATGGATCGTTGTCGACGCCGGTTGATACGCTCTGGCCCCTTGATGAAATAGTAGAGAAACATTATTCTTCTATCGCGGAGGAGTATCTTCTTTCTCAATATCCAAAACCTGCTTCTGGTGACAGGAACTATCACGGTTCTCTTGACGCATACCTCGGCACCACTGTCGACACCAGTATGGATAACATCAACATCGGCACATATACTAACACCAATTATGACAACGCTGTGGGTGATCATGAGGGGCATAACGGAACTACCCTAACAATTCAAACAACTGGTCGTTCTATTAAACAGAGCACCGATTCTGCGACCACTAAACCGCGAATGAACTATCCCGACCCCGACCTCCGCTTGTGTTACCAAGATGGTAATGGGGACATTCGTGAGATGGATTCAGACAGTATTGTGAGGTTCGGTAAACGTATACTCTCTGAACACCTCAATCAAGAGTATGCTGGTGCTTTTCGTCTTGCATTAAATTCCCCTACCGACGGAACTTGGGAAATGTGGAATGACCAGGTATATCAAGACGAGACTGCTGGAGGAACAACCAGATACAGTCTTTGGAGAAAGTTGGCAAACTCTTCTTTAGAAGAATCTGTTATCAACAACACACCCCTTACTGGCACCCCATACCCTTCTACCCCTGCACTCGATGTGGGCGACCTTGTGGGAACAGGATACGGACTCGCCGTAATAGACACAACCGGAACTGGGGTCAGTCTTCGACAATTGTCCAGCTCTGAAGAAAGTATAGCAATAACTCAGTGTGTGCGCCATGCAAGAAAGTATACTGACATCGGTAGGTATAGACTTTTGGTGGATAACGAAACACCGAATGGCGAAGGAGAAACGGGCGTTTGGTCGGAGAGAGGCACAATACTTGACACAAGAAACACCGTAGAAAACTTACAATACAACAGTGAACCAATAGACGGTTCCACCAGAGTAGAGGAATATAGTGCTCAGTACGATGGAGAATATACCAGTATTCGACAAGAACCTACGCCGATACAATACGATGGTTTTCGTCAGACCCAATTTGACGGGTTTAGGACAAACTTTCAAAAAGGAACTAATTCTCTATTTGCCGGTTCAGTGCAAAAAGAAATTGTACATCAAAAACAAACAAACTATGCCGGACAATATACAAGGTTTGTTGATGTCTACAAACAAGTAAACACAACGTCCTATGGTGAAGACAAATACATCATCACTGCGCAGGCCAATCGATCCTTCGAAGGACCTTTACAAAATTTCCTGATCTACATCAACCGCTCCGGTCCTGCCGCTTATGTGAGATATTATACCGGACAGTACCTTCGAATAGACGCGAACAGGTTCATAAACTATGTGACAGCAAGTTACTTCAATGGTTTCCTTGGCGGACGCGGGTTCCAAGGTTCGGGAAAGTATCAACTTGTTAACAAATCCTTCGCCCGGTACTACATTGGTACTGGATACTTCTCCAGGGTGGTCTCGTACGCGGGAACTCGCCAGTTTACGGGTCAATACACGCAGTACTTCGTTGTATACTTGACCACCTATGGTACTATACAGGTCAACCGCCCCTTTGCTGGAGAACGTCAGTTTGATGGACAACGCCAATGGTTGTCGCCGTACACCGGACAGAGAACCTTTGACGGACAATACACCGGAGAACGTCAGTTTGATGGACAATACACCGGACCAACACCTATACAAAGACCGTCAATAATACAGGTTCCGTACACAGGTAATTTCACTGGACAGTATACTGGATATTCGAACGCAAGTTTCACAGAACAGTTCACTATTTCGTATGATGGCAGTACTGTGACGAATCCAACAGAAACAATAAACTCATATACTCTGTGGGTCAAAGTTTCAGAGTAATATACATATAATCAGTAACAGTTAATTATGGAGATTTAACGTGGCCTCGAAAAGAACTTGGCAGGATAATGCATTTTGGCACAATGATACTAAAGAGGTCGCCGAGGCAATCCTCAATATTGAGGATGATGATGGGAGAAAAATTACACAGGTCTTGACCGTCCGCAAATTTTCTCCGCAAGGCGCGGTCAACGCAGACTATGAAGAACTGATAGATTCTTTGGGAATCGAAAAGATTGATTCTAACACCAAAGAAAGAAAGGAAAGGAAGGAAAATGAAAGGCAGCTGCACCTCGCCAGAAAGAAGTCTGAAGAATCTGCTCGAGATCTAGAACACCTGTTCAATTCAAAGATAAAAATTCTAGAAATAGAATGCATCTCTAAAACAAAAAACAAAGAACTCAAGAAGAAGTTGCGTAGGTCCAAGACGCAAGTTGAGTTGTACATGTACGCACAACTTATTATGATGGAAGAAAATGGAATCGGTTTTGTCACTTATGATGCCGAGTAAAAAGTCCGAAGGATATCTCCTGGTCGCTTCCACTAAAGAAATCTACTACAGTTGGGCATGCAACCTAATCGAAGGAATAAGAGACTTCCACCCCGAAGCAAATATCTGCTTGGTGACCGAGGAAAGGTTTCTTGATCACAGGGCAGATGAGGCTGACAAAGTTATTTTCTGCGATGACCATGTCAGGGCGAAACTTTGGGGCATGGCAAACACCCCATGGGACACAACCTTCTATCTCGACGTTGATATGGAAGTTATGCACGAAGACATATCTAAGGTGTTTGACGAGTTGGGCGAAGCAGATATGGTTTTCGCTAAACTGCAAAGAGAACACTGGCATATATTCGCTGAGGTTGAGTTTCCTGGAGGAACCTTTGAACTGTGCGGCGGGGTCTGCCTTTACCGTAAGTCTGAACTTGTCATGCAGTTTATGCAAGAATGGTATGATAAATATGTACAGCAGCATAACGGAGACTGGTGGCCTATTAACGAAAATGGGCAATTTGACTATGAACTCTACCCAAAGAGTCTGGCGCGTTGGGACCAGTTCACCCTTTGGTGGTTGGTGAACAAGGAACCTAAATACAAACCCCTTATCGTCGAAGGTTTTAAAGATAACCTTCGGTGGAACCACTGGGCGAGTCTAAATGTAACAGATTGGCCGAGGGATAACGCAGTACTTGTCCACCTTTCCTCTAGAATAGAAAGAGACCTGAGTAAAATAAAATTGTGAGAAATATTCCGATAAAAAATGAAGAACTTATAGAACTTCTCGAATCAATTGTTCCCACATTCCACAACATAGATTTTGATCAAGTTAACCTTTGCGGTGGGATGGGAGAAGTTGAACGTTGGTGTGGTGAAAAATATAGGGAACAAATTATCTATCGTTCCACAGCACATGATGGGTTCCCAGAAAAGTTATTGGGCGTTGACATTTCCTCTAAAGGTTTCTCTACAAATAATCAGGAACTTTGGCAAAGCACCACATCTTCCTTCGAAAGTTTCGTAGAAAGTCTGCAATCTTGGGCGAATGCGAGAAACAACGCGTTGGCAGCAGTCTATCCTCCTGGTGGATACATCTCTTGGCACACAAATGCAAATGCTCCTGGGTACAATGTCCTGTTCACTTGGTCTGAAACAGGAGATGGATATTTTGAGCATATGGATCCTGCGACGAAGGAGCATGTGGTGACCCCAGACGTTAAGGGTTGGCAGTGTAAGTTTGGTTATTATGGATCTTATGATGAACCGGATAAAGTACTGTACCACGCTGCAAGAACAAACTGCCTGCGTTCTACGGTCGCGTTCGTTTTCAACGGAGACGAATCAGGAAAACAAATGGCAGAGATGTTGATCGAGGAAATTTCTGAGTCCTAAATAAGTTCAGTCTTTCTTATTCTTAGGAATCATCTTGGCATCATCTTCCACAATTACCAGATACGCTGTTGACGGATACGTTGTTGCTGGATATGCAGTCAGTACCCAAGAACTGTCCTGCGAAGTTTCTAGTCAAGAAGCAACGGTTGGTTCTACAACCGAGGTTATTCGTTCTGGATCAGGCACGTTAGGGGCGGGACAAGTTGATGTCTCCGGTACTTCTGAACGACAGATAGATGCCACAGGAACCATAGAAGCGTCCAGTTCTTCTGCCACTGGTACTTCTGAGAATGAGATAACAGGCACTGGGACTTTAGTCTCATCTGCTTCTTCGATAACTGTCTCGGCAACTCTCGATGCTACTCAAGAATTTTCTGCAAGCGGGACTTTAGTCTTATCCGCTTCTTCTGTCACTGGTATTTCTGAGAACGAGATAACTGGCACAGGAACCTTAACTGCTTCCGCTTCTTCTGTCACTGGTACTTCTGAGAATGAGATAACAGGCACCGGAACCATAGAATCCTCTGCTTCTTCTGTCGCTGGTATTTCTGAGAACGAGATAACTGGTACTGGAACCTTAGAATCCTCTGCTTCTTCGATAACTGTCTCGGCAACTCTCGATGCTACTCAAGAATTTTCTGCAAGCGGGACTTTAGTCTTATCTGCTTCTTCTGCCACTGGCGCTTCTGAACGACAGATAGATGCCACTGGAACCATAGAATCCTCTGCTTCTTCTGTCACTGGTACTTCTGAGAACGAGATAACCGGCACTGGGACTTTAGGTGCACCTGTATCATCCGTTTCAGGTGCTTCTGAAAGACAGATAGACGCCACAGGAACAATAGAATCCTCTGCTTCTTCTGTCTCTGGCGTTTCTGAGAATGAGATAACTGGCACAGGAACAATAGAATCCTCTGCTTCTTCTGTCGCTGGTATTTCTGAGAACGAGATAACTGGCACAGGAACCATACAGTCTCAGTCTTCTGAGTTATCTTCCTCCAGCGAAAGGCACTCAACTTCTTCGGGTACACTAACTTCCGCTTCCTCGGTTATTTCTGGCATTGCTGAAAGAGAGGTTGAAGAGGGAGGAGTTACACAGACCCTTTCTGCACAACCCTCCGCTGCTTCTGGTACAGCAGAGAGAACGATCAATGTATCAGGCGGTATGGTTACGGGGGAGTCTTCTGTATCCGGAAACGTTGAAAGAATAAACCCAGCAACCGGAACCTTGGTATCTTCTTCATCCGAAATATCTGGGGTTTCTGAGAGGATAATACCGACTGAATCGATTTCTATCTCAATTGGTTCTTCTTCTATCTCCGGTACTTCTGAAAGAGAACTTACTGCACAAGGATCCCTGGTAACAGGTGAATCGGAATCGGTTGGATTGTCTGAAAGAGAGGTCACCGCACAAGGCGACATCACGACAAATTCTTCTGCCTCGGGAACATCTGAACGGACTGTCGTGCAACAATCTTCTTCCTTGGAAGCAGGTAGTTCAGAAACATCTGGCACAGCAGAGAGGACAGTTGTTTCTGTACAATCGACGCTAGACACTGTCAGCAATAGCATAGTATCATCTTCTGTTTCTAGGACTGTCATTGCAATAGAGGCAGACTTAACAGCAGAAGAGATCGGTCTCGCCGTTGTTGCAGGGGTTGGCGAAAGAATTGTGGTTGTTGGTTCTGGTGTAGAACAAACCTCGCCTTCCGAAGTCGAAGCAACTGTCGGACGTACAGTGAATTCGATACAGGCAGAATTGACTTCTTCAGAATCATCCATAGTTTCTCTAGCAGAGAGAACAATTGTCTCTCCTGAAGCAACCCTCGAAGCAAATTCTGTTTCGGTCGACGGTTCTGCCACTAGGTTAATAACTTCCGAAGCAATCTCTATAAGACCAACGGAACAAAACCTTTCTTCCGGTACTGCTGAGAGGGAAATCCGTTCTACAGTTTCAATAGAAAACGCAGAGTCTGTTTCTACTGGTACTGGTGAAAGAGGAATAATATCCTCTGTTTCTTTAGAAACATCTGGTTCTAATTTATCTGGTGTCTCTGAAAGGAATATCACTGGTTCTGGTAATATAGAAACAGAAGGATCCTCTGTAGATGGACTTGCGGAAAGAGAATTGTTGGGTATAGACCCACCGCAAGAAATAGTTACAGGCGATTCTATCGTCACAGGAACAGCAGAATGGGCGTTTAATGGTGACGCGGATTTAGAAGTTTCTGAATCGCAGGTAGTATCCGTTGGATTCAGAACTTCTAATTCCATTGACGCGAGCATTCAAGCAGATAATTCGACAATAGAAGTTGACATTATATCTGGTAAACTCGCAAGAGGATCGACCGTCTCCGGAGAATCTGAGGTTGTTGCATCTGCACTAAGAACCGTTGTTGAGGTTTCGGCAGATATTCAGTCGCAATCATCGACAATATCTGCTGATGTAGATCGGACTGTTTCTGGTTCGGGTGATGTAGAAGTCCAACCCTCGGGAATATCCGTCTCCGCCAACAGATCTTATACGACATCGGCGGATCTGACCACATCAGATGCTTCCGTCCAACAAATACATTCTGCGGAACCCATAGAAATACGACCAAACACCGCTCATATTTCTTCCGGTGTTGCCGAGCGTATTATTGTTCTAGAGGAAGGTGTCGGTGAACCGCTTAACATACCTCAATCTAGTTCTAACATCAACTATGAAGGCGACACAATTGTCTTGACCGGACTGGCGTCTGGTAGAAACGGTAGATACGACCTTGTAGAAGGTGTACAGTTTACTGTAGAGTATGACGACACCCCGACATATGTCTCGGGCGCAGGTTTCTCTGTTTGGCAGAGAATAGATGGCAGTGAGTATAACATTATAGTGTACTCAACGGACCCAGACATAGGCGTGTCTCGTTGGATACTGCTTACTGAAGGGTTCGACGATGCCGCCAATATCGCAGCAGGGGATGCAATTTCTGGTTTCCCAAGCGCACTAACCAATTCCACCACAACCTCCGTCTCCACTACGACCGATTCAGAGATTGTTGGCGTTGGTAAAAGAACTATTGTTCTTGTTGAATCTCCTTCTGCTGGTTCTTCTGTTGTTACAGAAACCTCGAACATTGGTCGAGTAACTTCACCCCAAATCGAATCACAAGTTTCCGAAGTATCTGGTGTTGCAGAAAGAGAATCGTTGGGCATAGACCCACCGCAAGAAATAGTTACAGGAAATTCCTCGGTTTCCGCAGTAGCGGAGAGGGTCATCACCCAAGATGGAACTTCTGATTTTATAGTAACGCCAGAGAATATTGTTTCTGGCGTCGCAGAGAGGGTAATATCCCCTTCTGTTTCTATTCAACCGACAGATGCAATTGCTACCGCTTCTGTTGGGCGAACTGTTAATTCTATATCTGCCGATATTCAATCCCAAGTTTCCGGAGTTTCCGGAGTTGCGGAAAGAGAAAATTTAGGAGTAAACCCACCGCAAGAACTTGTTTCTCAACAATCTAATTTGTCGGGTTCAGCAGAACGCTCTGTGGTATCTTCGGGCGAGTTAGAAGTTGTTGGTTCGCAGGTCAACGTTGTTACCGAGAGAGAATTAAGAACCTCAGTAGCACTATCTTCTCAAAATTCCCAAGTTGCCTCATCTGCTGAAAGGATAATAACTTCCGATTCAAACGTTGTTTCTGGTAGTTCGTCTGTTTCCTCTACAGCAAACAGAACTGTGGTGGGAATAGATACAGACCTGACCGCAGAAGAGATCGGATTGGTTGTAGTTGCTGGTGACGGAGAAAGGTCTGTCGTCACTGCCCTAGTCGAATTATCTGCTCAATCTTCTGTTGCTAACGCGGACACCGAAAGAACTGTCGTCTCAGAGAGTGCTTCTTTACAAACATCGAATTCTGACATCTCTGCTGCGATCTCTGGACAGGGACAAGGCGAGATTGTTTCTGAAGAATCCTCCGTTGTTGGTGTATCTGAGAGGGCGGTTTCTGGTTCCGGCGAATCAGTTTCCCAAAATTCTTCTGTTACTGGTTCTGCCAGTAAGGTTTTGGTTGCTGGCGGTGTCCTTATCTGTGGTGATGCGCAATCTTCCGGTTCTTCCGAGAGGGTGGTGTCTGGGGTAGGTAATGCCCAAGCAGGAAACTCTGTAGTTGTTGTAACACCCTTCTTCGAGAAAGAAGTTACAGCATCCGGTTCCTTGGTGGCATCTTCTTCTGAGATAAGTGCTGCCTTGGAAGTCCTTCGCCAGAATAGAGATATCCCTCTCAGCAAGAAAATGGTTGTTAAGAAGAAGGACACCCGAACAATCATTAGCAGAAAGGTTTCGAGAAGCATAGATATTAGAAAGCAGAAAATAAGATCGATAAACTGTAGAGTTTCTGACGTAGAATAAAACCCAGTATAAATAGATAACAAACAAGAGATTGAATCTACAATGGCACAGTACGAAGATTTAGAAGTTGACCAAGGATCCGACATTAAGTGGCAGGTCAAGATGTTGTCCTCGGATGGGACGCCAAGGGACCTTACCGGATATACAGTCAGGGGCAGGGCAAACAGGAGTTATGATGCAGACTCAAGCGACTCTGTATCATTCACCACAAGTTTGTTGCCTCCGCTGTCCGAGGGAATGTTTGAGTTCATGTTGACGAACACGCAAACAGATTCTATGTCCCGAAGAAGGTATGTCTATGACCTCGAGGTCGAGTTTGTCGATCAAGGAACTGGACTAACTACAGTTGAGAGAGTACTTGAGGGCAACCTTATAGTTTCTCGAAGTGTAACTAAATTTGATTGAGGATTCAAAGGAGTATAAATAATGGGTACAGAAGCGAAGGGCAGTTTTGGAAAACTTACTGGGACTGCTACAATCGTTCGTAAAAACGGTACAAAGGAAGAGGTCCAAATTGATGTTCCTGTTTCCGAAGAGCAACTCAAGTCGTTCGAACAATCGAACGCAAATAAAAATAGTGATTCTATAATCAAGGAGAAGTAAAATGGCAGTAACTCACCCAACCGCAATCCGTAATGGTATTGCAGACCACGTGGTCGAACAACTGGATGGTGGAACAATTGAATTCCTAACATCTGGCGACGCGGAGGTCGCAACACTAACGTTTTCCGCCACTGCTTTCGATGCTGCAGGAACTGCAGGCGCGGGAATTGCTACCGCAGCTGCGATCACAGCAGACGACTCTTGTAATCCTGGAACTGTGACAAAGTTCGTAGCCAAGGCCAGTAATGGAACAGATATTATATTCCAAGGAGATGTAACTGCAACTGGTGGCGGCGGAGACATTATCCTGTCTTCTACTGCTATTGGCGGCGGAGACACGATCAGTATCTCTGCCCTCACGTACGAAGCTCCAGCATAAGAAGAAGTAGGATCACTACTCTGGGGTGCATCGCACCCCATCTTCTTTCCATGCTTAAATTGAGGTAATCAATAATGGCCAACATCACATTGAGATCCGGTAAGGGTTCACCCCTCACTCATGATGAGGTCGATGATAACTTCACGAACCTGAATAATGAAATACAAGACTCGGCGGAAGTTGACTCCCGCTGGGACGCAAAGTATGCCACGAAGAATCTTGTCGAAGTGAATAACGCAGCAAGCTCTGCCAGCGACCAACCCGACAAAGTTCAGGTTTTAACTGCAACCGAGTACGTGTTGCTCGTGTTCGGATCTTCAGTTGATAGTGACACGATGTACTTTTTAACATAATAAATGATGGAGATACATTTTGGCACAGAAACAAATACTCTCTCATGTGTTTCGCGCAAGGGTCACTACTTCTTATTCTGAAACGAGTTTAACTTCTGCCGCCTTTGGAACCGAAACCCCAAAGGTTTTGATAGTACATGCATTCAAGGCACCATCAACTGCTCAGCAGACTCAGTCCAGGAATTCGCAATCACTAGCAATTTGGTGCGATGAAGGAACTGCATTCGCCAACCCAGTATGCCATTGGGTTCATGAAGAGCATAATCAAGGTTTCAGCGACACCTCAAACGGATACCCGAATTTTTTCGCGCCAGCAAACGCTGGTAAGTTGTCCTATTGGATTCTGAGCAGCTCCGGAGGTTCCCTGAGTTGTAGTGGACTTGTCACTGCGATATCTGGTGGCATAACAATAACTCCTGATGATCAGGGAACTGCGATTGAACTCAACGTCATTGCTTTGGGCGGTGACGGTATAAAATCCACCAGCCTAGATTCTCTGAGCACGGCAACCATGTCTTCGTTTCCGCACACCCACTCACTTGTTAATTCTTCTTGCAACCCAAACCTACTATTTGCCGTCAGCACTATGGCAGTTAACACTGCCACGACTGGCGGGGACGACGCCACTTATTCGTTCGGCATTGCTGGTATGCATCAAGGGACCACACTAAAACAGTATGCGCTTTGTAGTCAATCTCCATCTGGTCTGAATACTCCCCGACCCATCGGCGGAATATTTGATAATGCTATCTGTGGAAACCCAAAATATTCCGTGACCCCCACACAAGAAAATTCATTGGAAGTATCCTCTTTTGGCACCGGTGAATTTGTCGTTGACGAAGTTGGGGATGGATTGGTTGCATCATCCTTCACTATAACAGCGGTTTCTATAGAGTTAGAAGACCCCGAAAACATCAACCTTGTCACAGATAGTATGACAGGAGCGGAACTTACTAAACAGGTTACCACAGCACCACAATATCTGAGAAATGGTTATGACGCTGCGGTTATCGGGATGATCCATACATCAGAAGATGGCGACGGAAGCGTAAACTCGATGGACCAAGATTATGGGCAATCAATTCTATTTCAAAAAGGTAGCGTCGCACAAGGAGGCACTTGGTCTTCTGGGCATGGGTCATCCACCAGCACCTCGGACGTATCTGCAGCAAGGTTAGATAAATGGGGCGTGGCCACCGTCGACTTCGGTTCTGGAACAGGAGGGGATGTGACCTATACAACTGCTGCAACCGTAGACCACACCAGTATTAGGCAGTATCTTGGAACTGGGTTATCTGGACCTTCCGATAAAGGGATTTTCTTCGCTGCCCTGATATTGACAAGGAAATCGACTGGTGTGTATATAGGGGGCGAACGGGTGCAGCAGATTCTCAAAGGAAAAGATCCGGTCTTTGAAATATATAAAGGTCTGGATTTAATCGGAGAGTGATCAAATTCTTTCATAATGATTGGGATGAAAATGGGTTAAAGATACTCAAGGCGCAGAACCATAACTTAGATCACTGGGTCTGTGACAAATACTTTGTCAGTATGTTAAATGAAGAAGTGTTTCATTTAGCGATGATCACCAGTGAACCAGAAAACTCCTGCGAATTAAAATCAATCGCCAATTGGCGTCCTGCATTGGATTCTGGTCTCGACAAAGAACAAAGGCGAACCCTGCGCAATATGCACATCTATAGAACTTTCCACTGGATTTTTGAAACCCTTGGGTACGATTCAGTCTTTTCTTTTATAAAGGAGGGGGAACCAAAGGTTAGAAGAATACTAATAGACATAAATGGCGGTGCTGCCGGAACCACCGAAACCATAACGAATCAGGGTGTTTCTTTATTACGCTGGTGCTACACCAAGAAGGAATTCGAAACAGGAATTCTATATGAAAATATGCAGAAATCTATACACAACTTCTGAGATGGTATAAATAGAACTAAACTTCGAAGGGTAAACCAATGGCAGTAATAACATCAAGGCAGGGTCTGATAGACTATAGTCTCCGAAGACTGGGCGAACCCGTTATCGAGATAAACGTTGATGAAGACCAGATAGAAGATAAGGTTGACGATGCTCTACAGGTCTACCAAGAGTTTCATGGCGATGCCACTATGCGCGCATACTATGAATACCAGATGACTTCAACCGATATCGCGAATAAGTACATCACTATACCAGACAACATCTTATATGTTACAAAGATGTTTCCTGTATCGAATGCTCTCATACAAAGTTCAAACTTCTTCTCTTTCCAATACCAATTGGCAATGAGCGATATGCATAATATGAGCGGTATGTATGGCACTGGTGGTATGGCATATATGGAGCAGACTCGTCAACATATGGCACTGCTTGACATGAAGATCAATGGACTCCCTTTAATAACTTTTGCTCGACGAGCAAACAAGATATTCTTGCACAGCGATATAGAAGATGGACAGTTGACCGAAGGCAAACACGTTGCCTTTGAAGTCTATCAAACAGTTGATCCAGATACCAACTCATCTGTCTGGAACGACATGTTCGTTAAAGACTTCACGACTGCCTTGATTAAAGAGCAGTGGGGTCAGAACATGTCCAAGTTTGAAGGCATGCAGTTACCTGGAGGTATTACCATTTCTGGTCGTCAGATACTCGAAGAAGCAAAGACCGAGATAACCGAGTTACGTGAGCGGATGCGGTTGGAGCAAGAAGTACCACCCGACTTCTTCGTAGGTTGATATGGCGACTTCCCGACATTTCCGGCACAATGTTCTCTCCGAGCAGAACCTCTACGAAGACATAATCGTAGAGTCTCTCAAGTTTTTCGGTACAGACATATACTATCTGCCTCGCGAGGTTGTTTCCCGTGATATGATTTTCAATGACGAGGAATTGTCTCGATTCGCATATGCATACAGGATAGAAGTCTACCTCGAAAACATTGAAGGGTTTGATGGTGACGGAGATTTATTCTCCAAGTTTGGCGTAGAGATTCGTGACGCAGCAACCCTGCTTATGGCACGCCGAAGATGGAACAACGAGATACGAAAGCACCAAGAAACGGAAGAAGAAAAATACTACAGACCGAGGGAAGGGGATCTGATTCACGTCCCTCTCAGCGGTTCAACTTTCGAGATAATGAAGGTTGAGGACGAGAACCCATTCTACCAGTTGGGTAAACTACCACTGTTCAGAATGAATTGTGAATTGTTTGAATACACTAATGCTGATTTCGATACTGGTGTTCCTGAGATAGACGACATAGAAGAATTTGCAGCGTACCAATACAAGTTGACCATGGATACTTCTGCTGGGTTTATTAAAGGCGAAACAATCACACAGACCCACGCAGACCATGTTGTGACCGGAAAGGTTGTCAACTCTATGGATAATGAGTTGTACCTTGCACATGTCGGTAACAACACCGGCGAATATAGGGCACTGACTCCTGCTGTTGCTGTAGTGGGGGATGAGTCTGGTGTTTCCGCTACCCCAACTCTCGTTGAAGAGTTGCAGGAGATTCAACCAGCAAGTCCTGGTGGTGCCGATGGCAATGTCACTTCATTCGACGTTTCTGCCTTGGAGTTCTTAGACTTTTCTGAGCAGAATCCATTCGGAGATATCGTATAATGAGGAACAGTTACTGTTACCTCTTGAGATGGTCCACCGGTATGTCTTACTATGGTGTTCGATACGCCAAGGGTTGCGATCCTTCTGAGTTGTGGAAGAATTACTTCACCTCATCGAAGCACGTGCAGGCATATGCAGAGAAGCATGGAGCACCAGAAGTTATAGATATTCGTAAGACGTTTGGTGAAGATACCGACAAGGCGAGACAACACGAATGCTCTGTTATAAAACGAGCAGGTCTTGTCAAGAACGTCAACTACCTGAACCACACAGACAACATTGCCATACCTGTGGTTGCGTTTGATCGTATAAAGAATCTTGAAAACCGAAGAGCATTCGCAGACTGGAGCGAAGAATCAAAGGAGCGTAAGAGGGAAAGTTCTCGCTATAATCTGACTAAAGCACATCGTGAAGGTAAGATAACATACTCGAAACCAGATGACACAACCAACTACAAGACCGCTGCCCTGAAGCGATGGGCAGACCCAGAGTTCAAGAAGAAACGAATTGGGCAGAAGTGGATGTATCTGAATAATAAGTCACAGAAAGTATCGAAGGAAGAATGGGAAGCAAGATTGAGTCTTGGTTGGTCGTTCGGAAGAGGAGGGTAGTACAATTTTTGGCGACCATTTCTATAATGAGCGTGTCAGAAAGTCTGTTGCTATATTTGGCGCGATGTTCAATAACCTTTATATAATTCGCAAAAAGGGTAGCACTACTTATGACCAGATGAAGGTTCCTCTGGCATATGCCCCCAGCGCAAATTCCTCGAGCGTATTGCTGAGATGAATAATGGAGAAGATAACGAAAGGCAACTGGCGATAAAATTACCACGCATGTCTTTTGAGATCGTCAACATGCAATATGACCCACAACGCCAGTTGCCGAAGATGAACACCTTTTGTAAACCTGGAGATACTGCTGGAACCGGAAAGAATTTTTATACGCCAACTCCATATATAATTTCTTTTGAGTTGAGCATATATGCCAAACAACACGACGATGCGTTGCAGGTTGTTGAGCAGATACTTCCATACTTTGCTCCCCAGTATACGCTTTCAGTCAAACCTGTCGATGGTGTTGACATCGTAGAAGATGTCCCTGTTATACTACAATCAGTTGTATTCAGCGACGACTTCGAAGGTGCCATGGAGTCTAGAAGGACTATCATATACACTCTACAGTTTGATATGAAAGTCAATTTCTATGGACCGAAAGCAGACGACACCGCGATCATCAACCGGATAGACATCGACCTATATAATATGGATGGCGATTCTCCCAGAGATTCTGACTATACCGAGACGATTAAGTTGTCGACCGACCCCAGTCCAGTTTCTCCTGATTCAGACTATACGATAACTACAGAAATAATTGATAGCGATCAATACGTGCCACATCCATTTACGTGATAAGGTTTTGTGATGAGTAAAGAAAACGGCGACAAGGAAAATGATTACGAGTTTGCCCGAGAAACTCTATACGATATGATCTGTAAAGGTCGTGAGGGTATGGAGGAGATGCTCGAGGTCGCCAAGGAATCCGAACACCCTCGTGCATATGAAGTCCTTGCTAAACTAATGAAGGACACCGCTGATGTTTCCAACCAGTTGTTGAGACTACAACAACAGAAGAAAGATCTCGAAAAAGAAGATGCCCCAAAACCAAAAGAACTCCCCGCTGGACAAACCAATGTCTTCATTGGTTCCACCACTGACTTGCAACGAATGCTGCAAGATGTAAACAATGAGAAAGAAGTGACAGCAGAGTATGAGCACATCACCCCTACAGATAGCACAGATACCTGATTCCAAACTAAAACCCGACACCCACTATCTTGCCAACCCACATGTAAAGAAAGACGGTGTTGAGGAGGATTGGACCAAGGACATGGTTTCGGAATATGCCAAGTGCATGTCCGACCCTGCATACTTTGCGAGGACATATCTGAAGGTTATCAACTTGAATGATGGTCTGGTTCCCTTTGACCTGTACCCATACCAAGAGAAGATGTTTGACCACTTCATGAATAACAGGTTCTCTGTTATCCTTGCTTGCCGCCAATCTGGTAAGTCTATTTCTTCTGTCGGGTTCATACTTTGGTATGCCATATTCCACACTGAACAAAACATTGCCATCGTTGCGAACAAAGGTGCTACTGCTCGGGAGATGCTCTCTCGTATAACCCTGATGCTTGAGAACCTTCCATTCTTTCTTCAGCCAGGTTGTAAGAGTCTGAACAAAGGCACGATCGAGTTTAGTAACAACTCAAAAGTATTTGCTGCCGCGACTTCTGGTTCCTCTATTCGGGGTCAGTCTGTTAACCTGCTGTTCATGGATGAGTTTGCTTTCGTCGAAAAGGCAGCAGAGTTCTACACGTCAACATATCCTGTTGTATCTTCTGGTAAGAACACCAAGGTTATCGTAACATCAACTGCCAATGGTATCGGCAATCCATTCCATAAGATATGGGAGGGTGCAGTTCAGGGAGTAAATGAATTCAAACCATTCAGGGTAGATTGGTGGGACGTTCCTGGGAGAGATGAAGCATGGAAGCAAGAGACCATTGCGAACACTTCACAGATTCAGTTTGACCAAGAGTTTGGTAATACGTTCTTTGGGACAGGGGATACGCTAATCAATCCAGAAACTCTGTTGAACCTGAAGACTTCCAGACCAATCAAGATACTAGAAGGCGGTGACCTACTTGTGTACGATGAACCTCGTAAGGGGTCGCAATACGTCATGTGCGTTGACGTTGCAAAAGGAAGGGGGCAGGATTTTAGTACGTTTAACGTAGTCGATATCAGTAGCAGACCATTCAAGCAGGTCGCTGTCTATCGCAACAATCTTATCTCTCCGTTGCTCTTTCCTGACATTATTTATAAGTGGGCGAATTCCTACAACACTGCATATGTCGTCATAGAATCAAACGATGCAGGTGCCTTGGTTTGTAATGGAATCTATCATGAGATGGAATATGAAAACGTCCACATGGAGTCCATGACCAAGTCCAGCGGAGTTGGTGTAGAGATGACCCGCAGAACAAAAAGGATAGGTTGCTCCGGATTCAAAGACCTGATGGAAACAAACAAACTCGACATTGTCGACGAGAATACTATACTTGAAATATCCACATTTGAGGTCAAGGGTGCTTCATATGAAGCATCCCCCGGAAACCACGACGACCTCGTGATGAACTTTGTGTTGCTTGGTTACTTGACAAGTACCACATTCTTCCAAGAACTCACAGACATTAACATAAAGAAGATGATGTTTGACCAAAGGATGCAGGAAATTGAAGAGGATGTCCCGCCATTTGGTTTCCGCCCAGACCCTGTAGAAGAAATTACATACGAAGAAAAACTCGATCCTTGGAGCATGTACGACCGAGAATTTTAGCGTAAATGCTGGGGAGTATAAATAAGAACATTGAACGCTCGATGGCGAGTGTCATACTTATCATGTAACATATAATTTTTCGATCGAAAACGAGGAAACAAAAATGGCACTTACAACACCATCAGTTTCTCCAGCAATCGTTGTTAAAGAAATCGACCTCACTGGCGTTGGGCCAAATGTCGAAACTTCTTTGTCCGGTATGGTTGGAGATTTTAACTGGGGACCAGTAGACGTACCCACTCGCATTCAAGACGAAGCACAACTTGCTGAAGTATTCGGAACTCCGAATGAATTCAACGCTGTTGACTACTTCTCTGCTGCGCAGTACCTGCGTTACTCCGGAAACCTTATCGTAAACAGACAAGTGACAACTTCATCAGCAGTTCCAATTAACCGCGCATATAACAGCGTCAGTGGTTCTTCTACCCAAGAGGTTTACAACGACGAACAGTGGGAAACCGCCACGAGTTCAGAAATGTTCATTGCGAAATATCCAGGTATTCTGGGCAACTCTTTGAAAGTTTCTATTTTCTCGATTCAGTCAGGAGATTCTGCGAACTCCCAAGAAACTGTCAACAACTTCAACACTTGGGCATACGGTGCCAACTTCGATGCGCAGCCAGGAACCAGTTCCTGGGCATCAGAGAAATTCCCCGCAGGAACCATAACCAATGACGAAGTTCACGTTGCGGTAATTGACGAGGACGGGGCAATATCTGGAACAGTTGGTTCTGTTTTGGAAGTATTCCCATTCGTTTCTGTTGCGAAGGGCGCAAAGACAGTAGACAACGGTGACAACTACCTTGGATCTGTTATCAACAACTCTTCTAAGTACATCCGTTTCGGCGACTTCGATTCTGACGTCATGATATATGGTTCCAACTGGGGCACCGAACCATCAGGAACTAAGGACTATGCCCAGAACGTTTTCTACACATCTCTGGACTCTGCTGAGGTTTCTCTGTCTAACGGGAAAAACAGCACTGGACTTGTTGCAGCAGACTACACGCAGGCATTCAACAACTTCGAGAACCAAGACGAAATTGACGTACAAATACTCATTGCTCCAGGAATGCCTAATTCCGAAGAGCAGGTAACTGTTGTCAATGACCTGACTGGAATCGCATCTGCAACCCGCAAAGACTGCGTTGTTGTGGCTTCCCCTGATCGCGCAGCAGTGGTAGGCAATACCGATCCTGTTACATCTACCCTCGCAACCACCAATCAGTTTCCAGGCGGAACTGCTGGTTCCTATCTGATAGTTGATAACAACTATCTGCGTGTATACGATAAGTACAACGACAATTACATCTATGTACCTGCTGCTTCCAGTACTGCTGGTCTGCTTGCTGCTACTGATGCTAATTACGGACCATGGTACTCTCCTGCTGGAGAACGTCGAGGCGAATACCTCGGTGCCACTTCCATCGCATACTCTCCTACCAAGGCGCAACGAGACACGCTGTATAAGGCCAATGTAAACCCCATTGTCCAATTCAGTGGTCGCGGTATCCTGTTGTTCGGAGACAAGACTAAGCAATCACGAGCAAGTGCGTTCGATCGCATCAATGTTCGTCGTTTGTTCCTCGCGGTCGAGAAATCTGTCGCGCTCGCTGCTCGTAACTTTATGTTCGAGTTTAACGATGAATTCACCCGCTCTGAGTTTGTAGCAATCGTCGAACCACTTCTTCGTGAGATCCAAGCACGTCGCGGTATCGAAGAATTCTACGTTCAGTGCGACGCAAGAAACAACACAGAAGAAGTGCGTGCGCGCAATGAACTGGTTGCTTCTGTATTCATCAAACCTGCTTACGCAATCAACTTCATCACTCTCAACTTTGTCGCTACTCGCGCCGGACTTGATTTTGAAGAAGTGATTGGTACGCTTTCATAGAAATCATCTAAGGAGATATTAAGATGGCAATTTTACGCGTAGATGACTTCAAAGGTAAGTTGACCGGTGGCGGTGCACGCTCGAACATGTTCGAGGTTAATGTTAGTTTCCCAGGATACTCTGGCGGAAGCAAAGAAATAACCAACTTCATGTGTCGTGCAGCGCAACTGCCTGCATCCACAATCAACCCTGTTGAAGTCCCTTTCCGTGGGCGTATCGTCAAACTGGCGGGTGACCGAACGTTTGAACCTTGGACAATCACTGTCTATAATGACACTGACTTCCAAGTTCGAGATGCTTTTGAAGCATGGATGGACGGCATGAATACTCATGCCGGAAACGTTGGCATTCAATCTAATAACGCTGGTTTCGGGACGTATGCTTCTAATATGGAAGTCATTCAACTCGATCAAGCAGGTCGCGGTGTCAAGACTTACTTCTTGAAAAACTGCTTCCCTGTAAACGTTTCTGCTATCGACCTCGACTACTCTCAGGTAGGCGAGATTGAGCAGTTCACCGTTACGGTTGAGTACGACTACTGGACAAACGACAACACCAACTAAGGTTGGAGAGTCGTTATAAGTAGAAGCAGGAGGAGGAAACTCCTCCTGCTTTTTTATATTATATCACAACACAGGAAAACAAGATGGCAGATAATGGAATTAAATTGTTTGGATTCGAGATTCAACGCTCGAAGAAAGACAAGGAAGCAATTACTCCTCAAGCGTCAGCATCCGTCGTTCCACCCACAGACGATGATGGAGCAGGATATGTTACGTCACCATCATTTCACTACGGCATGCACATGGACATCTATGCCGACCTCAATTTCAAAGATCAAACAGACCTGATAAAAAAATATCGAATGAATGCTGCCCACCCCGAAGTGGATATGGCAATCGAAGAGATAGTGAACGAAGCAATCGTTGTCCCAGAAAACGAAGCACTTGTTAACATCAATTTGGATGATGTAAAAGTTTCGCCCAAAATAAAAACAAAGGTTGTTGAAGAATTCGAAGGAGTTCTCAACCTTCTTTCTTTCGAAGAACGTGCTCATGACATTTTCCGTTCTTGGTATGTTGACGGTAGACTATACCACCACCTTGTTGTGGATTCTACCAAACAATCCGAAGGCATCAAAGAAATTCGACACATCGACTCTCTCAAAATCCGTAAGGTCAAGAACGTCAAGAAAAAGACGAACCCAGATGGCGTGAAGGTTGTTGACCGAGTTGAAGAGTTTTTCATCTTCAACGAGAAAGCTGCTAATCAATCAAAGAAAGGTGCAGTGGCGCAACATGATGCCCAGAACACCAGCGTTCGGTTAAGTACCGACTCCGTTTCCTATGTCACTTCTGGTCTACTCGATGAAACCAGAGCAAGGGTCGTCTCTCACCTACACAAAGCAATGCGCCCAATCAATCAACTGCGCATGATGGAAGACTCTCTTATCATCTATCGTTTAGCACGTGCGCCAGAGCGTCGAATCTTCTACGTTGATACGGGCAACCTGCCCAAGGGTAAGTCTGAGGAGTATGTTAACTCCTTGATGACTCGCTACCGCAACAAACTGGTTTACGACCAAGCAACTGGCGAACTAAAAGACCAGCGCAAGCATATGTCTATGCTGGACGACTTCTGGTTGCCTCGCCGTGAAGGTGGTCGTGGTACTGAAGTGACTACACTTCCAGGTGGCAGTAACCTTGGCGAGATTGATGACGTCAAATACTTCCAACGAAAAGTGTACCAAGCATTGAATGTGCCTGTTTCCCGCCTTGAGCAGGAATCGGCATACTCTTTGGGTCGCGCCACGGAAATTAACCGAGAAGAAATTAAGTTTCAAAAATTCATTACCAGATTGCGCACACGCTTCTCCAAGTTGTTCTTGCATATACTACGGCAACAACTTATACTGCGTGGTGTTATCACTGACTCAGATTGGAAAGAACTTTTCCACAACCGAGTGTCTGTTGATTTTTACAAAGACAACCACTACACCGAGTTGAAGGATGCCGAGGTTCTCGCGCAACGACTTCAATTGGTCGACCAAGCATCACAGTATGTTGGTGAGTACCTGAGTAAAGATTGGGTAATGAAAAACATCTTCCGATTCAATGATGTAGAAAACGAAGAAATGAAAAAGCAGATCGCTTCTGAGATAGAATCTGGCGAAGTTGACCCAGATGCTGGCGAAGACGATCAATAAGAACCAACCTATATAAATCTGTAACATTTAACTGGAGATTATTATGAGCGACGATACACTGGACGTGGAAGTTGTTACCCCGAGCATCGATGACCTGCTACATTCAATTAAGAATGGCGAAGGTCACCAAACAGGACAGATCTTTGCCGACCTGATGGCAGGAAGGATAGATGATGCCCTTGAGCAAGAAAAGATTCGAATTGCTGGAGAAGTCTACAACGGCGAGTCCGAAGCAGAAGAAGTCGAAGACGATGCCGAAGAAGATTTTTCTGATCAGTTCGAACAAGAGTTTGACGCTGAAGTTGAAGCAGAAGTAGACGACGAAGTAGAAGCAGAGACTGACTTCGAAGCAGAATTGGAAGCAGAAACTGACTTAGAACTTCCCGAAGATGAGCACGAAGAAGTCGAAGACGAACTTGGCATCTACGGCGAAGAAGAAGCAGAAGAAGATATTTCTGATATTCTTTCTGACGATGACACTGAAGAATAGAATCGGTATAAATAAAAGGTATGAAATACTTCTCAGAATTTAGGAACAAAACCCCAAAGGGCAAAGTTGTATACACCAAGAAGCACAAGAAAGTAACTTGTGCTGTATACAAGACCCAAAAAGGTTTTGATGCTTACATTGATGGTGACCTCCTCGACACCTTCCGTTCTGAAAAGGACGCTGTTAAATCTATCGAGGCAGCAATCAAGGAATTGTTTTAATGAAACTTATTACTGAGTTCAACGAAAGCAATATTGAATGTATCGTTGAAAAGAACGAGAAAGGCGAAAAGTCTTTCAAGATCGAAGGCGTATTTGCACAGTCAGAGCAGAAGAATAGAAACGGGCGAATCTACCCGAAGAAAACTATGAAGTCTGCCGTTGATAAGTACGTTACAGAACAAGTTTCAAAAAACCGAGCAGTTGGCGAGTTGAACCATCCCGAAGGTCCAACAGTCAACCTCGACAAAGTTTCGCATCTCATCACTGATCTTCATTTTGAAGGTAATGATGTGATCGGAAAGGCATCAATATTAGATACTCCTATGGGCAGAATCGTAAAGGGTTTGCTTGAGGGCGGTGTCAACCTTGGTGTCTCAACTCGTGGTATGGGTAGTCTTGAGCAACGTGGCGGTGCCTCGTATGTCGGAGAAGACTTTGCTTTAAGTACAATAGATATTGTACAAGATCCATCAGCACCAAATGCTTTCGTTAATGGAATTATGGAAGGCGTTGATTGGGTGTGGAGCAAAGGAATCTTGGTCGCTCAGGAAATATGTGAAGAACAAGAGACTGAAATCGTTACTCCTTCTGTACGGACATATTCGTATGCTGAACAGACTCGTGAGTTCAAAAATTTCCTCTCGTCTTTAAAAGAAACCTTATAAAAGGAGTCCATTATGGATGAAGAAAATAGTGTAGAACTTCATGATGACGTCGCAGAAGGACATGACATGAAGAACGCTGAAGCGCAATCTGTTGCCGCTACTGATAAAGCAGGTGATGCTACTAAGCAAGCACCAGCACGTAAGGGCGACAAGCGTAACAGTGAACCAATGCCAAAGACTAAAGGCGCAATGCTCGCTGCCGCTTACGGTAAGTTGAGCGGTATGAAGAAGGTAGATCTTGCCGCTTCATACGGTGCTATCATGGGCGAAGACGTTGATCTTTCCGATGATGACCTCGTTGCTGAAGATGTAGATGACTTTGTTTCTGATGAATTGGGTGCTCTGGTTGATTCCGAAGCAACTCTTTCAGAAGAGTTCAAAGAAAAAACTGCTGTAATCTTTGAAGCAGCATTGGCATCAAAGCTCGCTGAAGAAGTCGAGCGAATTGAATCCGCTTACGAAGAAAAACTCGCTGAAGAGACTGCTGCGCAGTCTGAAGAGTTGGTCGAGAAAGTCGATTCCTACCTTAACTATGTTGTTGAGAACTGGATGGCAGAGAACGAAGTTGCTATCGAAAGCGGTTTGCGTGCCGAGATTGCTGAGAACTTTATGGAAGGTCTGAAAGGACTGTTCGTTGAGTCTTACATCGAAGTACCCGAATCAAAGGTTGACCTAGTTGACGATCTGGCAGATCAGGTAGAAGAACTTGAAGAAGCTCTTAACACTACCACTCAAGACGCAATCGAGTTGAGCGAAGCAGTTGAACTGCTCCAGCGCGAACTGGTTGTATCTGAAGCAGTTGCTGACCTTGCCGATACTCAGGTAGAAAAGTTTGAAGAACTCGTTGAGGGTGTTGACTTTGAAGATGTAGAGCAATTTGCATCGAAAGTTGAAACCATCAAAGAATCTTTCTTTGCGAAGAGTGTAGAAGTCGCCGAAGAAGTTGTTGAAGAAGACGAAGCTGTTGCTCTGTCTGAAGAAACTTCTCCTTCTATGGACCGATACGTCAACGCAATCCGTAAAACCACCCAAAAGTAAAAACCATTACACTCTCAAGGAGATTAAAAAATGGAAATTAACTACGAATCACTGGTATCCAAGTGGGCACCAGTACTTAACGAAGAATCTGCTGGTAGCATCGATGACCGTCACCGACGCAATGTAACTGCTGCTGTTCTTGAAAACCAAGAACGCGCAATGATTGCTGAAGGTTCACAGTCTCAGTTTCTGAACGAAACTGCTGCTAACAACACTGGTTCTGCTGCTAACTGGGATCCCGTACTGATCTCTCTCGTTCGTCGCGCTATGCCTAACCTTATGGCATATGACGTATGTGGCGTACAGCCTATGACTGGTCCTACTGGACTGATCTTCGCCATGAAGAGCAAGTACAAGTCTGACCGTGGTGGAGCAACTACTGGTGACGAAGCATTGTTCGCTGAAGCAGTAACTCCTTTCTCTGGCGACAGTTCTGTCACTCAGAGCGGTGGACCTTCTGGTCTTGCCACACTTACTGACACTAACGCTGACAGCACTATTCACGACCAGCGCACTGGTCCAAGTGTTGGTGGTGCTATGCCAACTGTTGACGCTGAAGCTCTGGGTAACACCGGAAGTAAATTCGCTGAGATGGGTTTCAGCATCGAGAAAGCTTCTGTTGAAGCAAAGTCTCGTGCCCTGAAAGCAGAGTACACCATTGAACTGGCACAAGACCTGAAAGCAATCCACGGTCTGGACGCTGAGTCTGAACTGGCTAACATTCTTTCTGTTGAGATCCTTGCTGAAATCAACCGTGAAGTTATCCGTACTATCAACAGCCAAGCATTGACTGGTGCCTCTACTGACAACACTGCAGTAAATGGTATCTTCGACCTCAGCACTGATGCTGATGGACGTTGGTCTGCTGAGAAGTTCAAGGGTCTGTTGGTTCAACTTGACCGTGAATGTAACCAAATCGCGAAAGATACTCGTCGCGGTAAAGGTAACATTGCTATCGTCTCTTCTGACGTTGCTACTGCCCTGAGCATGTCTGGTCAACTCGACTACGCTCCTGCTCTGGCCACTGGTCTGCAGGTTGACGATACTGGCAATACTTTTGCTGGTGTTATCAACGGTCGTATCCGTGTATACATCGATCCATATGCTGTTGCTGACTATGTAACCGTTGGTTACAAAGGCACCAACCCTTATGACGCAGGTGTATTCTACTGCCCATACGTTCCTCTGCAAATGGTTCGCGCTGTTGGCGAGGATGACTTCCAACCACGCATCGGGTTCAAGACACGCTACGGCATGGCTTCTAACCCCTTCGTTGGAGAAACTCCTGCTAACGGTCTGGCTGATGCTAAGACTAACCAATACTACCGCATCTTCCGCGTAGACAACCTGATGGTTGCTGCCTAATCCGGTAAATTGGTAAACGATCAGACCCGTCTAGGCGGGTCTAATCATCCCACTACCTTGGGACAAAAACCAGAATAATTATAAAAGGTTTTAACCCGCGCAAGCGGGTTTTTTTATGCCTGAAAAAAGGTGACCCCCAAAACCTCCATGATGTTGATATACAAATCGTCCTTGAAATTTTCGCCCCTAAAAATTAGGCGTTTTAAAGTTCATCACAATATGTTGACATTTCATCCTAAATAACGATAATAGAGAGTCAGGTTAGAGGAGAATACAATGTCGAGCAGTATAGGTACTAATATAAACTATTTTCAACCCACAGGGTTCAGGGTTCTTATTGACCGTAAAAACTACGGCAACCTTGAATTCTTTGTTCAGTCAATTAACCATCCAGGCGCAACTTGCCCTGCGGTGGAAACACCGTTTTCCAGAATCGCCAGTGTTCCAATGCCTGGAAGTTCAATCGAGTATAGTGATCTGTCGATGCAGGTTCTTCTCGACGAAGATATGAACTCATATACAGAGGTATACGACTGGTTGCTGAGAACCGTGAATGAAGACATGATCACGAAAAGGGACAATTTTTCTGGTAAAACGTCAACCACCCCAAACTATGCGGATATAACCATCGTGGCACTATCCAGTCATAACAACGCTAGCGTCAAGTTCAAGTACGTTGATGCTCTCCCCACTGCTGTCGGTGATATAACTTTTGAAGCACAGAACCAATCAGTTGAATATGTCGCCTTTCCAGTATCCTTTCGATTTTCCTACTTTGAGATAATTAAATAATTTATGGACTTAAATGATATCCTTGCCCAGTGGGGCGAAGACTGTGAGATTGGACATAACCTTGATGAAGCTTCCCGTGACACTCCCAAGTTGCACGCGAAGTATTTGGGTTATCATATACAAACCAAATTGCTTCTGAAACGAGCAGAAGAGAAACAGCAAATACTTCTCAAGAACAAGTTTCTCTGGTACAACGGCAAGTTGTCCCAAGAAGAAGTTTCTGCGCTTGGTTGGAACCCCGACCCATTCGATGGTTTGAAGATAATGAAGGGTGACCTGTCATACTACTATGACAGCGACCCAGAGATACAACAGAGCGAAGCAAAGGTTGTATACTTCAAAACCATGCTAGAAGCACTTAAAGAGATAATCGACACCTTGAAGTGGCGTCACCAGACGATAGGTAATGCAATTCGCTGGAAGCAGTTTGAAGCAGGTGCCTAAATACCTACAAGAATAATACTTGTGGATATATTATGGGAAAACTTACGGTTAAGATGTTAAACCATTCTATGATGTACGTTGATTGTGATGCAGGAATCCGAGCGGAGTTGAACGAATACTTTGCGTTTTTTGCTCCAGGTTATAAGTGGATGCCCGCCTTCAAGCAGCGCAAATGGGACGGAAGAATCCGCCTGTTTTCCGGCGTTACTTCAGAACTGAATGTAGGACTCTATACAAAACTCTGTAGGTTCGCGGCAGACAGACACTACCACTTACAGATGGAACACAGTGATTACGGACTGCCCAACCAAAGAAACACCGTTAACCACCAACACCTAGTTTCTTCTCAGGCAATTTGGGGCATGCCATTTGCTCCACGTGACTACCAGTATGATGCAATCACTCACGCCATAGAACACAAACGTTGCTTGCTTCTTTCACCAACTGGTTCTGGTAAGTCATTTATCATCTACAATCTCATGCGTTGGTATCTGGACAGTTATGAAAAGTCTGTCCTTGTTGTCGTCCCAACCACTTCCCTCGTAGAGCAGATGTACAAGGACTTTTCCGACTATGGGATGGACGTAGAAACCGAAGTCCACAAGATCTATTCCGGCAAGGATAAGATAACGAAGAAGCGGGTTATCGTTACCACGTGGCAGTCTGTTTATCGTCTTGGAAAGGACTGGTTCGATGCCTTTGGATGCGTATTTGGCGATGAGTGTCACCTGTTCAAAGCAAAATCACTCACTACCATGATGAATAAGTGCACCGAAGCAGAATATCGGTTTGGTACAACGGGAACCTTGGATGGCACACAGGTAAACAAACTGGTTTTGGAAGGGTTGTTTGGTCCGACAAAGAGGGTCACGTTCACAAGGGATCTACAGGACAGTGGCACACTCGCTGAACTGCACATCGATATGCTACTATTGGACTACCCAAAAGAGGAAAGACAAAGAAACAAAGACCGAACATATCAGGAAGAAGTCGACTTCCTTGTTGGGTATGAACCCAGAAACAAGTTGATACGAAACATAGCACTCACGCAAACAGGTAACACCCTTGTGCTGTATCAGTTCGTGGAGAAGCATGGAGAAGTCCTCTACGGAATGATCAAGGAAAAGAGCGATACTGTCTTCTATGTGCACGGTGGTACTGATGTTTCTGACCGTGAGGCGATTCGAGGAATCGTTGAGCGTAGTGATGGTGCCATCATCGTTGCTTCCCTGGGAACGTTCAGCACGGGTATCAATATAAAGAACCTACACAACATTGTATTTGCCTCGCCTTCTAAATCGCAGGTGAAGGTTTTGCAGTCCATTGGTAGGGGATTACGCAAATCAGATAATGGGCAGGGTACACTATTGTTTGACTTGTCGGACGACTTATCCATTAAGTCGAAAAAGAACTTCACCCTAAAGCACGCAGGGGAGAGGGTTAAGATGTACAACACTGAAAAATTCAATTTAGAAATACATAAGGTGAAACTATGAACGTCGAAAACGAAAAGATTGTACAAGTCAAACTTGTAACTGGACAAGAAATTATCGCACAGAAGTTCAACGAAAATGACTCTACGTTTAGTGTCAACTGCGCACTTGAAATGGTTGCTGTGGAACTCGAAGATCCGGATTATGACGAATCTTTGAAGACCTCGTACTATATCTTACGACCATTTATCTCATACCCCGAGCGGTTGGACGTATTGATTTCCATCAACCCATCATCCATAGTAACTGTCAATGCTCCGAGTAAGAAGGTGATAGAACAGTACACCAACTCCCTTGTTAGCATACAAGAGATGCTCACTGATGCATCTACTACAACTGGAGAAGAAACAGAGGACTCGAGCAGCAATGTTCTGTCATTTCCTTCATCCCCCAAACTATTGACCGAAGATTGACATTTCGATCCTGTTCGTATAGAATAGAGTTTCTAATCAAGGAACACTGGAATTTATTATGAAACCAAGTGAACGTCCGCATTACGTCAACAATGCACAGTTCTCACAGGCAGTTGTTGACCATGTCACCGCTGTCAATAAAGCAGACAATGATGGGGTTGTGCCGCCCATCATGCCCACCTACGTTGCCGAGTGTTTTCTCAAAATCGCAGAGGGTCTTTCTCACAAATCCAACTTTGTTCGTTACACCTACCGTGAAGAGATGGTAATGGATGCTGTTGAGAATTGCCTCCGTGCATGCAAGAACTATGACGTTGAAGCAGCAACACGCAAGGGTAAACCAAATGCGTTTGGGTACTTCACCCAGATCTCTTGGTATGCATTCCTTCGGCGCATCAAGAAAGAACAAAGGCAGCAGGAAGTTAAAATGAATTATCTGGCAGAGTCAGGACTCGAAGAGTTCATGATTGATGCCGATGAAGACCCGCAGGTCGCCAAGGCAGTTCAGTCCTTTGTCGATAACCTGCGAAGAAGGATAGATGACGTCAAGGAGAAAGACGAAAAGGTCAAAGAGCACAAGAAGGTTATGAAGACGAAACGCACTGTGCGTGTCGACTCAGACCTCTCTAATTTCTTCGAGGAATAATTATGAAGTTGGCGATACTGAATGATACCCATTGTGGCATCAGGCAGAGCAGTGATATATTCATTGCCTACCAAGAAAATTTTTACAACAACGTATTCTTCCCGTATCTGGCAGAACACAATATCAAAAATATAATCCACTTGGGGGATTATTACGAAAATCGACGACAGATAAACGTCAAAGCACTCAACAGTAACCGAGAAGTTTTTCTGGACAGGTTACGCGCTGATAACATTACCATGGATATTATCTGTGGTAATCACGACACATACTTCAAGAACACCAACGAATTGAATTCTCTGAAGGAGTTGATGGGACACTACATCAACGAAGTGAATATCATAATGGATCCAAGCGTACTTGATTACGATGGATTGAAGTTTGGTTTTGTTCCTTGGATATGCCCAGAAAACGAAAAGAAGTGTCACGACTTTCTCAAGAATTGCGCTGCTGATGTTATCGGCGGGCACTTCGAGTTAAATGGTTTTGACATGCTGCGCGGTGTGCCTTGTACACACGGTATGTCTGCTGAAAACCTGCACAGGTTTGAGTTGGTTCTTTCCGGTCATTACCACGTCAAGTCTAACCAAGACAATATCCACTACCTTGGTTCCCAGATGGAATTCTTCTGGAACGATGCACACGACGATAAGTTCTTCCACATCCTCGATACAGAAACAAGGGAACTCACTCCTGTTAGAAACCCTCTGACTATGTTCCAGCGTGTTTACTACGATGACACGAAGGAAGACTATAGCGAATTCGACACTTCCAGGTTCGACAACCAGTTTGTTAAGGTTGTTGTCATGAATAAGTCTGACTCTTTCACCTTCGACAGATTCGTTGACCGAGTTATGCAACGTGACGTTTACGACCTGAAGATACAAGAGGACTTCTCCGAGTTTACTGGGGAAAACGTATCTGACGAGGGCATCGAAATCGAAGACACGACTTCCCTTCTCAGCGCATATGTCGAGAATGTAGAAACTGCCCTTGACAAAGAGCGTATTAGAAATGAGGTCTTAGACCTTATGACAGAAGCACAATCACAAGATATTGTTTGAGGTAAACCTTGATTATATTTAAGACAGTCCGATACAAAAACTTTCTCTCTACAGGCGACAACTGGACAGAGATACAACTTGACAGAAGCAAGCACACCCTTGTTGTAGGTCAGAATGGTTCGGGTAAGTCCACCATGCTTGATGCCATATCCTATGGTTTGTTCGGCAAGTCCCACCGCAGTATCAAGAAAGCACAGTTGGTAAACTCGATCAACGACAAGGGGATGGTTGTTGAGGTTGAGTTTTCCGTGGGAAGCAAGAACTATAAAGTTGTGCGCGGCATCAAACCGATCAAGTTTGAGATATATGTCGACGGCACGATGATAAACCAGAACTCCCATAACAAGGAGTACCAGAAGGTTCTTGAACAGAATATCCTGAAACTCAACCACAAGACCTTCCACCAAGTTGTTGTGCTTGGTTCTTCCTCGTTCATACCATTCATGCAGTTGTCCGCGCTCAACAGACGGGATGTCATCGAAGACCTTCTGGACATTGGCGTTTTCTCCAAGATGAATGCATTGCTCAAGGAGAAGAATGCGGTACTGAAAGAGAAACTGAATACCGTGTACCACCAAATCGCGATGAACGAAACTAAAGTTGACGCGCAGAAGAAGTATATCCGCGACGTTTCCAAGTTGAACCACGATGTACAGAAACAGAAAGAAGATTTCATCGAAGAAACCACAGCAGAGATAAACAAACTCGTTGATGAGAATGCCAAGAACCAAAAAGTTGCGGAAGGGGTAACTGAGGAAATTTCCCCTCTCCTGAAAGCACAACAAGGTAATCTGGAGAGGTTGAATGGGTTTGAGGCAGAGTTCAACACGAAGATAAAAAACCTCGTGAAGGAAGCCAAATTCTACGAGAATAATGAAGAGTGTCCAACCTGCACCCAAACCATTGCTGAGGGATTCCGTGAACAAAAACTCGAACAGGCAAGGGCAGCGGCAACAGAGTTGCAAACTGCCAAAGTAGAACTTGTTGCCGAAAAAGATTCAACCAACAGCAAGATCTCTGAATTCGAATCTAAGATGGAAGAGGTTCAGGTTCTGCTCAGCGAGATAAACAGCAATGTCCGTACCATGGCAACTTACACTGCAAACATAAAGAAAACACAAGAAGAAATTTCTTCCCTGAGTAGCAATCAGTCTGACATGGCAGCGGCGAATGCCGAATACGATGAACTCATGAAAGAATACCATGAACTGGTCGCCGATCGTTCTACAATGAACGACCAATCTGCGTACAACACCGTCATATCAGAGATGTTGAAAGACAGCGGAATCAAGACCAAGGTTATCAAGCAGTATCTGCCTGTGATTAACCAGATGGTCAACCAGTACCTCTCCATCTTGGACTTCTATGTCCACTTTGACCTTGACGAAAAGTTTGAAGAAACGATTCGCTCACGCCATAGAGATTCTTTCTCATACGATTCTTTCTCTGAAGGAGAGAAGCAACGTATTGACTTGGCACTGCTATTCACTTGGAGGCAGGTTGCCAAGATGAAGAACAGCATCAGCACCAACCTCCTCATACTCGATGAGACCTTTGATTCTTCTCTCGACGAAGCAGGTATCGATAACCTCCTGAAGATTATCCACACCCTTGGTGAAGACACTAACGTCTTCATTATATCTCACAAGGGCGAGATACTCGAAGGCAAGTTTGAGTCAAAGATAGAATTCACCAAAGTTAAAAACTTCTCACAAATCAAAAACTGATAGGGTTATATTATGATTACTCCGAAGCATTACACAATTCGCGTTTCTGAAGGAAACAGCATTCACTTCATCGCTGTTGATGACCATGACGCTTTGGGGTTTGCTGCCTTGTGTGGGTTCGAACAGGCACTCGATGATAGAACTGAATGGAAGAATCGAGACAATGTTTGGTCAACCCCCGCCTACAAGGAAGCAATTGCTAGATCCCACTCAACAATGCCATGAAGAAAGAATATAAACCAAAGAGAAAGTCTTATAACGACCTCACTTCCCTTTATAATGAGATGGTTTCTGGGGGAGTGAAGGTTGCTTATTTTGATGGTTGTGTCCTTAAAACAAAGAACAAGAAATGGAGTATGTTCGAAGGCAAATTGATCGAGGAAGAGGCGTAGTTCAACTGAATTTTTGGGTAATTGGGGTGGTTGACATCCCAATCCGGTTCCTGTAGAATAGAAGCATAAATTGAGGAAAACGCATGGAAACAGTACAAATAGGCGGTCGTTCTTGGCAAAAGAGCACTGGTTCAGAGGGGCAGGACGTGTATGTCGCCTTGTTTCTCGAAGATTCAGAAGCACTCAAGGGGCAATATCCAGACGAAAGTCACTATGACATCGTCGTTGACTCCGATGCGGACTTCTATATGCCTTCCATGGGCGTTGAAGACGAGGAACTTTCTGAAGACCGTATCGCGTTTAAATTCCGTAAAAACGTATTCACTCAAGCAGAACAAGACGGTGCATACGCTGGTCTGTTTGACGCAGCAATTGAGTCAAACAACAGAGGCATGGCAGCGGGTCCAAGAGAAGAATCTCAAGGCAACCGTGACTGGGTAACGCAATACCAACTGAACGTTCTGCGTTGGTTTGAAGAAGGGCAACCGCCCAACATCGACGGTTCTGATCCACTCGCCGAGTTTGCTGCTATCCCCAACGACGATGAAAACCGTGGTGGCGTTTGGTTGCGCACCAAAGTTGAACCAGAGTTTGGGACTTACACTGATTTCTTTCCAATACTACTGAACAAACTGCGAGTTATGACTCTCGAGGAAGCAAAGGCATATGTACAACTTCTGCGCAAGGACTTTATTTCCGATACTATGTACGCTACCGCAATATGGTCTGGCATTGCTGGTTTCTATGGTCGTTATCCTCGCATACCTTATGGTCGTGCTACTGCTTTCACCGATCATAATCGCGAAGTATTTGAGAAATGCTATCCATTTGCTCGTCGATTAGACGCAACCTTTGCCGAACTACTGCCTGTGCGCTATGGTCGTCAGAAGAAATGCGCTGACCGAATGGATCCAAAGTTTCTGATTGGAGAGGACACAACGTTCACTACCATTACGGTAAACACGACAACAAAGGAACGCAATGCACGTATGGCATGTCACCGTGACTCTGGTTCGTTGAACGAAGGTTTCAGCAACCTGACTGTGATAAGTGATGGTAAGAAAGACTGGAAAGGCGGCATGTTGGTCTGCCCAGAAGTTCGCGCTGCTATCAATATCCGCCCAGGCGACTTACTGTTGGTTGACAACATGCGCGTCATCCACGCCAACACCCCAATTGAAGCACCAGACTCTGGCGAAGATGACCTGATGCGTATGTCCCTTGTATTCTACTTCCGAGAAGATATGTTGAAGTTGGGTACATGGGAATATGAGCATCTGCGCCGAGCATACGTTGACTCGCGTCGACTGAACGAAGAACACAAACTGTGGCGACCATACTGGAACGGTGTATCACCGAGCATGTGGGACGACAATGAATGGTACGACTGGTTGACAGACAACGGTGGTGAGGAGATGACTCGCAAGTATCACCCTGAGTCGTTCGATGTTGCTGGTACTCTTGATGAATTTTTTGGATAGGAATGATATGATCGATTACAAATATAACGAAGATGCCCTGATCAAAGAACTCCGAGATTATGTTGACATTACTTATGGACAACACTACTCGCAGGACAAAGTCCAGACAACCGAGTTTGTTATCGATGCGGGTCATGGAGAGGGTTTCTGTTTAGGAAACGTCATCAAGTACACCCAACGGTACGGTAAGAAAGAGGGTAAGAACCGAAAGGACTTGCTGAAAGTTCTCCACTACGGTTTGATTGCACTCCACGTCCATGATTTGGAAGAAGAAAAGTGAAGCAGATCTGGTACCATGAGAATAAAAACGGCACAATCTCTTTCTACAAAGAGATCGCCATTGGTTCAAATCCTCTCACGAAGAATGGCATACACTTACACACAGGGACATACACTTATCGTAAGGCGTTATTTGTGTATCCCAAATTCATATACAAATGGATAGAAATACCATGTGCGGAGTAATTGGTGTACACCTAGAAGAAGTCTACGCGGAAGACCTCGAGATGGTCAAGCGTTTGTTCAGGGAAAGTATGATTCGTGGTAAGCATGCCACGGGAGTCACATACCTTTCCTGCGGCAAACTACATACGCACAAAGAACCAATTGCTGCTTATGAATTTATCGAGAAGTATGACCCTCGTGAGTTTGTTGACCCTGCTACACAGAAGATGACCATGATTGGGCATATCCGATACTCAACTTCTGACCTGCGATACAACCAACCGTTTCAGGGCAGAGAAACAGCAATTGCCCACAACGGAGTTATTTCTCAAGACCCTGACATATGGGAATATGAAACAGAAACACTGAACGATTCTGAGTTGATACTGCGTTGTATCGAAGCAGGAGATACTCCTCTCGAAAAGTACCGTGACCGAAGCATGGCAGTTGTTGCTATCGATGGCGGAGAACTGTCTGCGTTTCGTAATCATGAACGTCCACTTTGGATGGCGAACCGGAAAAACGGAATGGTGTTTGCTTCTACGAGAGATATTCTCCGAAGAGCAGGAATTACTGATAACGTTTCCAGTTGCGAACCTCTTGTCAAATATACTTTCGGTGGGTTCGGTCTACATATGGATAGAACATACTTTGACCCAGAACTGGCAGATCTGCAACCATGCTAAAGCGACTTAACAAAGAAGAAGTGGAAACGCTCATTGCTTCCCAACCAGAAGGAACAAACACGAAGTTCCTGAAGTCTTCACACAACCTCTGGTTTCGGTTCAAGAACTATGTGAAGCAACCACCGTTTGCTTTGATGGAAGGTGGAATTGATCCGGTTGCTCTGGTGTTCATCACATTCAGTGCGCGGTCAAAGTATGCCAACCTGTATGAGATAGTAACCCTCGAAGGAGAGGAGGGGCAAGGTTATGCTTCCGAAGTATACTGGAAGGTGATGGAAGAGGCGCATAACCAAGGCATGCAGAGACTCAAGATGTCCTGTACCCCATCTTCTGTTACATGGCACAAACGTAATGGCACCATCTTCTGGGCAGTTGACCCATCTGGTTCTCTGCGTTGTGACGTGCCTATATTCCCGAACCAACATGAGCAGTTGACGTTTCGTGAACTTGCATTGAAGGATCCTTCTGTTGCTATCCCGCCAAGCAAGGTAGCAGAAAAACTGAAGGAAGAATCCCTTGAGTCCCACAACTTTGGTGTCAAGAAAACCGAAAAGGTCGAGACTGCCATTGAGTCAGTGGGAGAATACTGGATGCGCGAAACACTATTTGAACCGACACACTTCTCTTTGGATGCGTTTCTATGAACAATAAGGAGATATTCACTCAGTGGTTTGGTCGTGGTCTTGAAATAGAGGACTGTGACCCATCCCTATACCTACAGAATTACTTCTTTGATCGGTTTGAGTATAACACAGAACAGCGTCTATGGATCTCTTGGATCTATGGCACTACCTATTACTGGCCAACCTCATACGTTGTTTGGAACGAATTTCCAGATATGGAGTTGGTGGGTCTGGAGCGTTTGCGTTCTTGGAACAACGCCAACTACAAACGCCTACGCTACCAGACAGACACCAAGTGGAACAAGGGTCACCTGCCCCAACAGTTTGAATCGTATAGAGACTTCGTTGGTGGTCGTACACAGCATGAAGCAATCACTGCCAACTTTGTTGGTGACCCTGTCAAGGACTTCTACTCTTTGTGGGACACTGTCAACTCTTGGCACAAGTTTGGTCGCTACACCTCTTGGTTTTATATACAGACACTCAAGCAGACATGTGGCATAAAGGTTGACGTTGATAGTCTCTGGTTCCATGACCGCAGTGGGTCAAAGTCGCACCGTAACGGTATGTGTTATGCCATGGACAAACCTGAGTGGGTTGACTCCAAGAAGAACAAAGTGAAACTCGACGCAACTCAGATAGACTTTCTCGAAGCAAATGGCAGGGAGATACTACAAGAGGTCAAGTTACGTTACCCGCATGTTGCCGACAAGGCAGACTTCTTTTCTATGGAAACCAGTCTGTGCTCCTTCAAGAAGTTGTTTCGCCGGAGTCGTGGTCGCTACCTTGGTTTCTACATTGACCGACAGGCAGAAGAGATCAAGAAAGTTCAGGCAGATAAGTGGGAAGGTATAGACTGGGAACCCTTGTGGCAAGCAAGGCGAGAGTGTCTGGAAGAGAAATGGTTGACAGACCTGATTGACCCTGAATTATATAACCTGTTTTTGGATACAGGCAACTTTGAACCAGTAGACCGAAACGCTGGTGGACTCGAGGCATTCTTTGCATAATGAGTTGTTGACACCCTATTCTGTTTCGGTTAGAATAGGATATCAAATTGTGGAGAACCTATATGAAACGTAAGAATTCCCAAGTTATCGGTCGTCAGTCGAGAGAAGTACCACCCCCATCTGAGGTAAAGCACATGACTTTATATGGAACGGAAATGTTGACCACGTTTGACTGTCGCACCTGTGGAAATGAATTCCTGATCAGCGAACAGTACAAAGGTCACGAAGGGTACTGCTGTAATTGTTGGAACGATGATACTACTGCACGCGCACTGGAAAAGGGATATAACAGAAAAGGATATGTGTCAAAGGCAGACTACCCCGCCGCAGGAACTTTGGAGTCCTTTTTACAATGAAACTGATATACATCATGGGTATTCCTGGAACGGGTAAGTCTACCATCATGAAGCAATTCATGGAAGAATTTAGTCCGAACTGGAAACAGGAGCGAGTAACAGACCTGCTTGACACCCATGTATCAGGCAATGTTCGAGTTCTTGGTAAGTATGTCCCCGAGAAAACTTTCTCAGGCACAGACCTGCTTTCAATGGCAGTAGCACCAAAAGCAGTTGAGTGGATCTCAACCAAACCGGATGAAGTTATATTTGGCGAAGGTGACCGACTCAACAACGCAGGTTTCTTCACAGCAGCAGGTGATGACCTCACTATAATCCACCTGACCGTATCAGACGCTGAACGTGAGCGCAGATATAAGCAGCGTGGTTCTGAACAGTCTGAGAAATTCATCCAGACAACCCGCACCAAGTGCACCAACATCCTCGAAAAATTCGGTGACCAGCATACGCTGTTTGGTACTGAAAAGGGATGTGTGGTACAATTCCCCCACGAAACCCCAGATGACACACGTATCGTTGTCGATTATATGCTGGGTTGCGTAAGTTCCTGATTCTATTCAGTTTTTCACAACTTGTGTTTGTGCCTCAATTGCTCCATAATAGGTGTTCTGATTGAGGAGAACAACAGATTATGGGTATGTGTAAGATCGATGACTATAGCAGTCTGCTCGGTTCTTTCGTTGAGAAGGACGTGCGCGGTTTCCATGAGTATTCGGCGAACACCGATGACATGACAGGCGCGTGGGATTTTCCCCATGTACTTCATACATTCGATGGTGTGCGGTATGCGCGTATCCTCAAGACGGTTGCCTATATTGCTGTGGACGAGGATGCATATGGTCTGCCAGTAGTTGAGAAGTGGGACATCACCTCCCACAAGAAGTACTCCTAAGTTGTTGATTTTATTGAACTTTTACGAACTTGTTCTTGTACTGAAAATGTACGATAATAGATGTTCAAGTTGAGGAGAAGACATGATTACTGACAATACAAACTCCAGCGTTGCTAAACTGCTCGCCAACGAGAATATAACGGTGGTACAGGAAAATGTTCCTACTGCTATGTTCGACGTGAAGAATCGCGTGCTGACCCTGCCTTTGTGGGCAGACGTTGACGCTGCGGTTCAGTCACTGCTGACTGGGCACGAAGTGGGGCATGCGCTTTATACACCCGAAGAGGGATGGCATGAAGCAGTTTGTTCACGCGGTGGCAACTATAAGTCTTTTCTGAATGTGGTCGAGGATGCGCGTATCGAGAAATTGATCCAGCGCAAGTACCCTGGACTGCGACGCGACTTTGTTTCTGGATACAAGCAATTGATGTCCAAAGGTTTCTTTGGTTCTAAAGACGCTGCCGAATTTGGTCTCATTGACCGAATCAACACTCACTTCAAGTGCGGCATGGCGGCAAACACTCCATTCGCTGAAGATGAAGTTCAGTGGGTCGACCGTATCGCCAAACTCGAGACTTGGGAACAAGTTGTTGAAGTGACTGACGAATTGTTTGAGTTCTGCAAACAAAAAGAAGAAGAGCAGAAGCAAGAGGAAGAAGAACGCAACGAAGAATCAGAGTCTGAAGATGGCGACGATGACTCGGGCGACTATTCCGATGGTTCTGGTTACTCTATGCACGAGGACTTTGACGAAGACGAAGATGATGCCGACTCGGATGACGCCGAAGATGGTGAGTCTGGGTCCACGCACGAATCTTCCGAAGGCGAAGAGGAAGAAGATTCCTCTTCATCCGACGGTGACGGTGACGGTGACAGCGAAGAAGAGTCTGACACCGAATCATCCCCCTCCTCGCCCGAAGAGGATGGTGAAGAAGATGACAACGATGGCGAAGAAGAGTGGGGTAACACTGGCGGCACAGAGGGTGGTGTATCTGAAGAAGAAGATGGTCCACGTTCATTCACCGATGAAGCACTCCGCGAATCTATAGAACGTGAGTATGCTGGTGATGCTTCCCGCATAGATGTTTTGAATATCGAACTCCGTGCAGACAACCACGAGCAATACTTCATTGGTTACAAAGACGTGATTGCTATGTGTCGTGAAGATATGGATAACCAAAGCGACTACCAGAGAACACTGGAATCAGGTGCTGAGGTCTATGACGAATGGTACAGCAGTGCTCGTCGGTCTATCTCCCTGATGGTGAAGGAATTCGAGATGAAGAAGTCAGCAACACAACTTTCCCGTACTCGTATCTCTCGCTCTGGCACCCTTGATACTCTCAAGATGAACAACTATCGCTGCAGCGACGACATATTCAAGAAGGTCAAGAGTATCCCGAAAGGCAAGAATCACGGATTTATAATGGTGGTCGACCTCTCGGGTTCTATGACCGAAATACTCTCAGATGTCGTGAAGCAAACTATGCTTATGACGCACTTCTGTCGCCGAATCAATGTGCCTTTCCGTGTATATGGTTTCACAGACTACCTTGCAAGGAGAGAAGAACCGAGAGAACAAGATACTGGTTTGATGACTGCTAATCCAGATCGATGTTTGCGTATGATCGAGATCTTCAACGAAAAGATGTCGAAGTCTGATATGCTGTTTATTTCTCATGCATTGATGGGTTCTTGTACCCTCGCTCGTCATGCGGGCGGATGGAAACCGACATTCACTCCATTCTATTTGGGCGGCACTCCCCTTGACTCATCTATACTTGCGTTGATACCCAAGATCGAGGAGTTCAAGAAGCAGCACCGTCTGGATATCATGAACACTATATTCCTGACCGATGGCGCGTCGCACGGTCTCAAGTATGTTGCCGGAAGTGGTGATCGTGACTATATGCTGGATCTGCCGCGAAAGATGGCAGGAAACTATATCACTCTCCGTTATGGCAAAAAGACATACTCTGCTCCGAAAAACGGCGAAAAATATACTGGCACTCTGCTGTCAATACTCAAAGATGTCACTGGCAGTTCTGTACTCGGATACTTTGTATTTTCCGGAAGAGGCAGATCGGCGGCAATGGGTGCGATGCGTTGCATGCGCGTTTCCTATGATACTGCAGAAGAAAACTACAAGTTGTTGAAGAAAGGTTTCCACGCTGTGCTCGATGTAGAAGGTTACGATGAGATGTACCTCGTGTGGAGCAAAAACATGGTAGTCAGCAATGCGAGCATGGACGTGGAAGCAGGTTCGGCAAAGGGTGCGCTGAAACGGGCATTCGGTAAAACCTCCACTGGACAGAAGCAAGCACGTGCTCTGCTGCAGGATATAGTGAAGCGGGTTGCGTAAGTTGTTGATATTACAGGGTTATTTGGAAGTTGTTCTTGTACCCTATTTGCGGGATAATAGTTGTTCGTTGAGTGAATTAGTAAACAAAAGTGAGTCTATATTATGAGTAAAGCAAAATTGTTAGTCGCCCTCCTCGCCGATGAGTACGGTGACGAACCCCGAACGTTGTCGCGTGAGCAGATCAAGGATGTCGCGAAGGCGAATGACATCAACTCTCTGTATCGCGTACTGAACGCGAACAACCTTGCCGATAACGGCGAATATCACTTTCCCCCACTGGGCAAGTCACAACCTTCTGGCAAGGTTCCGAAGATCTCCGTACCTGCGAAGGTCGCTGCGGTCAAACCTGCTGCCCAAGTTGCCCCTGCCACAGTGGTTGCCAACCTGAACGCGGATTCCAGCGGTTTCAGCGACAACCTTATACCAGCGAAGGACAAGATGTATGTCCCGTTTGGCAACTTCAAGATGGTTGAGCGAGTTATCGCGTCTGGTATGTTTTATCCGACGTTCATCACAGGTTTATCCGGTAACGGAAAGACCTACATGGTTGAACAGGCATGTGCCAAGTCCAAACGCGAAGTTATTCGTGTCAACCTCACCGAAGAAACCGACGAGGATGACCTCATTGGCGGTTTCCGTTTGGTGAATGGTGAGACCAAATTCTTCAAAGGTCCAGTCATCAAAGCAATGGAGCGTGGCGCAGTACTCCTGCTCGACGAGATTGACTTGGTGACACCTGGGAAGGTTATGTGCCTCCAGTCTATCATGGAAGGTTCAGGGTACTTCATCAAGAAAACTGGCGAGTACATTGCTCCTGCCAATGGTTTCACGGTGGTTGCTACTGCCAACACCAAGGGCAAGGGTTCTGACGATGGTCAGTTCATGGGCACAAACGTACTCAACGAAGCATTCCTTGAGCGTTTCCCCGTGACCTTTGAGCAGGAATACCCTTCCATTGCGATCGAGAAGAAGATCCTGCGCAAGCATATCTCTGACGATCACTTCATCGGCAAGTTGGTTGATTGGGCAGATATTATCCGCAAGACCTACCTTGATGGTGGCGTTGAGGAAATTATCTCAACTCGCCGACTGGTTCACATCGTGAAGGCATATGAGATATTCGGCGAACGCGCCACTGCCATCGAAGTTTGTACCAACCGTTTCGATGATGAGACCAAGAGCGCATTCATGGAATTGTACAGCAAGGTTGATGAGACGGTCATAGTTGACGGTGAGGGTGATGAGTAAAGTTGACCCTGCGGGGGATCGTTTTTGGGGATTCGTAGACTCGACTATCATAGTCGTATGCGTTGCTGTACCACTGACATTGGTCTTTCGTGGCGCACCACCCACTGAAGAGGTCGATTACCTCCTCGAGGAACCCGATTACGCCCTACTCGAGGCGCAGTATACCGCCCTAGAGACCCGTTTCAGCGTCCTCGAGGCGCGTCTGGAGGGTTGTATCAACGCCCTCCAGCGTCCTCTCGACACCCTCCAACGCCCTCTCGGGGACGCTGGAGACGCCCGAGGGGAGAGGGTTTCAGGGGTCGATACCGTCCCTCTGGACGCCTCTCGCGCTCCTCGAGACCCGCTGGTAGCGGGTGGGTATAAGTGGTCGCCGAGGGTGATACTCGACCTCGAGACGCCCGAGAGGAACCCTCGAGGGGGAAGATTCGGGGTGAGTATGACCCCAAACCAAGACGGGATATCTGTTGAGTATGAGGTGGGTCTGTAGGTGTTGACATCTCAATCCGGTTCGACGATAATAGAATCTCATTTAGAGAAACAACCACAGCAAGGAAATATACTATGCAGTTAAATGAAAACACGATGGCAGTACTGAAGAACTTTGCTACCATCCAAGACAATATCGTGATGAACGAAGGCAATGTCGTCAAGACTATCGCCGAAGCAAAGAACGTCATGGCGGTTGCTAATCTTGACCAGTCGTTTGACAAGACCGTCGGGGTTTATAACCTGAATGAGTTCCTGTCAGTGCTTGGTCTTGTTGATGCTCCAACGTTGGAGTTCGGCGACTCTTCAGTCAAGGTATCCGATTCCTCTGGTCGATCTAGCGTCAAGTATTTCTACAGTGACCCTGGTATTCTGACTTCTCCGGCGAAGGATATTCCGATGCCCGAAGCAGAAGTCACGTTCACCTTGGACGAAGCAACGCTCAAGCGCATCCGAAGCGCAGCAGCAGCACTGGGTCACGACAAGGTTTCTGTGACCGCGACCGAGGGTGGTATTGAGTTGTCTGTTGTAGACAACACAGACGCTACCTCAAATGCGTTCAACATCACGGTTCCAGGAACAGCAAAGTCAGATAATTTCTGCTTTGTTATGAACATCGCCAACCTGAAGTTGATCTCTGGCGACTATGACGTCGAGGTTTCCTCGCGTTTGATCAGCAAGTTCACTTGCAAAACTGTTGATGTGGTTTACTACATCGCTCTCGAAAAATCATCCACATACGAAGGATAACGGTATGTCAACCAAAGAACCAAAAGAAAAAACATTCGGCGTCGAAGATGTCCGTCCTATCTATGACGCATCTTTTCGCGCATCACGCACGACCATCTCCGTCATCGACGCTATGTGTCAACGTGGAGCAGTGAAGGGCGAGGAACTATCTGCTATCGGTCAACTCCGAGACCAGTGTGTCAACATCGCCCAGATGTGTGAGCAGTTTCAATCCGAAAACGATTAACGAGGAGAATGCATGAAAGCACAACGCTCAACAGCGCAACGTCGCGCAGCAGCACTTGAACAGGCAAAGGGTTACACCTATGCCAACTCCAAGGCGAAGCGCAATGGCGTTTCTGAAGAGAAGTGGGCAGCAGAAAACGCTGCTCGCATCGAACAACTGGAAAGTATCAAGAGTGACTACACTCTGTAACAGGTTGATTGGCGAGTAGCACAGCGGTAGTGCGCCTGACTGTTAATCAGGATGTCGTAGGTTCGATCCCTACCTCGCCAGCCAAATAAGGTGAGTGCCCACCTTTACCAACGGGCACAAATTTAAAATGGTATACATTATGTCACAAGCATCACGTCTATTAACCTCACTGAAAGCAGGTGAGCAACTCACAGCGAAGCAGATCTCTGCTCGGTTCAGCGCAAAGAACCCACACGAAGTTGTACGTCAACTCCGCATCCAGGGTTACGCTGTATTCGCTAACGAAAAAACCAACAGCAAGGGCGAAACCAAGACATTCTATCGTCTGGGCACTCCAACCCGCGCAATGGTAACTGCTGCATATGCCTTGATGGGCGCGTAGTATGCGAACGTCCCGAGAAGACACTAAACTCGCTCTGGTCGGTGCAACCCGCACCCGTCTCCTGAGCAAGAGGAAAACTGCTCACCTTATTTTATATTATGGAGTTTGTAGTATGCGAGAATCGTTATGGGTGGAGGCTTACAGACCTCAGACTATCCAAGAGTGTATCCTACCGGAGCACATCAAGAAAGTATTCCAAGAAATAGTTGATTCTGGAGAGGTGCCAAACCTCCTGTTCACCGGAACTGCTGGTCTGGGCAAAACCACCGTTGCGCGTGCACTGTGTAACGAACTTGGTCTAGACAATATCCTAATCAACGCATCGGAGTCAGGTAACATCGACACCCTCCGTGGCAAGATCAAACAGTTTGCTTCCAGCGTATCCCTACAAGGTGGATACAAGGTTGTTATCCTTGACGAGGCAGACTACCTGAACGCACAATCAACCCAACCTGCATTGCGTGGGTTCATCGAGGAGTTCAGCGACAACTGTCGTTTCATCCTCACCTGCAACTTCAAGAACAAGATCATCGAACCGCTACACTCTCGTTGTGGCGTTGTAGAGTTTAATGCCTCCAAGAAAGAGAAGGCGAAACTCTGCGAACAGTTCATGAAGAGAGTTATGAACGAAATACTGCCCGAGGAAGGCATCAAGGGTGATGTCAACCCCAACTCTATTGCTGAACTCATTATGCGGCATGCACCAGACTGGCGCAGGATCCTCAATGAACTGCAGAGATCCAGGCGAGGCAACGAACTGGTGTTGGTAGGCAAATCCGATTCCTCCGGCGACTTCTCAGACCTGTTTGGGTTCCTGAAGGAAAAAGACTTCAAGTCAATGCGCAAGTGGGTTGCCAACAACATGGACACCGAGAGCGCAGCGATATTCCGTGGCGTGTACGACAACATGACCGACAAGGTTGAACCCAATAGCATCCCGCAGCTGGTTATCATCCTCGCGGATTATCAGCACAAGGCGGCATTTGTTGCAGACCATGAACTGAATATGGTTGCTTGTTTGACCGAGTGTATGGCACAACTGGAGTACCTGTGATGGATAATCGGGCAGGAGTCTACGTTCTGTGGGAAAAGGTTGGTGATGGTCTGCCGCAGATCGTGGGGTATGCACAAAAGGTTGCATATAATTCTGTATCGGATAAGTTGTTTATAGATATCCACAACTGGACAGAAGCAGTGAAAGACCATAATGGGTTTCCTGTGAAAAGATACATTACACCCGAACGGTTTATCCAGAGTGTTTCTGATATAGGGGGATTGAATCAAGATGGATGATTATGATGATGAGATTCTCTCGGAAGAATTCGAGGACAGCGAATACGACTATGAACTCTACGCCAAGTTGCAGAAACTTCTGAATTCGATACAGAAACTTGCTGGGGAGAAACTGCGAGACTTCACGACAGAAGAATTGCAAATGCTCCAGAAAGTATATGGGAAGAACCTTGTGTATGGTTTGTATATGGATGTTGCTGAATGTCTCGCATTGCCGCCCTCATCGGAGACTATACACTGATGAGTAGTAATCCGTTTGACTACACCAACAGCATCAACTACACCAAGGAAGACATAATGGATCCCATGGAGGAGGATAAGTATCCTTCTTTCATGATCAATCGAGGTCTGTCGCAATTCCAAGATACCGTCATGCTCGCCAACGAGATGAACCTATATCACCAACTGGACGGTCGATTACAGTATGACTTCTTACGAGGAACCATCCGAAAGAAAAAGCGGTTTGGTAAGTGGGCGAAGAAAACCGAAGTCGATAATGTTGACGTGATCAAAGAGTATTATGGTTACAGCGACAGCAAGGCGCAGAGTGTGATTGACCTATTCACGCCAGAGCAGATTGACGCATTGAAGAGCAAATTGTACAAAGGAGGAAAACGCTAAATACATTCGCATAAATGATATGCTTGGAAATAATAATAACTTTTGCGATAGGTCTATCACATGAATGAATTAGCGTCTTGGTCTCCCAGCGAAATGCTCGAGATTACATTAAATGAACCGGACGACTTCCTGAAGGTCAGGGAAACCCTGACTCGTATCGGGGTTGCTTCTAGGAAAGAACAGAAATTGTGGCAGTCCTGTCACATACTACACAAACAGGGACGATACTTCATCGTCCACTTCAAGGAGTTGTTCTTGCTTGATGGCAAGAAAGCGAACCTTGAGGTTTCTGATTTGGGTAGGAGAAACACTATAGCAACGTTGCTTAGTGATTGGGGTTTGGTCAACTTGGTCGACAACGAGCAGGTAAAAGACAAGACCCCACTACGACAGATAAAGATCGTATCCTTTCGAGATAAGAAGGAATGGGAACTCTGTCAAAAATACAACATAGGAGGAAATAGGTAGTGCCTGAAGTAGATTTTATTGAAACACCGTTTGACAAGAAAGCACAGACAATGGGCATTCGCAAGAGAGAGTTTTTCTTAAACCTCGTCTTGTCTGCTTGGGTTTTAACTTGGACAGGAGTAATGGTATACGGTTTAGTTTGATTTGTTGCTATCCTATTCTGCTTGGTGTAGAATAGATTCTTATATTATGGAGTACTGAATGAAGTTTTACACCAACATATCTCGTATTGGCAACAACATCTGTTACCGTGGATATGACAACGGTATTCGTGAGCAGTTTCGTGACACGTTTGACCCTGTCTTATACCTGACAACCAGTAACGACACCGAATGGAAGACCATGGATGGTCGCGGTGTCAAACCTGTCTCCTTCGAAAGCATGAAAGAGGCAACCGAATTCAGCAAGAGATATGAGTATGTTGACTCTCTTGAGGCACACGGCAATAACAACTTTGCTGCCCAGTACATCCAAGACAAATTTCCCAACCAAATAGAATTTGACCCAGCGCATGTTCTCGTTGCTGACATAGACATCGAGGTCGAGAGTGAGGATGGGTTTCCCGAACCCGAAGATGCGCTCCGCGTTGTCCAGTCTATCTGCCTGAAGTATCATGGTCATCCCACCGTCTATGTGTGGGCACTCCTTGACCAGTATGACCCTGCTGCCAGTACGAAGCACCTTGACATTGACCCTGCTGACATCAAGTACATCAAGTGCGATGGCGAGGTTGACTTGCTGTTGAAGTTTGTGAACTTCTGGAGCGGCAAGGATACCTGCCCTGACGTTGTCACTGGTTGGAACTGTCGCGGGTTTGATTTCCCATACCTTATCAATCGCATGAAGCGCATGATTGGTGGTGACACATACAAGAAGATGTCGCCATGGAATACTGTCCGTGAGAAGAATATATCCACGGGACATGGGCGCAAGCAACAGACCTATGACATGGTTGGTATTGAGCAACTGGATTACTATGAGTTGTTCCAGAAGTTTGGCAACCTGATATATGGCGTACAAGAATCCTACAAACTTGATCACATTGCCAACGTGGTACTCGGCGAGAAGAAACTCTCTTACGAGGAACACGGCAACCTGTTCACCCTATACAAGGAGGACTATCAAAAGTTCATTGATTATAACATCAAGGACGTTCTGCTGGTTGAGAAACTGGATGACAAGATCGGACTCATTGAACTGGCAATGACCATCGCATACAAGGGTGGGTGTAACTATCAAGACTCGTTTGGTACTACACAATTGTGGGACACTTACATATATCGTGAACTGTGTAAGCGCAAGATCGTTGTACCTCCCAAGAAAGAGAATGACAAAGAGGACTTCGGTGGTGGTTATGTGAAGGAACCTCAAGTGGGTCGACACGACTGGATTGTCTCGTTTGACTTGAACTCACTATACCCCCACTTGATTATGCAGTACAATATGTCACCCGAGACCATCTTGAAAGCAAGAACGTTGGGCGTTACCGTTGACAACTGCCTTGACCAAACTAGACCTGCGCCAGAGTCTCCCGAAGATGCATTGTCCGCAAACGGTGTTCAATTCAGCAAGGGCAAAGAGGGTGTGCTACCCAGTATCATTTCTGGACTGTATGCCGAGCGAAAGCAGATAAAGCAGAACATGCTCCAGTTACAGAGCAGGGTGGAGGCAGGTGATGCTGCCGCAGAGAAAGATATCGCCAAACTCGACTCGCAGCAAATGGCGATTAAGATCATGATGAACTCTCTCTATGGCGCGTTGGCAAACAGATGGTTTCGGTACTATGACATCCGCATGGCAGAAGCAATCACGATGTCGGGTCAGTTATCGATACGCTGGGCAGAACGCGCAGTGAATGACTACATGAACAAGATAGTGGGCACGGACAACTTCGACTATGTGGTCGCCATGGACACTGACTCGCTGTATGTGAACTTTGGTCCACTGGTCAAGAAGATGGGGTTGACCGACACGGCGAAGATAGTCAAGTTGCTTGATCAGATGGGCAATGATAAGTTTGTGCCGCTGTTCACCCAATCATACGAAGACCTCGCCGCATACATGAGCGCATATGAGAACAAGATGGTGATGGGTCGAGAGGCAATTGCTGACTCGGGTATCTGGACCGCCAAGAAGCGTTATATCCTCAACGTGCGTAACAACGAGGGTGTGCAGTATGCCAAACCTAAACTGAAGATCATGGGCATTGAGGCAGTCAAGTCCTCGACCCCTGCCTCTTGTCGTGATGCCCTGAAGGGTTTGTTCAAGGTTATGATCTCCGGTACAGAGAAGGAAACGCAGACAGCAATCCAATTGTTTCGCTCACACTTCAACAGACTGGATCCGCATGAGATCGCGTTTCCCCGAGGTGTTTCTGATGTTACCAAGTGGAAGGACATAGACACGATATACAAGAAGGGTACACCCATACACGTTCGTGGTTCCCTGTTATATAACAACCTCATCAAGAAGCATGAGTTGGAAAAGAGAAACACGATAATCAAGGATGGCGAGAAGATAAAATTCATCTACCTTGATGAGAAAAACCCAGTGAGGGAAAACGTAATCGCCTTTCCTGACTATCTCCCACCGGAATTGGGATTGCACAAGTATATCGATTATGACACGCAGTTTGACAAGGCATTCCTTGCTGTTGTCCGACCAGTACTCGAGGCGATTGGTTGGAAAGAGGAAGATTCAGTATCACTTGAAGACTTTTTTGGATAAAGGATAAATTATGTACGAACTAACAATTTTCAAATCTCCGTTTGATAATATAACCGACAAGACCATGCAGTTTGATACATGGGAAGAGTTTACCAACCTGTTGGAAATGCTCTCAAAGACTCCCATGTCAGGCAAAGAGAATTCGCAGTTGATCAGTCCTGCTGTCTATGAGAAAGGAACGACCAGATCAAACGCAACCGTGAAGTATTGGGGTGGATGGGCAGCAGTTGACGTTGACGAATTTGATGGCGATGTGGAGAAACTCGCGAGTGCGATAAAGCACAGGTTTGTCATATACTCCACGCCATCTTCCACAGTGAAGCAACCAAAGTTTCGTATCGTGTTTGACCTAGACAGAAACGCAGAGGCAGATGAGATAAAAGCATTCTGGTTTGCCTTGCAGAAATACTTGGGTGAACTTGGTGATGAGCAGACCAAAGACCTGTCGCGCATGTACTATATTCCTGGATTGTATCGGGGGTCAAACCACTTCTTCTATCGCGGAGAGGGGGATCCTGTCTCCATAGGCAAGTTGAAGTTGTTACACCCGTATGTCGAGAAAACGGGTAACTCATTTCTTGACCGTATGTCACCAGAGATGCGTGAGCAGGTTCTGGAGTATCGCAAGTCCCAGTTGACCAACACAGACTACTCTTGGTCTGGGTATCGTGATTGTCCGTTCTTTCCGAACAAGATGGCAGAGAAGTATAAGTCGGTCAGTGAAACTGGTTGGTACTCGCAGATGTATCGCATTATGATTGCAGTGGCATGTAATGCCGTCAAGAACAAGTATCCCATAACACAAGAGCAGATTGCTCAGATGTGCCAAGAACTGGACCAGGAAACGGGCAACTGGTATGAGAACCGTCCACTGTCCAGAGAAGCAGGTGGTGCTTTGGAATGGGCGTATGCCAACACATTCGAGGAGTGATTATGAGTAGAGCGATTGTGTTCTTCCTTGCCTTGTATGGCATGATGGTTTTGTGTGAATCAGTATTTGCCAGTACCAGCAGTGACTGCGAGAAAGTGAAGAAGGAAATTACGCACCTGACTGAGTTGAGTAGAAAGGGTGGCACGACCAAACAAATGCAGATATGGAAGAAATTTAGGATTGACGCTATATCCCGATACAAATACCTTCAATGTGATGAGAGAGGAAACGCCGATGAAAGTTAATCTTGTGAGTTATTCGCAGGGTCCATACTGGGCAGATGCAGACCACGCCATAGCAGAACCAAAGCAACTGGACGAATTGATTGCATACTGCGCCAGAGTATCAAACCCAGCAAACCAGATGAACACCGACACCAACGAAAGGTTGCTGGCATACCTAATCGACCACAAACATTTCAGTCCGTTTGAGATGGTCTCTGCTTGTCTAGAAATAGAAACCACTCGCGATATCGCAAGACAAATACTGCGCCACAGGTCTTTCTCATTTCAGGAGTTCAGTCAAAGATATGCTAACATCGACCAAATGGGCGATGAGATGTTTGTGTTGCGTGATGCCCGACTACAGGACGAGAAGAACAGGCAGAACAGCGTAGAACTGGAAGAAGGTTCTGAACTTGATGCCACTTGGAAAGCAATGCAACAGGGTGTCATCGATGAGTCTTTGAAGGCATACAACTGGGCAATTGAAAATGGTATCGCCAAGGAACAAGCACGTTGTGTACTGCCCGAAGGAAATACTGTTTCCCGTATGTACATGAATGGTACTCTGCGCTCTTGGATTCACTATATCGAACTGCGTGGTGCTAACGGTACACAGCGGGAGCACATACTGGTTGCTCGGGCATGCGCCAAGGTAATCGCGCAGATCTATCCGCATTATTGACATCTCAATCCCGTTCAACTACAATAGATCTCTAACTTGAGGAACAACAATATGCAAGAAGAACAACCACTGTCACTATTCGCCGAAAACGCGGTGACCTCCAATCCAACCGTCGCCCTTATCGGAGAAGAATATAACCTGAAGAACCTACTTTGGTGTTTCGGTCAACATGTGAACGTCCTGCTGAATCAGAGCACACTGGCAGCGGGTAGTCTGTTTCAAACAATGACTCTCGATGAGATTGCCGAGAAGAATCCCCTCATCACATTTATCTGCCTCGATGACGAGAAAGAGTCGGTCAAGTTGATAAAGCATTACCTCGACAATTCTGATTCCGCAGTTGTTGTCAGGTCATTTATCCCTCCAGAGAAGATTAACGGTCTTTGTGAAGAACTGTATGCGCGTAGACAGTTGCATCGGGTCATATTTTCTCCTATCATTTCAGCGGAAAGCGAAGAAGAATTTCGTAACCCACCCCACCTTGTTTTAGGTTCTATCGGAAATGTAGAGCAATACCTCGACTTCCTGCAACACTGCACGAATATAAACATAAGTTCATACCACCCCTGTTCCCCTATAGAAGCAGCAATCGTAACAATTTCTAAAAGGAAACTTATACAATCCAGAACACAATCTATGAATGAACTCCGTAAAGAATTATATCAACTGCATTCTGCGGGTCAGTGCTCTTACATGAACGCTGAAAGAGCGATCATATCAGACCCTCGGATTGGTTATTTTCCAAGCGTAGGAAATATCCCCGAGATACAAACCAGTTTAACACCACTTATAGAATACACCGAAAACCAAGAGGAAGCATAATATGTCAAGCATAATGGACAAATTGAAGAAGAACAGCAAGATCAAACTGTCGGCACCGTTGAAGGACTCAAAGTTCTTTGGAACCAAGACCGTGGTTGACACTGGTGTGCCCATGGTCAACGTTGCCCTGAGTGGCGATGTTGATGGTGGTCTGACGAGTGGTCTGACAGTACTTGCTGGTCCAAGCAAGCACTTCAAGACATCTTTCGCCCTGCTCATGGCAGCAGCGTACCAGCGCACTCACGAGGACGCAGTCGTGTTGTTCTATGACAGTGAGTTTGGTTCACCGCAAGCATACTTTGAGACGTTTGGTATTGACACCGACCGTGTACTGCATACACCTATCACCAACGTTGAGGAATTGAAGTTTGACCTCGTGCACCAATTGGAAGAGTTGGACGAGAAAGACAAGGTTTGTGTTGTGATTGACTCCATCGGTAACATGGCATCCAAGAAGGAACTGGAAGATGCTATGAACGAGAAGTCAGTAGCAGACATGACTCGCGCCAAAGCACTCAAGGGTTTGTTTCGTATGTGCACGCCATACCTTACGATGAAGGATATCCCGATGCTTGCCATCAACCACACCTACAAGGAGATCGGTCTGTTTCCGAAGGACATCGTCTCCGGTGGTACTGGCATTATGTACTCAGCAGACAACGTCTGGATTATCGGTCGACGTCAGAACAAGACTGGTACCGAAATCACTGGGTATGACTTTATCATCAACGTTGAAAAGTCTCGTTATGTTCGAGAGAAGTCAAAGGTTCCCGTTTCTGTTTCATGGGAAGGTGGTATCGAGAAGTATTCTGGTTTGCTGGAAATTGGTCTGGCGGGTGGTTACGTTATCAAACCAAACAACGGATGGTACCAGCGAGTCAATAAGGAGACTGGCGAGTTGCTCAACGGCAAACTCCGTGAGAAGGATACCATGACTGCTGAGTTCTGGGATCCCATTTTCGAGGAGACCGACTTCAAACAGTTTGTGATTGATTCATACCAGATCGGTGGTGAGATTGGCGACCTTGATCTGGGTATTGAGTAATGTATCTGAAAATTGTTAGTTGCAAAGACCCGCTGAAGTGGTACTATCATATGGTAGGAAAGGTGGTGCCACTTCTTGCGATCGAAGAAACCGAGTACAAGTCCCGTGAACCAGCGGGATATGTCAACTTTGTCAGCAAGGGCGATGCCGTTGTTGAGGGGAAATCAGGGGAACAATACCTCGGAGGATATTATCAGTGAACGAAGAATCAGAAGTTACGGTTGAAATTCCTCCTGTCCACCTGCGAAAGGGTGATGCACCAGAAGTCTCCCTTGAAGAAAACGTAGACTATGTTGTGACTGAAGACCCAACAAACCCATCTGACCCCGAAGCATGGGCAGTACATATCCTCAAGGGCGAATATGAAGACTGGGTCATCAAGTACAACAACGTTGAATTGGACAAAGATGGGTTGGAGTTTGGTTATGAGACTCTTTTCATGCCCGATCTTCCTGAAGGGTATCAGGTCGTCGACACCGAGATAGCAAACTACTTTGGCACGATACTCGTCCAAATAGTTACAGAGTTGCATGAACATCAAGGCAATGTTTACCTTGACTTGGAAACAGGAGAAAAAATTGAACTCTGATATGCCCAGTATGATCTTGAAGCACTTCTTCACGAACGATGCTTTCATGCGCAAGGTGGTTCCGTTCATGGATGCTGCTTACTTTGAAGGCACTCACAATTTTCTATTCAAGGAATATGTGCAGTATGTCGCCAAGTATAACAACATACCATCACAGGATGCCTTTCGTATCTCCCTGAGGGAATCGGAGAATCCCGCGAGTGAACAGATCTTTGAACACGCAATGGATATACTCCCTGAGTTGTTCACAGAGGACAAGGAAACAGACTCTGATTGGTTGTTGGACAACACGGAGAAGTGGTGTCAAGACCGCGCACTATTTAACGCTGTTATGGAGTCAATCTCCATCATCGATGGTAAGCACCAGACGATGACCAAGAATGCATTGCCAGAGATATTATCAAAGGCACTTGCTGTTACGTTTGACACCAACGTTGGTCATGATTACTTGAACAGTGCCAGCGAACGTCATGACTTCTACAACAAAGTGGAAGAACGTATCCCGTTTGACCTGGAGTATTTCAACGCAATAACAAAGTTAGGTCTACCCAACAAGACCTTGAACGTTGCACTTGCAGGAACAGGCGTTGGTAAGAGTTTGTTCATGTGCCACAATGCTGCTGCTAACCTATCGGATGGCAAGAACGTTTTGTATATCACTATGGAAATGGCAGAGGAGAGAATCGCGGAGCGCATTGACTCCAACCTGCTTGACACGCCTCTCGATAAGTTGGTAGACTTCAGCAAGGAGGCGTATGTCAACAAGGTTGCGAAGATCGCAGCAAAGACTCAAGGCAGACTAATTATCAAAGAGTACCCAACCTCACAGGCACATGCCGGACACTTCCGTGCTCTGCTGAATGAGTTGAAACTCAAGAAGAAGTTTGTTCCTGACATCGTCTACATTGACTACCTGAACATCTGTGCCAGCAGTAGGATGAAGCAGGGTGGTTCTATCAACTCATACACATACATCAAGAGCATAGCAGAGGAACTGCGTGGTCTGGCGGTGGAGTTTAACCTGCCTATCATGACAGCAACCCAGACAACGCGAAGCGGGTTTGGTAACTCTGACGTTGGTCTTGAAGACACCAGCGAATCATTTGGTTTGCCAGCAACTGCCGACTTCATGTTTGCTCTCATAAGCAACGATGAGTTGAGGGAACTGAACCAGATAATGGTGAAGGTTCTCAAAAATCGTTATTGCGATACAAACAACAAGCGGTTTGTTATCGGCGTGGACTATTCCAAACAGAAACTGTCCGACGTTGACCCCGAGGAACAGACTCTGGTGGATGATAGTAAGACCGAAAAGGACAATGGTCCAGTGTTTGACCTAACGGATGCTGGTAAGAAGATTGCCACCGAAGGGTTTAAGATGTAGTTGCCTTTCCATTCCCATTGGAATAGAATAGAATAAATCAAGGAGAAACTTATGTCAGGTATAGCACACACTTTGCTCGCAACATCCCTTCTGTATGCAGCATATAAAATAGGTCAGTTGCATCTGTCAAGATCGGTGATAAAGCGTACCACTTTGTCAATCCTTCGACAGCAGCAGAGTGCACTTAGCGCAAGTGAACTTCTATATATACTTGCCGATGAAGGCACATATACCGAAGAAGAAATTACTGACGCAATCCAGCGTTGGAATGATAAGCAGGAGAAGTAAATGAAAGGTGAAGTTGTAACAGTCGTTAGTATGTTGGGTGAAGTAGTTGGTCGCCTAAAAGAAGAAACCGAAACCTCTGTGACATTGACAGACCCTCGTCTGTTCGTACAGCAGGATCAGGGTGCTGGTTTCGCCCCAGGTGTTTGTATGACTGGTCAGAAAGATCCATCAGAGATTACGTTCAACAAGAGCGTTGTGCTGACAGTATTGTTGACGCATGATGACCTCGTGAAGGGTTGGACTTCTGCGACGACCGGAATCATCCTATGATTGCTTGGTTCAGAAAACTTCGGTGTGAGTTGTTTCATCGTGCACAGGATACTGATTGGTATATGGTGAACAACGATCCAAACAGATGGCGTTGCAGTAAGTGCAACAGAGAGTGGAGTCCATACGAATGAATGGTAAAGGCGACAAGCGCAGACCAGAAGATCGAGCAAAGATAGATGCAAATTGGGACAGGATTTTCAAGTCAGGTTCTAAAAATGCATATGTACCCGAGGATAAACCGTTCACCTGCGTCGATATGTTTAAACCTATAGAGGAAGAATCTGTGGGAGATTCAGATGAGTGACGACTTTGAAGATTTTGGTTTTACTGCAGTAACGCTGGATGAACTCGATCTCATCCAAGAGCAGAAGAAGGAAGTTGACAACGTAACAGCGGAGATAGACGCTGTTCGTGCCCAACTTACTACCATGCGCGAGGCAATACAACCACTGCTGAATAACCTGAAGCGCGACCACGAGAAGGATTATATCTACTGGGAGAACCGTCTACCAAAGATCGTGGCATTTGAGAAACACCTTGATAAGATAATGGGAAATAACTCATGAAGAAAGAACGCCAGTGGATGAGCAAACTACTTTGGGTTGCAGTCATTTTCATGATTGGTATGGGTTTGGTCTTTGACGTACAATCACAACCCAGACCAAAGATGAACAAATGGCAAGGTTTTGTGATGAGTAATGGTGCACCCAGAATCAGGTACGTTGATCTGGAAACGAGGACATCGATCTCATTCACTTATATAAACAGCAAAGACTGTACAGATCTGAGGTTGCACGTTGGCAAGTTTGTCGACCCGCGTCAGGCATCTCTTGTAGATACTTCTTTCCGTGGTGGGTTCTTGATCGATGATAAGAAATTTCTATTCTCTGCTCAGCGTCCATCCCAGACGGATGCTGGACCACTGAAAGAATTTAGTGTTATATGGGAACTAGACGAAGAGTTCATAACAGCATTGTTCTCCGCAAAGAAAATTCTTTGGACAGACAGCGAGCAGGAAGTGAACCACTTTGTCGAAGTCGAGGTCGAAGGTCTACCAAAGAAGTTGAACCGTTTGATGGTAATATGTCACGATGCTCACATCCGAACTGTTCCAATCAACGGCATCATTATAGATAATCCCACACGTGTTAAATCGGATTAGTCATGCATCAGGAAGACTTCTGGCCTGAAGAACTCACTCCCAAGAGAAAACATAATTATTCTCCAGGTTATTTTCGCCGAGTCGGTGCAACGCTGACTCAGGCAATCAACACCATCTTCTTTCTGTCAAAGAATCCCTGTGAGTCCTTGTCAGCGCGGTCATGGCGTAATCGTGACAGTCGCTGGTTTGGTTTCATACACCATGTCATCGATGCTTTCTTCCACGTGCTTGGTCAACCAAACCACTGTGAGGCGGCACACCGTGACGATTACCTGCGTGCGCTGTCATACGTTGAGGACATATACAGTGATGTATACCAGTCCCTAAATGTGGAAGAAGACCGCCGATCCCCCTAAGTTGTTGATTCTATTCAGTTTTTCACAACTTGTTCTTGTACCTCAATTGCTCCATAATAGGTGTTCTGATTGAGGAGAAGCATATGAAAAATCAAGTAACAGCGTTCGGTATCCTACAGGCACTGAAGAATTTGGGATGGTTTCGAACTACACGGGAAATTGCTGAAGAGGCAAACATAGAAACCACCAGCGAGAATCTCCAGCAAATTAAAGATGAGTTGTTTGATTTCGCTGAGTTGGGAATTGTCGAGATTTTTTCTCTCCCAACGTCAAAGACACGGAAATTTCGATTACTGGATAACCAATAAGGGCATGTCATGTCAGTAGTAACAAAAGAATTCATATCCGAGTACATTGGTACACACACCGATGCACAGAATGCTCGGTTCATCGGTCGAGCGTTGGTTGTCATATTCAACAACCAGACCGAGGAGGAGAAGCGTGCCTCAGATGTCCGTGAGGACAACGGTATCGGTTTCACTGGCGCGGATGGTCACTCAGGTTGCATCACCGCCAAGTATTTTCTCAAGCACGGAACCCTGCTGGACTGGCAGGTGGAACGCTGGTTGAAGAAGAACGCCAAGGGCACACCACGGATATCCAAGTACTGGAGGCAACTGAATGCTGCTGCCCAGAAAAAGATTCCGAAGGTAGCACCAAAACCCATCCGCAAAATTGAGACGCAGATCGACGCCGATCAACTGGAGAAGGAGATGTGCATGATGGAGGCAGAGCACGAAATGGAACAGGAGCGCAAGGCACACCTATCAAAGTGGTTGACGAGGCGATAGTTGCCTTTTCAATCCGGATGAAGGATAATAGAGGTCGTTGTAGAGAATTCAGAGCGTAGTGTAGAGGTAACATAAGTGCTTTGGGAGCATTTGTCGGAGGTTCGATTCCTCCCGCTCTGACCAAACAACGACAAAATTTGCCGCCAAAGCATAAATGGCGATGCAGGGGACTTGTAATCCTCAGAACAGGGTTCGATTCCTTGTGGCGGCACCAATATGGGAATGAAGATGTACGAATACAAAGTGGTACTTGATAGGGTTGTTGACGGCGACACGGTTGACGTTACCATTGATCTTGGGTTTGAGGTTTTCGTCAAGGAGCGGGTGCGTCTGGCAGGTATCGATGCACCCGAGGTACGCACAAGGGACTTGTTCGAGAAAGAGAAAGGAAAAATATCCACGCTTTGGTTGGAGCAACGGTGTTGGGATGCCAAGTTCGACGGCATACCAATCATCCTACGCACAACACAGTACAATCCTCGAGGCAAGTTTGGCAGGTGCATCGGAACACTGCACATCAACGAAGTAAACATCAACGAAGAAATGCTGGAAAAAGGTCTGGCGGAGGAGTATGTAAAATGATAACGTCAACGTTTGAAGAGAAGATCGGCGGTGCCCTTGATGACGCTTTGAAGGAAGAAGGGTTTGACACATTCGAGGAAACAGATAGTCTGTCTCGTCTCACGATACTCGACATGTTCGAGGACAAATATGATATCAACATCGACATATCCGTCTTGGATAAAATCCAAACACGGAAGGACATTATCGAGCAGGTGACGCTGTCACTGTTACAGGCAAAATTGGGCGAAATGTGATGACTAACAAGCAACATGCACTTCGCGAGTCCGTGGTTGATACTGCTATCGGACTGCCTGTTAACGTTTTTGTGAACTGGGTTCTTCTCAGCATTGGTCTGTATCTGGAGATGGATGCCTTTCTGTTATCCTGTATGATGACAGCGGTGTTCACTGTGTTAGCAATAGCAAGAAAGTATTTTGTACGATTATATTATCAAGGAGAACAACAATGATGGAAAGGGCAGAAGGATAATAACGATGAACTTGGATGAAGCACTGGAACTGTATTTTGCCGAGCACAACTCGCAGAATATAAACCCCGAGCACCAACCAAGAAAGTTCGCCCATGCCTTTGGTACATGGTACTGGGCAGAACTACAGAAACAGAAACGCCTACCCGTTACTGTGGAAGAGGAGAACAACGATGAAAGATAAACAAGAGTTTATTGATGCAATGGACTTACAGCAGGACGAAAACGGTCACTGGTATGTGAATGGCACTGTCTTTGGCGATATCCAGCGGGTCGATGGCAATGTCGGGCAGGTCGAGCTCGATGTCTTGGGCAGTGTCAAGGGCAGTGTCTGGGGCAATGTATGGGGCAATGTATGGGGCAATATCGAGGGCGGCGTCCAGGGCACAATCAACGGACGAGAGTGGCATTATGGGGCGTATGTCGAGGAGGACAACGATGAAAGATAAACAAGAGTTTCTAGAGGCAATGGACTTACAGAAGGACGAAGAAGGCCATTGGT